TATAATTATTATTCCTTATAGAATTCGTCGTGTGTCTACGCTGTACAACATCAGCGTCGCGCGCAGAGCACCCTTTTTTTTCATCGTTTTCCAATAAATTTTGTTATAATCAAATTTGTCACGCCAAAACGGCAACATCATTGTGTGATTGCGTGTGTAATAGTTGGGATCTGTTTGTCCGCACACGCTACAATAAAAAATTGGATGACCGGTTGCGTGACACAATTTTGTGGCACAATATTCACACTCGTTGTTGTTGTTTGTGTTGTAAAATACTTTAAAAGGATGATATGTGTCGTATTCTTTGTAATACATTTCGATTGTATATTTGGATAGTTTACAATGGGTGTTTACAACATTTATGAGTTTTTTGTTAAGAGCCAACATACAGTCGAAATTGTAACGCTCGTTAAAGTCCAAACGCATTGTGTCGATAGTGTCTTGTGCCACAACAATATTGTTACACATTAAATTTATTTTCAATATTTCATGATTGTCTTGTTTTTCATTTAACACCTGACACAATACATCGTCTAATGTATCGACCACGACATACTTTTTGTACAACACATTTTTTGATTCACAAAAATTAAAATGAAACTTTTTCAACACATTGTAGTACATTAATTTTTTGACAGTATGCAAAGACAGGGTGGGATACAATTCGAGCACTTCGAACACATTATTCAGTTTGTTGTGACATTTTAAACAACAAAAATGCAACACATCACTGTCTATTTTTAAATAATCCACAAGCACAATAAAAATGAACACCTTGGCGGCGGACACTTGTTTTGTTGTTGTGCAACACTTGAAGCTTTCGTTACACGTGAAACATCGCGTGGTATCATCAAGTCCGCACAACAATTGTGTGGTTGTGTGCGCTAAACTGTTGAACACTTCTTGTGTTTCTTTACACAAAAAACTTAAACGTAAATCTTTATTTTGACGACCACTTGTAGTGTTCATTTTTGTTTGTGCATTGTCTAGTTGTGTGTACACACCACACAATTTTAATTTTTTTTTACAGGTTTCTCAACATAAAAAATAAAACACAATTTTTTATTACAATATAATATAATCATTATTAAACTACACGACTAATTCTATATTTATTTTTTTGTTTATAAACAATTACAAAAACTATTATTCCTATAATACTAACACACGATAGAACCAAACCTATTGTCAAATACGTCATGTTTACAGACGAAGCGAACGTGACGTTGTCGTCGTCGTGCAACGCAGACGCTACATTTTTTGTAAACAAATCACCAATATCCTGTCCGTTCCCAAAATCCACATAATCATCATCATAATCAATACTGTCTTCATCTGTTACACAAAGGTCTCCGTTCGCCTCATCCATGAGCAAACCCAACGTGTGATTGGCTGTGGTGTCGAAAGAATTCACAATGGTCGTGTACACAAACGCTTTGTTTTCTTCAGTAAAATCTATGTAACCGTAGCTTATATCGATTGTGTACATTTTGTGTCCTCTTAGACGTTTTTTCAAACGAATTTTTTCGACACCATAATCAATCTCTTGTAGCATCTCTTTTACGAATATACAATCTGTTGTGAACACAACCGACATGTACACTTTTCCACAATTGGTCATGCAAAAATATCGCAAAGACAATTCGTGTCTGAACACAATTTGATTGTCACTCTCGAAATTGGAATTTTTTTCCAAATAATACACGATCAAATTTAAAAAATTGTGTGTCACAAAATCGTTACGAACCTGAAATTGTGACACCATGTGGTTACTCGTGTCCAAAAACACTTTGCTACCGTCGTACAAGATGAACAGTTGCAAATATGTTTTGTAATAATTGTACGTCACACCGATGGCGTCGTGAAAATCTTTAGGATTTGTTAACATTAAAAAACCCATAGCTTCTGTTGTTGTACTGGTCGTTGTTGTTGTTGTTGTTGTACTGGTTGTTGTACTAGGAACAAGAGTAGTAGTGGTGGTGGTGCTAGTGGTGGTTGTACTAGTTGTGCTGCTGCTATTGCTGCTTGATGTTATTGGTGGTGTAGGTGACGTCACATTAATTACGGATGATTCATTATTTAATTTTGGCAATAATGACGATGGTTGTAGATCGGCTGTTGATGTCAACCACTCGCTGCTTACATCATCTTCGGTGTCACCGGATCCTTCGTGTGTGTAGTTTGTCGGTGTGACAACGCCAAAAATTAAAATTGTCAAAAATGTAACGACAATTTTTTTATTGTTCATTGTTGTTTCTTCAAATCCAATTTTTAATTTGTGTATTGTCGTTCCAGTTTTTCAATGCTTTTGTCAACAAATAAAAATTTTTCGACGCGTTGTACTCGCAATACGCGATATAGATAAAAATTACCGTCACGAGCAAAATACTCACGCACAATAACGCAAATACGAATATCTCTTGCGTTATAGCGTTTGTATTGGACGTAACAGGGACGGTGGTGGGTTTGTAAACTGGATTCATAACGCGCGCTGTGTCTATTTATGGTTTAGACGTTAGGTAATTTTTAAAGTTTATCAAAAAAACAGACCATTCACGTGCGTTTTCGACACTTTTAGGTTTGTCGTTGTCACCCAACATGTCGTAATAGCGTGTGTACAGTTTCGGATTTAAACGCCACTTTGTGTATTTGTATATTTTTTTCACCATTTCTTTGGGTGGACACATGACGTGATTGCACGGTGCATTCGAACCGCCAAATTTTAATGCGCACACTTTGATTCTAGTTTTTTTGCCACCTTCCACACCACCGTCGCAAACACCGACGCTTTCGATTATTTTTGATATCACTTTTGTTGTGTCGTTAAAAGGATTGGGCTGATTCAGCATCATCGTCAAAGCGGTGTTGTACAAAATGAAAGATTTGTAAATGTGCTGCGACACCACAGAGTACATGTTTTCCGGCACGGAAAAATACTCAAAGGGTCGTGTCACTTTAGGTTGCAATCCATTCTTGAACAAACAATACATTTCTTGCGGCAATATTATGCATTGGTTGATGGAATACACACAAGAGATGTACATTTTATTAAACAACACGTACACTTTTGATTCGTCATAATAATCTGTTTCGTTCGCGTGTCCGTTTAGACCTGTTTTGTCGTTGTATATGTAGTTGTACAATTCACGCAAAACGTCACGTATTATTTCAATATTCATCTCACCAGCTTCCTCCACGCCTCGCAAAATCTCGTTGTGTTGCAATTTTGTAAATTTTACTTTACAAATTAAAGTGTTGGCGCTTTGAAATTTTTCACGTTTGATTGTGTTATTGTTGTCGTTGTTGTTGTCCAACAACCATTCGTAATACGGATCTCCGTTTGGTGAACAGTAACGCATGTCCATCATTGTATAATGATCATACACTTTGTCCGCTTGAAGTAGAACACAATTCGTCTGACTGGGATGAAATCGACACCGTTTCCTGTTGACATAAATCGGTTGGTATGCAACACTCGATCGTACCGTAACAACATTGTCGCAAATCATTGTTGTTATCTATCACGTAAAAAATAAGATATTTATTGTTTATTAATTGTGTGTTGCTGTTAACTATTAAATCAAGTATGTCGGTGACGATTAATGATGACATTTTATTTGTTACCGATGCCGACGTAGCGTTGAGTGAACAATACACATATGTTGAATTTCAAGACAACATGTATTTGTATCAAAACAAAACCAACGACAATTTAACGTATTTTCATAAGAAATTGGTTGATTTAAATAACAAAGAAAATCAATATATTTTGCATTATTAACACATCATACATGTGTGTTTGTTAATATGGCCGAGTCCGATTCAGATTCGAGTACCAGCCAGTATAATATTGGTAAAACTGGAACAAAACGTAGACGATCTAGTCTTACAAAAATTGTGTCCGTTTTTAAAAAAAATAAAAATAAGGAAGATATCAGTACCACCACTATTAATTCTAATATAGAATTTAACAACAACAACAACAACAATAATACAACAACTGCAACATTTTTAAATGATATGAACAGAAATTCTCAACAAAGTCCATTGGCGTCTACATCGGGAGCAGATTATTTGCCAGCAGAAGAACTACCACCGCAATTCAAAGGCAACAATTTACAATATTTGTCAAATAACGGATTTTATTTGTGTGCAAAAATACCACAATTCAATGTTACCGATTTGACAATATTGCAAAATATGTTGAACAGTTATTTTAATTCAGTGTTGCGTGACAAAGATTGGGTGTACGACATTGTGCGATACGAAGGCGACATCGCTGTGGGTTTCATGTATTTTCTTACGAGATTATACGAATTCACCAACGACAATTTAATTCATTTTAACATGTACAAAATGATAATGTACAACATGTATCGTGAATGGTGTAAATATGTTGCGTGTTTGTATCCGTTGGTGGAGAATTTAAATGGTGCTAATGCAACAAAAGAAATTATGAACATCATTAATCAAAGCGTGTATTCCGTTTACAAGTTTGCACAACGCACAAAAAAAATTACACCAATCGATAGGTTTGACAAAATAATAAACGATAAACCTATGGACGATTCGATCGCTATGTATCACACCATATTTGGTATACAGGCTGAATTAACTACGCTTTACACAAGCGCCATCAAAAAATTAAAAGAGACCAATCTAAAGTTGCACAACAACGAACAAATAACACCCACCAAAGATTTGACCATGAATAATGTACAATTTAAATTGCCTTACGCACCAAATTCTATCAAAACAACACCTATGAATTTTATAGTGCTTAGAAAACAAGTTTAACATCAATCTCAATGTCTTGATACCCGTTTTCTGTTTGTTTGATGGCATTTTTAAAATTTTCAATTTTATCATCGTCACCTTCGTTCAATATGAAATTGCAACTTTTTTTTACAAAACTTTTGGCGTGTTCGTCGTTGATGAACGGGTACTCGAATTTGTAGTCGATTTTGCGTTTGTACGGATCGTTTTTTCCTATGCGTTTGTCGCATTCTAAACACATGGCACGCTCCAGATCCGCAGTGCCGCCGGACGTAATGTAAACGTAACCTTTGTTTATATTGTTTATTTCGTTCAAACATATCGCGCATTCCATTTTGCCAAATTGTTTGTTGATCAATTGTTCCACGGCCGCTTTGCATTCTTTTTGAGTTGTTAACAAAAACATAATGTTGTCGTGGTCTATTGTTTTATTTGTGTTTGCTTTTTATCAACAGTGTGAAACTACAAAGGCTGATGCTAATGTACCAATTGTTGATTTGGACACTTATAGGTTTGTGTCGTTGATGATCAATTTGACAAATTGTATTTTACAAATGATTCAAATATTAATAGTAGTGTTATTTGCTTTGTATAAAATAAAACACAATTGTTAGATTATAAGTATTTCAATAAAATATATTTTTATACATAATTTTTTATTTAAAAAAAATATTATAACACAATTTAATAACCACTAACAGAAGACACTGACATAATATAAATGATTGCCACCATAGAATCTTGATTTGTCAATGTACACGCAAACATTTGAGAAGGTTCCATATTTCTAAATGAAATTTGGCCATTTATAGGAATATGTTTTTGTTTGTCATTTGTTATGATGTAGTGACACGATTTTAGTCCGCTCAACTCAATCCATGTAAAACTGTTTTGCTTTTCTTCTTCTTCTTGTTGTTGTTGTTGTTGTTGTTCTTCTAAAGGTTTTTTTGCAACATTAGTAAACAATACTTCAAAACGTCCAGGTTGTATAATCGAATTAATTTGTTTAAAAGCTTTTTTATTACCAGCTTTTATGCGAACTTGTTGCAATTGTTCGACTGAAAAAAAAGATGACATTTTTTTTGATATAGTTAAGTATGTACGTGTTGTGGTGTCACTCGACTACTTTATAAAACATATTTGTAACATATTTATATTAAAAAAATAGACGTAACGCAAAAGATTTACAAATCGATAACACAATTCACGTGTTACAAAAAGTGAGTTTTTTATCAGTATGTGTATTGTGACAGACTTTAATAATTTGTACACCAATTTGGCACAAGCACATAATTTAAAATATGTGTTACATTGTGGTGTTAGTGGTGACAATAATTTGGTGTCGTTGTCTTCACTTAAAACGTATTTTTGTTGCGCGATCAACGCTAACATAAAAAAATGCGTGCTACACAATTGTGTTGTGATAATTTTGGGCACGTGGTTGGATAAAAAGTTTCGCGCAAACGAAGACGATTACGGTTACACTGGCACGTTTGTGATTGACGGCCGACACTTTTCTTTTCCCAACATCATGATGAACAATAACGTGTTGATACACAATTTTTTCGACAAACAATATGCACGCAACAAAAAAATGAAACGTATGTTTTTGTATGGAAATTATGATGAAGACAAATTTGTCAATCGCGCAATACAATTGGTGTACGACAAAATCGATAACGTTTTGTATGTTCGTGATGTGTATGCAAAGGATTACATAGTCAACGAGAGCATTAACGAAATACTAAAAAAATACCTCAGCAAAAGTGGCAAATGGCCCGAAATGGATTTTGTGTTCGATTTTGAAGACGACGACACCGAATTGTTTGACAAACTCAAAACTATCATGAGTATTGACATTAATTATGAAATAGATTTTTTGTCAAACAAAATTGTTTACAAACATTCGTATCTTTTGCAATTGGTTTACAATACAATTTTGTGTAAAAAAATTAATATTAATGTCAATAATAGTAGTGTTTGTACTGGTAGTGGTGTTGGTGTAAAGAAAAACATTTTATTTCCTGTAGAATCTAAAAAAATTTACGACATTATAGTGATGGGTAAATTGATACAATCCGTTTCGAAAACTTTGAGCAAACAAAAAAAATACGATCAAGACTACAACTCAAACAATAACAATTTGGAAGTGTATCCGTTGCGTTTTCGTATTGGCAACGAAGTTTTGCGTGTAGTCAATGAGAATCTACAACAAGACATGTTGAAACACACCAAAGATTACATACAATTTATTGACAGTTTTTTTCACGGAGAAATGACGGTGGCAGGCAAAAAATTTTTTTTGTGTAAAAACACCCAACTGCCTGACGTCAATTACAAATTGGTGGCTACATTGTTTGAACAATTAATACACAAAAAAATATTTTTTACAAAATCATCCATCGCAAATTGCGATAATGCCGACACCAGTATGATGGTGTCGTTCAACAATCGTCCGACCAAATTGTATTGTGACAAAAAATCTTTGTACACAATATACTATACACTAAAACGACAATATGCACCAATCGAAATTAAAATTTACAACAACATACTGTTTGTGAATCATCACGAAGGTTTAATTATGTTGAAACAAAAAGTTTGTATCAACAAAACAATTACAATAAACACTTTGCAAACGCCTTACGAATATCACAACAAAAACAGTTTAATCAACACACTGGAGCATTTACAATTTTGCAATCGCAACAACTACAACAACACACAATCGTTGATGTCACAAATGATATTGAGTTATTACAAAGATTACTTGCACATATTCAACACAACACCCGTTGCAAAACTAATTGTGAGTTTGACAAATCTCAAGAACGGTATGGTTGTGCAAAAGAATGATTTTAAAATATTGCCAATCGGCAACAGTGTGGTTGTCGACGAATCGATTTATTGCAACGACCGCATGTTTTGTTTGTGGACCATTGTGATGGATAGTCATTTGAAAACAGCCGAAGATCCCTACATACCACACATTAATTTACCTATCAAAATTTATTATAAAAAAATTATACGTCTTAAAGGTCGCATAGAACAAAACAATTACAACCACACGAATGTTAATGGATGTTACATGAATAGTGGTAATAACGATTTAAAATGGGTATACAAAAACAGTTCCACAAATAATGTTATACCGGTTGAAGGTGAAAATTATTTGTGCATTTTCGGCACACTCGTGTGCAACAACAAAATTAATTGGAATTACGATGGTAAAAAATTTAAGATAGAATATTGTGTGTCCAAACAGTGGCACGTGTACAAATTTTATATGTACTTTAGAAAAGTCTCGGGACAAGTGATCGATACTATACATAGCGATGTCGTGTACGAGGACAATACAATTCATGTAAAACTAAAAATTGTGTATTACGTGACAGATTTGGAGGGACTCAAAATTTGTGGTGTTCACGGACAAAAGGGTGTGTTGAACGAATCAAAAGATTTGAGCAATATACTCGCAGACGACGGTTCTAATGTGCACGCGCAAATTTGTCTATCACCTGTGTCATATTTGTCACGACAGACCAATTTTAACAATTTGCCCGTAAAATATCACACTTGCGTTAACGGCAAGCGCTATCCTATGTTTCATATACCTTACATGTTTTTTAATAACACACCCGACAACATATACAAAGAGTTTATCGGTAAAAATGTGACAGGTTATGAGAAATTAGAGGGCACACGACTGGATCAGTGGAGCATAAACCAATCTTTTGTAGGCAATCGTTTGTCTGAGGGATTGCAATGTATTCGCAATGGGAATCATACAACACATCCATCGGGACAATACACAGTGTTTCAAAGTTTGCTACATTGCAACAACATAACAATAATCGACAAATGAAACATTTTTTGCGTAAAACATTTTAACGTAAATAGTTAACATAAAACGTTTTACGTAAAACGTTTTACGTAAAACGTTTTGCGTAAAACTTTGTGCATACACGTACTGATCGGTTGAGTTGTGTGCAAAATTTTTTGCGTACTAATAACTGCTTTACGTAAAAATTTTCTTTGCGTACTGATAATTGCTTTACGTAAAATACCACGCAAAACATTTTACGTAAAACATCTTTACGTATTTTAATCTCAAAGCTTATCAGTATTTTTTTATCTCGTTTGTTCAGTGATTTTTATACGCAAAATTTTTTACGTAAAGACGCTTTGTATAATCAAAAACGTTTTACGTAAAGCGTTGTAAAAAAAATTTGTGTTATTTAATTAGATACTAGTTAAGGGGAAACATGAATTTTGATTTTTTCAAGGACTTGGTCAGCCTTAATCCCATCAAAACCACTTATGTTGCAAACAATTTGAGGAACAATTTTATTTTTATTATAGAAGACCACATTAAAGAGAAATCATACCAACACACCAAAGTGACTCTACTGGAGAAGCTCATCAAAGTGTTTGATTTATATTTAGAAAATAAATTAAACAAAGATTTAGTTTACAATTTATTTGGTAACAAACTTAATCTAACACACAAACAATTTACATATTTATACAATAAAACTAACCAAGACGAATACATAAAAAATTTAATATTAAAAATTAACACAAATTTTAAACAATACGAAACCAATGCAGACTATCAAGTGTTACGTGATCAATTGTTTAAAACAATAGACGAATCCGATGGATTTGTGACGATAGCTTCTTTTCTTGTGCGCGAATGTAACAATGCTGTCAAAATTCACTGTTGTGATTAGTTGAAAAATTTAATTTTTGACTTTTGTTGCGCAACGGCAGCACCACTGACCGATCTTTTTGTGCCTTTGCTAGTGGTGGTGGTGTTGTTGTCTTTGTTGATTTTTTTAGCTTTGACACAATTTGTTTTAAATTCAATTTCTAACAATTCGTTGGGTTTGTCAACGGCGGACTCACCACGATTGTTACACATTGGACAATCGGGATTAAAACTGTCAATCAAAATTTTGTGCACGTTGTTTGTTTTTAAAAAATGAAATTCGTGCGTGTGCTTGAATTTGATTTCTTTGTTGTCAATTATACTTTGTGTACGTTCGTTGGACAAAGTGTTGGTTTTTTTCACATTTTGTTCTTTGCATATAATAGTTTTCATACGCGACAAAGTCATGGGTTTTAAGACAGCATGACAAATGTTGTAATTTTGATTTTGTTGCAAATGTGTACAAATTTGATCGAGTGCATACAAAAAAATCGAATGGTCACCCAGCATACCTACGAGATCGTTAAAATATGACGTTATTATGCGCAAGTGTTTGGACCAATTGATGGTGTCATTGGTGGTTAACAATTGCGTGGGCTTGGCCAAGTTGTTGACTTTGTTGTTTTGTTTGTCCATTAACAAATATGGAATTCTGTCGCCCGATTGTGGGATGAATTGTGTGTTGCCGTTGTTACGCAACTGCATGCACAAAATGTTGGCTAAAGAGGGCGCTTTACCATCGTCACCATTTTTGTTTTCGTTCAATGTTTGCGAAAAAGAATATTTGTCGACGTTCGATAAAACGTCGAATTCATCGTATTTCGACTTTAGTGTTTCCACTAATTTTTGCAAAACACAATCTAAACTGTGCAAAGTCAAAATGTTTAAAAACACTTCATCAAACGCTTGCCTAATAAATATTGGCACGTCTTTTTTTACATTCAAACCACGCTTGTACAAACTGCCGTCTGCTTTTAAACAAACATACATTTTTTTACCCTTGATGAGGGTGCCGTTCATGATGTTCTCCAATTCCATTTTAAAATCACCACCCCACGTGTCGTTGAGCGGCTTAAGGATGTCCTCTTTTATGAGTTGCTCCATAACGTTCTGGCCACCCATGCGTTCGTATTCATGCGGCAGAATGTTTATATTTACAAAATTGGAATCTGTGTCGCCGTACACCACATTTAATTCACACTTGCTCAAATTGTATTTGCGTAAAATGCGTTCATCATTGCTCATACCCTTGAGAAAGTTTTGTGCTTCGGTTAGTTTTTCACGACCTTTGGCCGTGATGAAATTCGCCAACGGTTTGCAAATTATACCGAAAAAGCCGTAAAAACCATTGCACAACAATTTCGTGGCTTCTTGGTTGGCGTTGTTCAAATTGTATTGAAAACTATTTTTGTCATATTTTTTCATTTCCGCTTTGTACATGGCACGCGATGAAGCCCATGATTTTAGCAATTTTGTGCAAACCGCTTGTGGATTGTTGTCCAAGTAGACTTTTTTGTCTTGTCCCAAAAATATGTTGCTCACACAACACGTGTGCTTCATCATGATGCTCGTGTACAGTTGTGCAAAATCCAATGTGAACAATGTGCTGTAATATCCGGGTTTCGGCGACAACACTTTGCCGCCTGTGTATTTTATACACGCTTTAGTATCACACAAAGGCACCGCGGTTTTGGGTATTAAATTAATAGGCACCGGTCTTCTGTTTGGCAATCTTGTAAAATCAAACAAAGTTCCATCTGGTTCATTGGTACCGGCGTTGTGCTCATCATCATCATCATCATCATTTTCTTCTTCCATGTCTTCGAAACAATCACTAAATTTAATACGTTTTGGTTTGTGTATAAACGACGACGACGACGACGAAATGTTGCCGAATCGATTACTGATAATGTTCAAATCTTTCGTATTGTAAATGTACGGATCCGAACTTCCGTGCTCGTCGGTGTTGCGTAAAAAAGATCCAAAATACACAATAGTGTTTTTTTTGGTCATGTTCAATGCGTAATCATCGTACGTTAAAAAGCCTTTGTTACAATTGGCAAAAATTGTTTCGTTTATTTGACACTTTTGAAACAATTCAATTGGCAACAAACAATCGCGCACGTTGTACACGATAATTTTTGTAAATTCTTTTTTGTGATACAAATCCATCATTTCTTTAACTTTTAAATCAAGTTTGTTTTGTTTTAAAAAATAATCACTCACAGTGTTTAAACTCAAATTTTCCAATTTGCTGTTGTAGATGGACTGCAAAAAGTATTGGTACAAATCCACATGATTGAAATACACCAAATATTTGCGATAGAAATGTTTGTGAAATTGATTGAACGACAATTTTTTTTCGATGTTCGCTTTCTCCAAATTGTAGCGAACAATAAATTTTTGATCAATGTTCAATTTGTCAGCGCGGTCCATCAGGTATTGCAAATCGAACCCATCACCGTTGTAGTCCAACAAAACATCGGGATTGGATCTACACACGAAATCTAAAAAAGCCTGTATCATGGCTCGCTCGCTTTTGAACGGCAACACGTGTATTACATCAATAGTGTTCTCGTCTACAACCGCATCATTCAGCTTGTACTGTTCGGCGTTTACGTTGACAAAACAATAGTATTGAATATCGTCTTGTTTTTTGAGCACATACCCTATGGATATGATGGGATCGCGCTCCGCTGTAGACATACTCGTTATGTTGGTGTAAGTTTCCAAGTCATAACATCCAATTATGGGGCGAATTATTTGTTTCAAAGTGGACGGATCTACAAACACGATAGAGTGTACTGGTCCTACTGCTATGCCAAAATTGTTAACACGCACACCCTCCGCAAACGAGACATATTGGCCTTCGTGTATCCCATGTTCGATCATGACCCTGTGCTCGTCATAACAAAAATCATCCAAAGCGTATTTGTCTTTTGTGTTGTTAAAATGACTCCTGTTCACTTTGTAGACGTTTATGCGGCTGCATTGGTAACTCTTGAGTCCGGTGACGACAGCATTTTTGTACAATCGACAATTGTTTTGACACGACGACGAATGAAAAGCACACTCGCGATACGTGTGCACGTCCACTTTTGTTTTGTAACAAAATTGGACGTCATTATAGCCGGTCAAAAACAAATATAAAAATCCATTTTTGTAACGCATACGCGTAATAAGAAATATCTCTTTTGCGTCATACTTGCAATTGGCGCTCTTTAAAGTTTTCGGCAACAAATCGTTGTAGTCAAAGTGGGTTTTGAATGTTATTGTCATGTTGACACGGTATCGTGGAGTTGATGTCACACCACACACCTTCAACAGCCTTCTCAATACTATAGCCACTCAGAGATCTATAACGAATGTCAGTTGTAGTAAAACTGAATTCGAAGATAGAATCCGAAGTATTATATTGACTTTTAATCCAAGCATGCGCAAAACATGTCACAGTATGACGACCGAATATCTATTGATAAACACACTCAAAATCAACGAACAGAAACAAGTCACGCATAATTACAACTACAACACGTGGAACAAACAGCGCGCTGATAACAATGATAACGATAACAGTCGTCACTCTATCAAAGATAATTTTTATTATTCAGACGACGATGATGACAGCGACGGCGGCGGTGGTGGTGGCGGTGAGACACAAAAAATAATTAATTCATGTTTGCGTGAAATGAGCGATTTTGAATGGACATACGACAGATTTGTGCAAGTGTTGAAAAAATTAGACATTACCAAATCTTACACAAAAAAATTAAAAAATTACAAACATTACATTGAGCACATAAAAAAGAAACCACCTGAAACACAATACATTTTCACAAACACCGACACCAACAAAAGTATTTTTAAAGAATTAAAAAAAGTGTTGGGTGTAAAAAAATTAAATCAATCAAATTGTGAAACTCTATTTAAAGAATTGAAACAATTATTTGACAAAAATTCAATAGAGGAGTACGTGTTGGTGTTGCGTGAAAACACTGCGGCATCACAAAATTACACAAAACAAATTGACAAATTGAAAAACGAGTGTGAAAAATTGAAAGACACCATCAACATGAACGTCACCGAATTGGCCAAGCTGGCCGCCGACTTGGGCGACAGAGATCACGAGTTGGAATCGTTAAACGCAAAACACAACAATTTGTATGATAAATTTACACAAATGGACAACGAAAACAATATACTAATCACAAATATTGCAAAATACAAAGAGATGATGGAGGAGAGAAATCAAGAGTTGGTGCGTTGTACAGAAAATGCTAAAATGTACGAACTTAAATGTTACGAATTGACAGACAATATTGAAAACCAAAAAAGATTGTTGTTACTTGGTGAACAATCACAAAAAAATTATAACGAGTTGGTTAACAATAGAGATTTGTTGTACGAACAATTGAAGGAGAACGAAAAATTTGTAAAACAATACACGATAGAAGTGGAACAGTTGCGCGATCAGTTGTCAATTAAAAATTGTCAAATTGAGAAAATGAATTTGGAAATACAGTCGTGTCACAGCAGAGTGATTGACAAAGAAACCGAAAACACAAACACGATAAACACAATCACGCAATTGCGCAATTACATTAAACAATTGGAAGACGCGAATAAATGTTTGACAGAACAACAAGACAAAATTTACAAAGAAAGTTGTGAAACCATCGAAAGCGAAGTTAAAACCAAAGCAGAGATAAAAAAACTGGCACACAAAACGGAGGAGTTGACAAAAGAATTGAAAGATGTCCAACAAAAACACAAAGATATTGTGGACGAATTAACAAAGGATTTTGAACAAACCATCAAAGACAAAGACGAGTTTCATAAAAAACAATTGGCTACGTTAATGAAAGATTTATCATCAATGTCACAAGCATCGTCTTCTGCTACTGATACTAATACTGTTACTACTATTGATAATAAAAATTCTATTGATACTGGTATTGATACTACAAGTAATAATAAAAATTCTACAGCTACTTCTACTATTACTACTACTACTAGTACTACTAAGATGGGTACAACAACTGCAACAGTAGTAGCCGCAAAACGGAAAAACAATTTTACTGATAAAGATGTTTCGAAAAAAGTACGCAAAAGCGCTCACATTCTACCTATTAGAAATTCATCATTTTTTTCAAGTAAAAAATAATAAATAAATAGTCATACAGAAGTTAATATGTAAAAATTGTTATAATTTTAAAATAAAATAAAAAACATTTATTGTGTAATAATTTTTTTATTAGTATGATAAAAAAAACCAATAGTACAATATACACAAACAAAATATGGTTTATTTATATAATAAAAACAAACGACAATAAGTTTTACACAGGAATTACAAAAGACATAGATAAAAGATTTAAATTACATTCTACCAATAGAGGAGCAAAATTTTTACGTAACAAAGGACCTTTGCAATTGGTGTTTGTGAGTAACAATGTTTACACATACAAAGAGGCGATCGTGTTAGAAAGATACATCAAAAAATTAACACGTGCCCAAAAAATACAAATAATTCAAAAGAAAACACATACACACATTTAAAATATTTTTATGTGTTTTAAACAATTTTTGTCATATAAATCAGTGTGGTACGTTATCATGGCAATAAATCTTGTGTATGAATACACAACTATAAATATTGGCATTTTAGAAGAATACCAAGGGTTTATTTTTGACGGCGGTTTCAATATCTCACCATAATGATACAATTCTGTTAGTTTATAATCGAACACAAAAATCATTTTATACAACGAATCGTTAATTTTTTTTACACGATATGGTGGAAATTTTTCTGTGACGTTGAACATCAATTTTGTTTCTATTTTATATGACATGTTACATCCATAATTTGTTATTGGGCTGTCGTTATTGTTTTCGTAATAGCTAGTTCTAATGTGTGTATTCTTGTTGGCTATTAAATAAAAAAGAGAATTTGATGCTACTGTCATCACATTACTAACAATACACCATTTATTTAACAAACCCTCGTACACCATTTGATAGAGTTTTTTCAAACGTGTATATTCATTGTCGTACGGTTTTATAAAACAATAACTGGACATGTGGTCATTTACCGATAATATGATGTCGCATTGTTTGTAAGTGTCGTTGTCAGAACGCAACAAACCAAAAATATGAACTGATCCCTTTTCGTGTTGTAAGTGATAAGCGCCTTGTACATAAAATTCTATTTTTAACACTGATCTATTAAAAAAATGATTAGCACACACAATAAACAACAAATCTTTGTCGTCTTCGTACAATTGCACACATTTTCTAACAATATATTTGTCAATTTCGGAGGTTGCGTTACTTTTTAGTTTTATGTAATCACCAGAAAATTTATAAGTCGACTTTTCTTGAATTGTATTAAACAATATTTCCGAGTCAACATACAATAAAGTAAATTTATTGTAGTTATTGTAGTCGTCATCGTCGTCGTTGTCAAACCTTGTTACATTTTGTGTGTATATTTTGTATAATACATTGTTTGTATATTGCATTCTAAATAACACTTTGGAAACAACACGTTGTTTTATTTCAAAAAATTTTTTCTGGTAACTCAAACGACTGCCTGTTGCGATGAGTCCGTTGTCCGATGCCGCTCTTTTGGACATTTTGCACAAATACAATTGGCAAATAATCGATGGAAAATATATTGAGGTGGTGCCAAACGAACGGGAAATGGCCTGGAAAGATTTAATCGTTTTGGTATTGCGCTTGACCCCACAAACTTATCGGTCCAATTTAAGACTCGGCACGTTGCAATATTTTGATTATAAACAACCGATAGTGTACGATTTGAACAGACGACAACTGGGCTTGAGTACAAACAGTGTCTTAAACGCACTCCAACCACCGAGAAAACAACTGTTCGATTCCAGTGTACTGTCGCCGTCTGCTGTCGTTGTTGGATTCATACTCGTTTTATTAACATATTATATCTTTTTATCAGAAATATTTGTGTGAGAAAAATGGATAAAATTCTGTTGCAAACAAAAAAAAGATTAGCACTAGTGAACGTGTTGAACACAATGGTGCAAGCCAACACACTAATCAATAATTCTTATCGTGTGAAACAGAAATTTTTAAGCAAATTGTCTTCGTCTGACATTAAAAGATTGGTGTGCGACGCTTTTGACGTGTTAAAAGACGACGAGTGTGCAAAAGAATTTGTAAAGAATAGTTTTTACAAAAACTCGCAATGTGTAAATATTGTTTTGTTATCTATTTTGCAACACGACCAATGCGAAGTGATGTGTAACAATCAAGAACGTGTCAAACTAGAAATGTACGTCACCATGTTGGGTGATTATAAATTATGTAAAATGTGTTACGAACACATAAATAAATATGAAGAAATAATCTTTGAGTATGTATACGATGAAAATGTTGTTGTGTTAAAAAGTGAAGCATACAAGTTTGCTTGTAGTTTTGTATGTGATTATTGTTTTACAAATAAATTATATAGCGCTATGTAATAGTATGTTGTTATTTTTTTTTAACCTCTTACACAAACATAAAAACACACGTTATGGATATTTATGAAAATAGATTGGCTAGTTTTGAACACTGGACGGGTGAAGAAAATGTGGAAATGTTGGCTTCCATAGGTTTTTATTACACAGGTTATGCCGACATGATTATGTGTTATTATTGTAAATTCGATTCATACAATTACACCTTAGGAAACGAAGACACAATACGCGACCACAAACGCTATTCTCCATATTGTTTTTTTAATTTGTCGTCAATAAATCAAAAAAACAACAACAGATACGTGTCTACAAGATTTGTATCTCCGCGCACGATAAAAACTAATTTTACACAATTGACACCCTTCAAAAATGGAGATTACACTCTTTTGGAGCATAGATTGAATAGTTTTATAAATTATCCACAATGTTTAAAATGCTTAGTGGGTGATTTGTGCGATTCTGGTTTTTATTACACAAATATAGGTGATGCTGTGTGTTGTTACGCATGCAAAGTCGTGTTAAAAAATTTCACACCCGATACAAACGTGTCAAGACAACACAAACAATCCAATCCCGATTGTCCTTTGTTACATGTACGTTCGATTGTCAATTTTATGCCAAACAAATCAAACAACAGTAATGATAATGCAAATACAACGTTGAATAATAACCCGTCTGCACCTAAATATCACGACGGTCATTATGTGTTGCCAAAATGTTTAAAGTGTAAAATGAAAACCGTCAATTGCGCACTGTTGCCGTGTTTTCATTTGTGCGCGTGTCACGAGTGTGCGCTCACGATGACACAATGTGAAGCGTGTGATGTGTTTGTTGGTGGTTTTTTTGTTGTAAACTTCCCGATCAACAAATTTAACCTGATCGAACACGAACAATTGTCCATTACGTAAAGATGCTTTGTGTAAAACTCAAACGTTTTGCGTAAAACTCAAACGCTTTGCGTAAAAAAAATACTGATAAGCTGCTTCGAAATTAAAAATAAAAATCACTCTAAACGTTTTACGTAAAGATTTTACGTAAAATCTTTACGTAAAGATGCTTTGTGTAAAAAAATTTACACATTGATAAGCTGCAATCACTCTAAACGTTTTACGTAAAGATTTTGTTTTGCATTAAAAGTAATAACGCTTTATGCAAAGGGGTCGATAAATCATTGACTTTTTTGTGTAAACGTTTTACGTAAAGACACTTTACACAAAGACACAAAGACACAAACGCTTTACGCAAAATTGATTAATAAATGATTATCGTTTGATGACGTCACAAGGGTACCTTGAAACAGGGTACCCTTTATTTCAATAAAATTTTTTTACGTAAAGCACAAGGGGTGAACAAATCGTTCACCCCTTTATTTCAATCCAAGTTTTACGCTAAGCAAACCGGTTATTTTAAAATCTAAATTTGCTCATCACAAAATTTACTAAGGGGGGGGGGGAGGATTCGCACGTGTGACGTGTTCGACATTGGTTTTTTTGTTGTAAACTTTTCCATTGATAAATTTAATTTTAATTAATAAACATGAACGATTGTGTGGTGAAATTTAACAAACACAATACGAGCACGGTAAATGTATTGAAAGATGTGTCGAAATTAGAAAATTGCGTGTTCATCAACACAGAAACGTTTGGTAAATTTGTTCGTGAAATGTTAAATTATCTCAAACACAACAAATGTGCGTACTACAATACCATTATTGGACAATTGATAAATCTACACCAAGACACAGAGGTGAACCATCATTATGCCAATATTTTGGCAAAAATTATCGTAGCCAACAATATTGTTGTGACCGACATCAAAGAGAGTGTGTTTTTACACAAATTAAAAACTAACAAATTCACAGACAACATAGACTATTTGATATTGCCCAACTTCACACTGTGGGATCACAATTTTTTGGTTTTTTTAAACAAAAAATTTAACAGTAAAAAAGTCGGCGGGTTGGTGAACGTGTGGGGTGTCATGCAAAAAATTTCATTCGCCCAAGGTGTCATAAAGGATTTGATACAAAACAAAAACGGTTACGCCGGCCAATATGTGTACTCGACATTTTTGAACACGTCAAGTTTTTACGCAAACGTTCAATGTATCAATGGAATAAACGAGATCATCACGCCACCGATGAGTGCGCAACGATACTACGGCAGACCTGTGGAGAACGCACGCGTTTGGAACACGCGCCATCCGAACATATCACAATTGTCCACCCAGTTTTCCACCGTGATTCCTTCGCCGAAACCCAATTGGAACGTTAAAATCGGTCTGGGTACTTTCGTTGGCGCCAATCGCGATTGCGATGGAGACAAAGAGGTGTTCACTTTTTTGCCGTACCCGAATTCGTTGATAGAATTGGAGTCTTTGTTGTATTGCGATCCCAAATATTCGTTTTTGTGTTTCGACAAAAATAAATTATCTTTTGTGTCTCAACAAGTGTTGTATTTATTCAAAAATAGGGATCGCATCGAATCGTTTTTGTCACAATACCCCAAAGTGTACACATTGTGGCAAAGACAAAGGCGTTTGCAAAAATACTTTTCCGAATGTTTAGACAAATTTTTTACAGATGTCACACTCGTGTTTAGCAGTAACATGGCTACGCTTTTGTTTAAAGAGTTTTGCAAAATAATCAACGAAGAGGAAATGATTTGTAACAACGATGAAGTGTTCAAATTGACCGGCTGCTTTGACGACATGATAAAGTGTGGCGCCAAAGGCAACGAGCATCTCATTCAAAACACCATTCAATACGGCAAAACCACCGATGACAACATGGACGTAGTGGCAAATCGCGCTTTAAACGGCCTCAACTCTCACATTACTAGTCACGGTCGGGTAAAATTCAGCGGCGGAGACATTTATCACAACACAGTGATTTTTTTAAACTTGTACTTAAAAAACGACAACATATGTTACAAACAAAACAACATTGTACTGGGCAGCGTGTCACATTTACCCGAAGCATTTTTGTTTCCTACTCATTTGATAGATGATTTTTTTAATTATAAAAAATAATAAATAACATAATTTAGTAGATGATTGGTAGAAAGCGTGCGTGTTTGTCAACAATTATTATTATTAAGGATAATGTCCGACGACTGGGTCGAAATCTATGGACTCGTAGACGCAAAGATAGCGACCGAAGACACGATTTCAAATTGTGATAACGCTTTACAAAATCTTTGCGCAGCTCTACAACTGAATTATGATGACGTAAAACAATACACGATTAAAGGCAACAGTTTGTTGGTACAATTGATAAATCAACGTGCCGTCAACGAATGGGAGAGAAAATCACGCGAATCGCGTTTGCGTTTGTCCGATATTCACGTAAACGGAAACAACACAACAAAAGTCAAAGTGTTTGCTGCGGCGCCTAGTAAGTTTAAACTTTTGTTGCACAATGTGCGCAAACGATTGCCAAATTTCAAATACATTTGGATTGGTAAGCACGGTGTGTTGGCGCGACAACAAGCACGTTCGAAAATTTTTGTAATCAAAAACGACGACGACCTGGATCATTATGTGAATATGGTGTATTGATCATAATCAAATACAAGCATTTGTACGTTTTTGTAATGTTATAAATAAAAATTTTTTATATAAATATGTTAATTTCTTTTATTTTGTTCATACACAAAACAACACACATAAACACAAACAAACACAACATTTATACCTACGGTTAGTTTTTATTTGGTATATAATTTTTAATACAATTTTTAGGTAAAAGAAATTCATACAAATCTGGATAGTTAAAAGATTCATTACTAATGCTTGACAACAACACGAGATCCATAAACGTGTTGGCTTGTTGGTACGTTTTGTCGTCGCGCACGCGAATGAATCGTGGCAATCTAATCGACACATAATTGTGTGTTATGTTTCCCCATGTCCACGAATCTGAGCTTCTGATAAAATCACCGGTCATCTCCCATACGGGCATTTTCAAAGGATCTATAGCCACCATGTTGGGTATTTTGCGTAATTTGTTCATACGTTTGTCCACCACCAACCAGTCGCACGAGGCCGAACCGGTGTACGGTGTCATTAAATGTTCATAATTATTTTTTGAATATTTAACTTTGGACACGGGTAAAAACATAGTTTTACAATTGTCGTGATCGAAAAATGGCGTGGCGACCAAATATATTGTAATGTTGCCTTTGTTCTTTTTCCAACCGCCCACCACCACCAAATCCGCCGTGCACACATTATTAAAATAGCTTTTTTTTATTTTGAGCCACTTTTTGCGTTTAGGCTCATAATTCTCGTTCCAATTTTTTATCACAACACCTTCAATTTCATTTATTATATTATTGTTTTCTTTGTCTTCGTTGTTGTTGTTGTTGTTAATGTCAACCTGATGATGTTGGTGTATATTTAAAATTTGGTGTACCCAACTTTTCAATGTGTGCACGTTGTCAAACAATTCGTAATATATTTGTGTCATGCACGGTTCTTTGTTGTACATGATGTATTCCAATATCTGTTTGCGATTTTTTAATTTCACATTAAGATAATTTTTATTGTTGTAATAAAGCACATCGAACACGATCAAGCCGTATGTGTCGACGCTGTTGCCCACAAACTCGCAATCCAATATCACATTCTCCACGTGACGCAACACTCTTTGTATGACGTTCAACAAAACGTTTGTACATTTTGTGTGCACGTTTAAGTTACGTTTATAGCACGTGATTTTGTCGTGGAATTTGTGTAGTTGCACTCTCTCACCGTTGTACTTTATTTCGGCACATATCTCTTTAAAAGTAATCTTGCTGACATTCTTCCATGGTAACGCCAACATCGGTTCTATTGGTTTGCCCGGTTGCAACAAATCGTTCATTTTCAATATTGTGAGCCCGCTGTTTTGTAGCTCTTGTTTGTAAGCGTCCAACTGATCAAATGTTTTGCGATCAAATACTTGTTTGAACAAATACAAATTTCTTCGCTTGGCATTGAGTTTTTTGTTTTTGTTAGATCCTCTGATAAAATCAATTAAACAATACAAAGTCGTTTGATCGCATAGCTCCACAATGGATTTGAACAGTTTTAACAAATAAAAATTTTTCGACGGAACATTTTGTAGTTTTAGCAGAAAATTGTAAACAGTCACCATTTGTATGTTAGTGATAGGTTTGGTGGGGTCGAATTTTACCACAGTGCTGCACGTTTGTGCCACACCAAAATTCTTAAACGCTTCTTGTAAATTTTTACGATCTATGTGCGGTTCTTGTATTTTGCAAAACACTGTCAACAAGTGTTTGTCATTAATTTTAAATTTTCTCTCAAAACCAAACATGATGTACAACCACAAAAACACTTCTTTTCTGTGTTTAGGATTCACGTTTTGTGTGATGTACATGTTTATCTCGTTTGTTGTGGTCATGTTTAATAAATCGTTATAAATTTTTGCAAAATATTTAAAATACATAATACCTAAATACACAAACGACACCACTCTATCACCGACAAATTAATGGTGTAACACATAATTAACAACAAATTTATATTGTAATTACATTAACAAACGTAATCTTTTTTTTGTTACAGGTAAACCAGTGAAAAAAAATATGATCACTCTTCGATATTCGATGTTGTTAGTGTTATTGCTTGGAGTGTCGTTATCACCCAAATTAAGACACAACATTGAAGTGGTGGAAGCTCGTCATACTGTAACGGTGGACGATTTGCCATTAAATAATGAAGAACAACAAATGAATTGGATAAAATTATTAAACAAAATAACAAAATTACAAAAAATAAATATTAACACCACAATTACTACTACTTTTGAAAAAAATAATCGTACATGTAATAACAATCACAACCACCACTACGACAACAACGACATCACGTCTTTCAAATCACACAATGCACAAATTAGAACGAAAAAAAGTATACCACCGGTGAGTTTTTTTTATATGAAAAAACAATAATACAATTGTGTGTGTTGGACATATAAAAAATTAACCACTACCTTTTTTTCTACAGATTATACGTGATTCGTGTAAAAATGTCATTAAAAAATGTTGTGAATCTGTTTTATTGAATACTGAACAAAAAGAATGTTATTACAATTACGATCACGTAAATTGTAACATGATAATTAAAAAAATCGCGTGTCTAATACGCAATGGCACCAGTACACCAAAATACGTTTATGTAAATATGATTTTACGTGTTTGACAAGAAGTAGTTAATATATAAAAAACATACACACAAATTTTATTTAATTAAAAACAATACTATGGGTGTATGTTGTGATAGTTGTTTTGACAAAATACGTATTAATGAATTTATTGAAGACGGATACGATTTTGAACAAGACCAAGATGTCAACGACAAATGTTGTTGCTGCTGTTGCTGTTGTTGTAAAAAATTTTGTTGCTGTTTAATGTTTGTGTTTTTACCTATTGTAATTTTAGCAAGTGTCGGTATTTATGTGTATTTGACATATTTTTTATAATTACACAATAATAAAAAAATTACAAATAATTTTTTAAATGTTTTTATTCACATTCATTTACCTATTTATCTGTATAATAAACACAACATTAATAAATATATGTGTATTAACATTACGTTCACACGAAGATTTTTTCCAATGTTTTTATTGTCGGCAGTGGGATTGCGTGTGCACAATCTGGTTGAACGTTTATTAGTGTTGTTTTGTCGTTTGCATTTTTGTGAATTCTTAATTATGTCTTCGTTTTTGTCGATGAGTTGTAATTTTGTGTCGTACAACGAATTTGTATAAACAAACAGAGTGGAAAAAAAATACGATTTATATTTGTTGTGCAATATTTTAATTTTGCACTCTTCGCTGTTTTCCGTGCTGTAGTACACACCACACTCTTGACTTTTGCACAAAAACATACACGTGTCGATGTCACGCAAAGTGTATACGTTGTTGGCTTCCAGTGTGTTTTTTATGAACACTTTTGTATGAGTGTTGTTGTCTTTTGTGTCAATAGTTATTTTGTAATAGATTAAACTGTCTTTTTTGATGCCCATCGAGTTTGGGTTGTTGTTTTTAGTCTGCTTTTTGATCACATTGACAATAGTGTCGTCCAATTTGCATTTGTCATTTGTGTTATCCAAATTTATGTGTTCCGCCAAATGTATGGGTTCACACTTTGTCGGTGGTGTGCTTTGTGGACCGTTCTTCAAAATAATCTTGTTTTCGTGTATAATTGAATCTGTTATGTTTCGCACAATCTTTGCCCTGAGTATGTTGTTGAACAAATCAAACTCCAACAGTCTGTGTGTAATGGTGGCGCCGTTGCTCGACGTGAAAATACCAAAGCGTTCGCTGTTCTTGTTGGTTATCATGAATTTACAATAATGATGATATCTGTTGAGACTGGTGAACACATCTCCACACGGATTCACACACAAAAACCCACAATTTTCGTCACGTATAAAATATTTGTCGTTGTTTACGTCTCTGTAAAAATAATACACATGCTTCGCTACGGGCATTGATCTCACAAAACCTGTTGATGTGTCTGTATAGAAATTAATGTTGTCGTTTAAACCCATCGTATAACCAACTCCGACTGTTTTATTTGTGCTCATTAAATAATCTAATACTGTATTAAAAAGCGCTGGTGCCAATGATAATGGTGTTGGTGTTGTTGTTGATGTTGGCGGTGTTGGTGATTTTGTATTAATAGTTTTGTTATTTATTAAGTGTGTTGGATATTCTTCGTCTTCTTTTTTGACCATCGTAATATTACTGTTGTTGTGCGTTGTGTCATAATAATTTTTGATATCACGAAATTGAACAAGCCACGAAGGAACGTTTGTAGTTGTACATGTGCCACCGGTCAATACAATAATCAAAAAGAATAACAACAATATTTTGCGAATCATATGTAACATTAATTGTTGCAACAAACAATATAATTTTTATATATATACATTAAAATATAATTAATTAGCGTGTACTAATAGGTGACTATTGTTGGTTAACAAACGAACAAACGAAAATGATACTGTTTGGCAAACAACAGTTTAATCACAAACGAATAAGTTTTGTGATAAAAAACGATCGACCATACTTTAAACTTGTCGAAGTGTTGCGCACACTTTACGATATGTGTGATCACACGTATATAGACGAAAACTATATTGTTGTGTTTGACGAGTTTCCCAACACAAAATATGTGGACATGAACGGATTAAAAATGTTGTGTACTTTATCATCACGTTTTGATATCGCTAAACAGTTCAAAACATGGGCGCGTGACATAAAAAGAAACACGGCTCGTCAGTGGTGTATATAGGCGGCGAATAAATCAAAGCATACATCATTCGACAAGTTTATTTTGTTGTAATAACATCATAATGTCAGAAGAATTTGTAGAAAATTTAATAGTGGATGACAATGATAATGATGTCATGTTGTCATCGCAAAATATAACCAATTTTTTTAACAAAGAACAAAAAATTTGTTATGACAAATTTCACATGGATTATTTTAAAGATTTGATATTTGACGTCAATCAGCGTGTACACAAAGACGATATAATGTTTTTGGAAAAAATGACTCGTGGTCAGAACACAAATTTTTTGTGGAGAATAATGAGATGGGGTCGACAGACTGCGTCGAATTCTAATTACAACGGTCAACCTAATTTGGCCATGCAATACGGTCTCCAAGAAGAGGAAAAATTAAAAAATAATCACAAAAAACTTGAAGAGTTTGTACAACACATAGAGGAGTATACAAATTTGAAAGTTACAGAGCGTGTCATCAATTGTGGTATGTTTATAACAGAAATGGGATTGTACAGCGCTTCGCCCGATGGATATTTTGTGTTGGAAAACGGTAACATGGTCGTGTTGGAGATAAAATGTCCCATCACTTATGACAACATGACACTAGACCAATACAGACAAACGAAAAAATTAAATCGTAACAGACGCATAAAAGTGGACCACACCGCGTTTTACGTCAATCTGGCTGGCGATGAAATCGAGCTTAGTGTGGAAAAAAGAAATCCCCACTATAGACAAATGCAACATCAAATGTACGTCACCGGCGCGGTATGTGTGTTGTATGTTGTAAAATTTGCACAAAATTACGAATACAAATTTGTGACTCGTGACGAAGAGTACATCAAAGACTTGTATCAACAAGAATATCAAATGTTGCAACGTTTAGTAAAACACAACATTACAAATGGCAAATATTTGTTAGAAACAAATCGTCTTGACTCGTTTTTGATACAATACAATATTAACGATGAAAACAACAACAACAATTTTTCTTGTAACAATTTTAATGATATTATGTTAATGTTACATGTTTTGGCAAAAGATGGTTTTTATTATATCGGTGGTGACATGGCAAAATGTTATTTTTGTCAACGTGTGTGTGACAATTTGCAAAATGTTGATTACATCACGAACATTATCAACACACACCAGAATTGTAACAAAAATTATAACATACCCATTGTCACGTTTCACAACAAACAATTTTTGAATGTATGTGATCGATTGATAAATTTAATCAACACCGGTCTGTATGACATGAAGACATGCGCTGATTTGGCTAATCAGGGATTTTATCATAACAATCAAAATTTGGTGTTGTATTGTTGCGGTAGCACCAATAACGAGCACGACATTTTTTGTACAAAAAATACCAATAAAATTTTATAAAATTTAAAAAGTTTTTATTTATTCCTTAACACATATTAGGTTCACACAATACGTTGTAGGTTACATAGATCTGTTTATGAAAATTTTTACAATTTTTACATTGACACTATCAATTTTGTTTAATATACAATTAGTGACATATTGATTTACTACAACAAGACATGCTACACTATTGTCATCGTCATATTTATCAAATATTATACATTTTACATTATATTTTTTATAAATTACAAGAGAAGCAATTTTACATCCTAAATTAACATAATCTATTATTAATTTGTTTTGTGTAATATTTGTTACACACAATACAATTGACGACGACAACGGTTGCACTGTCAACATGTAAAACATACTCATGTACGAAATGTACATACAATGATTGTGCAAGCTGTTATCAGTTTTTGGTATTAAATCTACTGGCAATTCACACTCGTCCAAATCGTATAATACACAACTCCACATGGGTGTGTATTTTGTAACATACTTTGTAGCCACCTTCAACAACAAAATAAAATCGCAATTGTATTGCGCCAACATTGACGACGATGAGGATGTGTTAATGATTAATGTGTTCAACAATTCTTGCAACGCTTTGGATTTGTTGAAAGGTAAAGGTATTCCACAACACATCATTATTTTGGTGTCGCTGTACGTGTTGTTTTTGTGAACGCACTACCAATTATATTTTTATTTTGGTCGTGCGATTTTTATTAATACCCACTAGTGATAATCACTAATAGGGTTAAAGGCCAAGAAATTAATAACCTATCGCAACATTGGCGTGTGTTCGCGTTGTTGTGATAAAAGAGGAATTTGAAGTTGTTTGTCAATTTATTTTTATTAGGGGTCAATATTGTTAGTAAATTGTTTGTCAATTTATTTTTATTAGGGGTCAGTGTGCTAATTGTATTTATAATTGGTGTAGTATTATTATTAGATGTAATATTATTAGTAATAGTAAACAAAAAAATGGTGACGATGCTGTGGTAGTTGAAATGTTGCTGCTAATGCTAGTAGCAGTACTAGTAGTACTGTTGCTATTAATGAGAGATTGTTTAATATTAAATAAATTCGAAACGATATCGTTTGACAGATAATTAACAAAATCACACGATGTTGTTAATTTACACAAAAAAATCGGTTTAATATTGTAGTATTCAAAACATGGTGAATACGCAATCTCAAAGTGTGAAGCAATTCTTCTTGGTGCCGACCATAAACCCAATCTGTCAATTTTAATATATTGTTTCTTTTCATTTTTTTTAAAATATAATTTAAAATCAAACGTTTTAGGTATATTGCTTTGTGTCACACACACTTTGTTGTTTGTTATTTTGTATTTGGTAAGCAGATTTTCCGGTCGAGACGACGAAACGACATCAAAATACAAAATACAATCGTTCAAAACATTATCGACTTCGTGTGGAAGTGTCAACATTTTGATCACATCATGTTGGTTCAAACACAAAAAGTCCTGATTGGTAGGGTTCACAAACACATAACCGTTTTTGTTGAATGAAAACATTTGCAAAACAAGTGGCGTTGCTTTGTTTGTGGTCAAACGGTTGCCGTCTTTGCTGTATTGGTACCAAATGGGTGTACCACCACTAATGTTCAACATAATTTCGTAATATTGTGTGGATACAAATGTGTTGGGTGCAATTTCATATGTTTTTTCATTTTTTACAACAGGCGGAAATTCTTGTGTCACCACCGATCTTACACACAACCACAACAAAAAAACAACACACTCATAGTGTAATAATAACATTATTATTATATTTAAAAAATAGTTGTTTAAATATATAATGTTGTTAAAAAAAATGTTTGTGCGTTTCTAAAAAAACATTCGAAACGACTACGTCATTTATTCCTCTCGTTTGTGATACACAAAGTCAAAAGTTTTTACATAAAGCGTTTGTTTAATTTTTACACCAAATACTGATAAACAATAAAATATTCACAAACGTTTTACGTAAAGAGCTTTGCGTGATAGTTTACGCTTTATGTAAAGCGTCGCAAAATGTGCGCTGATAAACTTTGAGATTAAAATAAAATTGCTTCAAAACGTTTCACGTAAAGATTTTTACGTAAAGACGCTTTGCAAAACATTTATTTTGCGTATTGATAAACCTTGAAAAGCGTTTGAAATGTTTTACGTAAAGCGTTTAAAGTTCAAAGTTTATCAATATGTAAAACGCTTTACGTAAAGCATAAATAATTTTCACGCAAAGTGTCTTTACGTAAAACGTTAAGAGTAATTTTTATTTTAATTTCAAAGTAGCTTATCAATTGTACTTACGCAAAATTTTTACGTAAAGCGTTAATATTCTTTACACAAAATGTTTTACGTAAAATGTTAAAGTTTCACGCAAAGCTGCATTGGGGTTAAAGTGGGTTATCATTATTCCAACGAAGAGGTGTTTTTGTTTAACAATGCATCAAACGTGTCGTTCAATTGTTGTTTCTTTTTTAGTTTTTTTACATCATTCGTGTACACGTCTTGTGGTGTGGATTCTGTGTTGTTGTAATACAAATGAAGTATACAAAAGAACAATATGATAAGCACCAACACGGTCACGATCAACTCGCTACTTTTAAACCGATTCACAATAAATGCAAACAAGACTAGACCGATAATTAATGAAATTGCCAACATTGTCTTATTTCATAATTTATGATCCTTCTATGATATTGCGTTCTTCATCACCCTCGACTTCGTCGTCATCGTAATCGTCCTCGTCGTCAACGATCACAGACGGACCTGGGTGAAATTTGTTGACATAATGACGTGTCGCGTTGATCGAGTTGTGATTCATCATTCGTGATGTTTTGTTTAAACTGATACCTTTGTTGAGCATACAATCGGCCACGTAGTTTCGTATCATGTTACTGGTAAATTTTTTGTTGTGATGCACTTTGCTAAAGAGAGTTTTGATGTCGTGATGTCGCGTGGGACTTTTGGTGCTGATTTTGTTTAGAATGTCGCACGGCACTTTTTGGTACAAATCTAGAGCTGTTTTTAACGCTCGTTTGTTGATACACTTGACGTAACAAAAATTTACTTTTGAATGTTTAGTGGTCAAGTGTAACACTTTGTGTTCACCTTTGTCGTACACTTTTTGTAAATCCTCCACTTTAATTTGATATGCGTTGGATATTCGCAAACCGGTGCCTTCGATAATGTTGAACACTATCGCACCCCTCACCAAACTAGGATTTGTGTAGTAATTTTTAAATTGAATCTCTTTTTCTATGTATTCACGAACGGGCAATATAAAGTCCTCTTTGAGATCAATCGTTTTGTTTGTGTTTAAACGAATCCTACGCTCTTTGTCTTTGGGTAATTCAACATTGGTGGGTATTTTGTAATTGGGCAGATTCATGCTTCGTGTGTAATAATTGATGGTGGCTTGCATGCGTTTTTTGTTAATACCACCCAACTCTAATAATCGTTCTATAAAATCTTCAGTGTCTATAAGCTGTTTGGCGTGCAACAAACTCTCCATTTCCCTGTTCACATTGTACCATCCGTAATTATTCAGATTGTCATCGTCTATTAAGCAATAAATTATTTTCAACAAAAAAGAACGAAACTCCTGTTTTGTTGAGTCTTTGTAGTTTTGTTCTTTTTTTAACGGAAGCCATATATTTTTTTTACCACTTTCAGCCGAAACGGGTGGCGGATCGCGTTTTTGTCGTTCGGTTGTTTCGGTCATGACTTTAACGAACAACGGATGGTTGTTGATTACCAATCGCCAAATGTTATAGTTCTCCATATTCCTCGTTGAAAGAGTCATAATCTTCTGTGTTGTTATTAAAAATAAAATAGCTTACCAAAAACACAACAACTAACATAAATATTATACACGATAATGTAATCCACATTATCGTCGATACTGTAAAATTATTTGTATCATTATTTGTATTTTTAAATTCATTATTACTATTATTGGCGGTAGTGGTGTTGTTGTTGTTGTGCGCCAATTTTAAAGGTATAGGTTCAACTTTTACATTGGATTTTGTGATCAAATCTATATTGTTTAACGTTATTATTGTATCTGTGTTGGTGTTGTTCATTGTGGTGTGGTGTTCACACTTCTTATTTTTTGTTTAATAAATTAGCATATTTGATGTTCATCTCTTGTATTTTAGCCCGACGCAATGCTTCGTTCTCAAATGCCATTTCTGTCAAATGTTGTTGCACAGGTATTTGGCTGTTTTGGTGCTCCACTCTTTCCAATGGTTTATAGTCTATATTTTTGGACAAATTTGTTTTTGTCTCAATTAAATTATAAATGTTTGTAGACAATGTGAGTGGACAATTAAGCAAATGCGTGATATTGTGCCTAAATCTGTGCACAGCAGTGCGCACGTTGGGATACAGAGTGGTGTTGATGTAATAACCGTTGTGTGTGCCGTACAATAGATCGTCCACTACATTATTGATCACGTCCGTGCACACGGACAATCGTTCGTTGCTCTTGTTGACCACCGCTTGTTGTACGTTAGGCGGCATGTCCGCTTTATGGTAAAGCGTTTTCAAGTAATCGTGTGTTGTGTCAATGTTGAACAAAGGCAACGGTTTGTTTTGTGTGATGGCTGTGGCCATTTGATATTTGAACACCTCGCTCAAATGACTCGCAGCCAAGTTTAAGTGTCGTTTGTAAAATTTGCTTGCATACGTTTTCATTATGGGTGATGTAATAAAAGACTGATCAAAAATATCTTTTGTTGTTTTATTTGACGATGACGACACACCGCTATATTGTTTTTCTAGATTACCATAATATTCTACTAGCTCTTCGTCCGACTGAAAACGCTTGGTCACATTCACAGACAGCGGGTCGGCTTTGACAAATATGTCCCTCACCAAATTCATACACTCTATTTGATCGGGCGTCAACTTGGACACGTTGTTTGTTTTATAATAATTAATCATGTTTGCCACTGTGCTCCAATTTAATTTGTCCATTTTTCTTTTTTGTAGTTTTGTAATGCTTACAATATTCAATGTTCGGCTCGCACAACATATAATTGTTTATTACATACAATAAAAATATCAAAAAAGCTATATAAATCAAATTGAAGAATTTAAATTCGACAATGTTAATCAACAACACTACAAACAACACCAAACCCAATACAGATTGCACGCTTTTGCGTTTACACAATATCGTTTCACAATTTTGCAAAGCAATATTAAAATTGTTTTCGCCGTCGATGTATTCTTCCAACTTTTGACGACAACACTTCTCGCACAACACCAGCGTGCTCACCAGTATGTGTTGCTTTTGGTCGTTGATGTGTTGAAAGGTCTTTGGTTGACTACCCGGATGAAATTCAAAATTAAAATTGTTAGCCAAATATATTTGTGCGTAATAGTGAGCCAACACGGCACCGCCGGTCTTTTTCACTTTGACGCGACAAATGTTAATTATATTAGGTGTGTGTAAAGTATCTTCCAATTTGAAATCGAACGTATACTTTAACAACAATTGTGGATCGTACTTGACCCGTTTAGAAATTGCTTTTTCACTTTGCCACGACATAATATACGTACCCGCTAGGTCTTAATAGTTATTGTTATATATTTTTTTATAAAAAAATTATATTATATAAAATCATACAAATCTAAAATGTATAATACTACCTATATATTATGTCGTGACAATGTTGTGAATATTGTAGGTAGGTAATGTTAGAAATAAAAAAAGATTTACACCATCATATTTATTTATTACAAACAAACAAAAAAACTACAACACTATCATACAAACAAAAAAGCTACAACATTATCGTTAAAATCACCATTACTACACCAATTCGACGACAAATCAAAACCGTCGCAGTTGTGATAACCGTCATTGTATACAGTCGTGTGACTGTTGTACGTGTCGTAGCCTTCTGTGTCAAGTAACACTTTGCAATTGTCCATTGTAAATAGATACAATTTTTGTACGGAAAAGAATCGACCGCCGCTCAAAAACCGAACAGAACTAACACCCTCTATTGGTATGGGTACACACTTTCCGCGCGTAGTGCACACACGATATGATTCACCGCGGAACTCTATGTCCGTGTAAAACATGAAACACGCTTGATCCGGTGTGTTTGATTCTTCGACTGCTTTGTACACTTTGCCGGCCAAATCTAAAAAAGTGGAAGTCAACTCGCCACCCAACACCGCTTTTGGTGTATTGATTAACAACAAAAACAACAGCAGCGTTACACAAAATACTTTACGACACATCTTGATTCGACAAGTAATGCCAATGAATCATTACTCGTGCCTTCTTCGGTATTTATACACTAAAAACAATTACACATACATAAAACATATAAATATTAGGCAGTTATACACACACACAAAGAAACAAACACGTACATATATTTCGCAACAAATTAAAATTAACCAGTCTCCAAGTTTTTGGACTTGGAGACGCAGGGGGAGGGGGGGGGGTGGGAGTGGAGATTCTATTTTTATTCTATTTTTATTTGTTAGCGTTGTTGGTGGAGGTGGTAGCTCTGTTGATTATGAGCGATACTTGTCGCGGGGTCACCGTCGACTCGATCGCTCTCAACAGATCTTCGCGCGTCAGATCTTTGTGCAACGTGATGCGGTTGTGATGCGCTTTGTACTTCCCCTTGGGCAGTCGCTCTTTAATTTTGTTCAACACGTTCATCGCGTTGGGGACGTAATCGCTTTTGTACACGATGTCTTTTTCGTCCACCGACAAACGGCTGAGACTGCGATTTAAACTGCGCTTCTGGGGTCGCAAAAACGCATACTGATCCCCGCCCACGTCGCACACCGCCAACGAGTGCAGCAGCTGCGGATCGCTCGGTTTGGCTATCACGTCCTGCGCTATGTCGGCCATGCGGTTCGCCAATTCGGCGGTTTCTTTGCGTGCCAATTCACAATCTTTACGTGCAACTATCATTTCGTTTGCAAACGACATTATTACTTTATTTGCTTCAGCTAAATTTGTATTAGCTTCAGCTAAATTTAAAGTAAGTGTGTCGATTTTTTTGTCTTTTTCAACTATGGCCGTCTTTAAATGCGCCAGGTCCTTCATCCACGGAGCGTCCGCGCCGTCGTTGGTAGCGACATGCACGGCGTTCATTCCAACCGCTATGTCGGAAGGTGCGTCTGTCGCCATGCTATACTCACCCTCCTGACACAGAGTCGGCAGCAATTCGTTCGTGTTCCACGCTTTGAACCGCTTCGCTGCCGGCATGTCGCTTGCGTTGATCAACTCGAACACCCCCGCACGATTGATGAACTTTGTTTTAGCTTGAATGTTTGATGATTTAGTCTGCGCAGTTGGTTGAATATTTTCAAATGAGTTTTGATTTTTCTCAGATACATGAATTCTGATTGCTTTATTGATATTGTTATATCCTAACGCTTCAGCAAATGGATTAGCCACCATCCAATTTTCACCGCTTTCGTCGGTCACAGTAAACACTTCGATGGGTCCATTTACGAATTCAATTTTTAAAAGAGATTCGCCATCGGTCTCAATTTGATCCGCAATCTCCATCGGTGCATCCACAGCCATGTCGTCTTCATCTTCGCACAACATCGGCAACAAATCCGAGTTTATCCATTCGCGAAATTCTTTCGCTTTGGGCATTTGCGACGCTTGAATCAACTCGAACAGACCGGCGCGGTTGATGAATTTGGATTTGGGTTGAATTAATGATGACGTAATAGGTCTCCCCACGGTCAGCCCAATTCGGGCTGACTTGATGACGTAGTCTCCTCGGTCGATATTTTTGTAACATTTTTGATTTTTTTCACTGACAAATTTATTAATAGCATTAGGCGCATTGGAATATTCCAAAATCCTCGCGAAAGGATTCGCCAACAGCCACAATTCACCGTCGTTGTCCTTGACGGTAGTTATTTCCAGCTCGGAATTCGCAAACTGAACTTTGAATGCGGCCATTTTTTCTATTTGACAAATTGAGAAACAAGTAATCACAAACGTGTCAAGATTAGAAGTGGTTAATTTTATCTCGACGTTTAGATGTTTTATATTCCCTAGGGAGCTACGGGTTATCACCCCTTTTCACGCAAAGCGCGACCCTGGTGACCTTTTTTCACGAAATATTGTTTTTTTTACTTATTGATAAGCTTGACCCTAAGCGGTGGTTTCCAAGCGACCTTATCTTTTTTCACGAGTTTACACAAAGTTTTCACGAGTTTGTCGTGTGCGTGCTTATCAACACACAAAGCGCTTTGCGTAAAACGTTTTACGCAAAGACTGCTTTGCACAAAGCGGGTTGAGCAAAAATTTAGACTTGGGTTGAATTAAAGATGACGTAATAGGTCTGCCCGCGGTCGCCTCGATTCGAGGCGACCTGATGACGTAGTCTGCCCGGTCGATATTTTTGTAACATTTTTTATTGGTTTGCGTGAAAAAAACTTTTACGCAAAAAAAACATTTATGTAAAGGATTTTCTTGTCAACTTGAATAAATTTTGTTGTAAAATATTATTTGTAAACATTTCACAGTCACTCTTTGTACGTCTAGGTAATATCTCATAATAAATGGATCAAATGTTGGAGCTTGAAAATTGGCTGAAGGATAGAGATTGTTTTTATATACCGATACATTATGATAATGTCGAGAATGTATTGGATGATGTGTACGAGGGTGTTTATTTATTGACGAATATGGTAGAAGACCCATTGTTGGATATCGAAAATGTAAATTGGAAAGATCATGTTTTCGACGACAGCGTGCGAATGTTTCTTAAAATTTGTTTAAAAATAAATTCCGAATTGGGACTGGAGGATTTAGTTGATATTGAACGCTTATTAGAATTGTTAACTTTCAAAAACGAGTACACGGATAATGTAGATGAAGAATTTCAGAATGTAAAATTAGAAAACGATTTAAACAACAATAATATATTTTATAAATTTTTATTGATCAAATAAATCTTTTTTAAAATGATTAAAATTGTGTTTTATTATTATAATCATTGTCATCGTCATCCTCATTTTCTTTTTCTTCTTCTTCATTGTCATCGTAACTATTATTGTCATTATTTTTTATATACATTTTTTGTGTGTTGTTGTTGTTGTATAAATTGTAATTTTTTCTCACAAATAAAATTTCATTTTTGTCAAGAGTCACTTTGTCGTCTTCATCGTTTAACACAATCAATAGACCAATTTCTTTGTTGACGTTGATGGTTTCGTTAAGTACAATTAAAAATTTGTCATTTGTCACAAGAACTGGTCCAAACCAGTCTTTGTGATTTTTATTATTGTCATCGTCATCATTGTCATCGTCATCATTGTCGTTTGTTGTAATAACTAATTTATAAGCTGGAATACCACCATTTTTTTTGGACAACACATAGTTATCGTTTACGGTAAACACCAATTCTTCTTCAGTTACATTTTTTGTCACGTACACAATGTCGTTCACGTCTTTGTTGGTGGTCATTGTGTTAATTTTTGCTGTTATACTTTTTTACTACAAATTTATTATTGACGATTTTAATAATGACTCTTATTCAGTACGGTTAAATGTCCTTAAAGAATATTTACGCACAATCGGCGATGATAACACAGTACCCGCACAATTGGGCTACGTGAGCGACATCAACGACACCAATCACACATACACGGTGACATACTTTGACACGACAACTTTGAAACTTGTCTCAACACACGAATACGACGAGTCTAATCATGTGTTCAATTTCGAAACACAATCTGTGAATCGTGTGTGGAACAACAACCCGCAAGCGGCCAGCGTGAGTCGCGTGTCGAACGATGAACACGTGTTTCTGGCTCACGCCGACGACGGTGATCTGTTGATGAGTTGCAAAAATGGTAAATTCGTTGGCGACCAATGCGTTCCGGCGCCGGTGTGCGACCAACCAAACGTAAAACTACCATTAACAGAGCATCGTCTCAATATGTTGGTGTTTAACAGATTAGCGGCACAGTCGTTGTCGTCGTCATCGTCATCGTCTATTAACGAGCCTCATCATCCTACCGCTTATGTGCAATGCGATCACAACAGCGAGCCTAGCATAGTGGAATGTTTAAACGGAGAGTCTTTTGTGAATACACAATGTGTGTACCAACCTAGCGTAGTTACAAACGGTGGTGGAGTAGTAATGATGCCTGCGAAAGAATTACTTTTAAACACAAAAAGTGTTTCATCACCATCATTATTGCTGCCACACAATAAAATTTTGGCAAAAAACAAAAAATTTGTTTATTATTCTATTCCCAATGATAACAACAACAACAACAAAACTCGTACATCAGTTGTAACATCACCAATAATAAATCTTAGTGAAAATACAATAAATATTAGTGAAAATATTGAAACAATCATGCCTGTGAACTACGAGTATGCGTTTGACGCGACACCATGTATAGACAAAGAGGTGGGTCACACGTTTCGCACCACAAACATGGGTGTCAATCAATATTTAGAATGTATATCCAACAATAATTTATTTTTGCATAGCTGTAAAGAGAACATAAAGTTTGACGATGAAACACAACAATACCGTTGCGATCACAACAACGATTGTGATCAATTCGAAGACGGCACCGGTGTAATTCTCAACAGTATACACAACGATAACGTTATGTTTCATTCGGGCAAAACAAAGTGTGTCAATTACAGAGTTGTTGACGTGACAGAGTGTGACACGAGTAATTTTGTGACAAAAGATTTCATCTATCATCCGTTGATGAAAATCACACCACACGTCGGTTTGCCTCGACAAATTTACGACGCCGACTCTGATCAATGTGTAGATTATGATTTAGACAAATTGACAATTAACAACAACAATTTTGCCATCGAATTTGACACGCATTCGGAATTGATAACGAGTGTGGTGGGACAAATTACTAAAATTCCCTCGAGTCTTGAGCCCATAAACGTGGCTGATTGCGTTGTGTACGCTCGTGATTTACACGAGACGTGTGTGAATCCACACAACGGGGCGCCGATCGATTGCATAGGTGTTGTGACACACGACATTCTTAACAACGAAACGTACAATCTGTGCGACGAAAGCGGTGCGTTTGTTGAACAAGTGCGTTTAAAACCAAACGAATTCGTACGCAAAGGGGAACTGGTACAATTGTCTGGTTACACAGGCGAGTGTCGTTACATGCCCGGCACAAATTATTTAAAATTGGCAGAACGCACTGTGTCCAATTATCGATGCTTGTTCACAATTCCTTTGGTGTGATGATTAAATATGAGTATGTATTCAAAAGTGTCTATATGTGTAATTGTTATTGTTGCGAAGTTTGTCGTCGATCGGGTATCGTTTGTATGGTGTGTTGATCAACACACCGGCAGATTGGTTGTTTAAAAAGTAATGAGGAGATGAATCGACAACTTGTACACTATCCAACAATTCGCGTGAAAGGTCATTTTTGTTCATTATATTATTATTGTGACGTATAAGTTCGCTTCTGAGATAATTAATATTTTTTTGGAGTTGCATTTGTTGTTCTAGTATTTCTTTATATTTAGCAGAAATCATATTCCTTATATTATTATTATATTATTAATGTGTGTGTGTATAAGTGTACACTAATTATGACTTATTATTTTCTCGATCAACATCCAGTGGACGTAATGTGTTTTGATCGAGAAACTTTTTATTTAAAATTAAAACAACTGACCAAATGTTTTGTCAATGTGTCATATAATAATGTATTGCAAAAATGTAATAATATGTTGAATGTTATCAAATTTGAACAATTATTAAAGAAATATCATCAGTTTAACAATGATAAAAACAAATACACATGCTATCCCAGCACATTAATGATCAAAGTGGAAGATGTACACCAATTTTTTGAGACAATGCGTGTAAACACCAATCAAAAAAGAGCGTTTGTCAAATTTCTAAAGGATATTTTATCAAATTACGATTATTGTTTTATGTATTACGACAACGAGCACGACGACGAGCATGATTTGATTTATGTAAATTTAGAGTATGGTGTAACACCGAATAATGTACAATTTGTGTGTAATAGCATTGACCACGATGATTTTTATTTTAAATTGGTTGACATCGGTCGTTTGTTAAACGTTATTAATGTTGTGTATTGGTCTGGCAAATATGTGTCTTCACACAATATTGTGTCATGGGGACAGTTAAAAACAAATATTTGCGACAAATATGTGTGTGGAAACGTGTTAAATTACTGGAAAAACAACACTTTGTTCATAAACCAAAAGGGTGTAAAGGAATTGGATATGAAAATAAACAAAAATTCAGACACATACAAAGATTTGTTAGAAAACACTCATTATACACCACCACTTTATTTATTTAACACACATTATAGTAACAAAAAAATAAAAAAGAAAACAACTATACATATCCAACAATTTGTATAAAGCGGGCGTTACAAAAAGATACAATTTACATTATGTTAAATGCCCAAACAATGTCACATATTTCAAATTACACGAAATAATAAAACGATTCAGCATTAAAAAAATACACAACTACAACATTAAACCAGAACATTTAATATTATGGAAAAATTTAAACACAAACATTTCGGCTGACCACAACATCAAATGGAAGCCCAATTTGACAATGATCGATCTGGACGGAGTGTATGGTTTATTAAATCGTCACACCGATAACACAACAATTGCTGAAATCCTCATTCGCGACACGATGTGAGCACAAAAAATTGTCACAATTAGTCCAATTTTGTTGTAGCAAAAGTTGGGTATTGCATAGCAAAAGTTGATTTTAAAACTACTGTTTTTTAGCAAAAGTTGAGTTTTGCATAGCAAAGTTGATGTAAAAACTATTGTTTTTTAGCAAAAGTTGAGTTTTGCATAGCAAAAGTTGATGTAAAAAAAATATTTTTAGCAAAAGTTAGGTATTGCATAGCAAAATCAGATGCTATAACCACAATTTGGTCAATTGTGGCATGATCGTGTAATTTTGTGCACAGACGTGTTTTTATAATTGTGTATGTTAAATAATTTAGTAAAAAAAATAATGTGTGCCACATTGTGTGTATGGTGTATGGTGTGTAATGATTATTAAAGTCTTTTAAATATTAAATTGTTTGTTTTAATTGTTCTTTTAGTAGATTCTGTGTTTATTTTAAAATTAAAATAACTAGTTATGATATTGTTCACGTTGGGCATAGAACGTTCTTTAATTAATCCCTCATGGTCAAGCAAATGGTTGTAATATTGTTTAAAGTCAGAATTTTTTATTTTTAACAAATCCAAATAGGCATTGGTGAACAAAAGAAGACACGTTACAAAACTTGTCACATATTGTTCGTCCATGTTTGGAACTTGTTGTTGGTTGTACATACGATCGGCATACATTGCTCTGTTTGCAACACCACATCCCATGTTTTGTAAATGATGTTTTTGTTCAGCAACTTTAAGCTGATCGATAAATTTAAACATTTCTATGTTGGTGTCTTCGTCTAAATCAAATTTAAGGTTTACATCAATAGGTTTTTCGAGAATACGCAAAATGTTAGCTGCGTCCACGTAGCACGTGATTTTGTTGTCGTCGACATGTAAACTTTTGTAAAAAACAATTGGGTCCGTTGGTACGGACATGCGTCTTTCTTCGATTTTTACAAAATTCAATTCCATAAACTCAGTACAATGTGGCATGACTTGGTTGTTCACAAACGCCAACGACAAATAAACAAACTCGAACATTTTGTCCAACATGGTGTTGTTGCCAAACAAAGAACGCATATCGGGAATGTTGAGTACACGCACGACTTCCAAATAATACCGTGCCACCATCAAATACAACTTTCTTTTGTTAGTTTGACGTAAAAAAATTTCGTTTTTAAATTCCAGTTCTGTCAAATCGAAATCTTTTTGATAGGCATTGTTGGCGTCCACAATTTCGGTAACAGTGCGATAGTTTTCCACGGGTTCATCATTGTTGTCTCTCAAAGAATAATCCATAATTTGTTTTACTATGTATTACACTCTTATAATTAATTGACATTAATACACAATTTGAATATAATATAACACAAAAATTACACATTAGTTTGGGAGCCGTTTAAAAGAGGTCTAGATAAAATAACTTCTTCGTATTCGTTCAACGCCCTCTGTTCCATGGTGGCGCGCCCGCTAAACTCTACATATGTACGAATGTTGAATTGAGGCTGAAACATGGGGCCTACCTCCAAGCGTACCGGTTGATTGGGATTGTGTAAATCGGGCACGATCAATCCGTCTTTAGTAAAACTACACGTGTCTTTGTCTTCTATTTTTATGACAAACCGTTGAATTGATAACATAGTGGGTTTCACCAGTCTGTTAATTAAGTTCTTTAAAAAAATTGGAAATTCTAACGCGTAGGTGTTGTCATTAAAAATGCGCGTTTCGGCTTCTTGTATTGGTTTTTCACACATGTTTGTGGGATTGACCATGTTCATGATCGCACCCAATTTGTTTTGAAAAGCAATCCACAAATTTTGTTCGTAAAACTCCTGTCTCAACAGTGTTTCGCACAACTCTTTAATTTTATCTTTATCTTCGTATATTGTGTAAATCACAAATCTCTCCATTAAATTACGAGCGGACGTGTTCAAGTGAGTTTCGTGATCAAGAGGAATAAGTATTCTGGACGTTTGTCCGCTAACACTGTTTTGTGGCAATAGCGATTGTCCCACGAGCATCTTGAACGATCTGTTGTCCTTGCCCGAGGGTATAGTAAAAGAGCTTTTGAGTATTTTAAAATACTTTCCCAAATGATAATTACAAATGAACGTGCGATCGGCAAAACAGTTCGCCGCGTCGGGGCTGCATCGATTGTAATAATTGTTGTTGTTGTACGTGGTGCACAAGTCTGACGATACGTCTTGAAAAATACAAAAGTTGTTCAAGTCGCAAATGTTGTACATTAAATTGTCATAGTCGGCCATCATTTTTTTTTGCACGTTTGTTATAGAGTTTATAATACACAAACGATACACAAACTACCACCTTACAAATAAACACCACAACTATCAATTACGATGGCAACAACGACGACGGCAATCACAAACGAACAAGAGGTATCGTACACTTTTGCGTATTCACAAGATGTGTTGTATCGTTTGAAAGACTGGTTGGACAGCCGAGACGCAGCAGAGTTTCACGCTTCACACCAACAATACACGGAAATTTTCGATGTGAACAATGTACGCACAAGAATATGCAATGGTGTTGTGTTGTCTTCAATAAAAAAGGAGATAATTGATGTGAGCAAATTTGTCGTATTTGTAGATGACAATTTTGTGCCAATGATTAAACGACAATGCACAGAAAAGTGTTATTATACCGAATGTAAGGACGAAATTAAACGTGTGCTACAAACACGTGTATACAAATCCAAAGATAACATAGAGATAAAATTTGAACAGATTTATTACGAACACCACGTGGGCGACAAATTGGATCCGTTGTACGCGAACAAACAAATCGCTTTGTACAACATCATAAAACCTAACGATCTCATAGATGTAACATGTAATTCACACTTGGGCAGTGACGAAATATTGGCTAATTGTAGGCTGGAAATAGAATATGATGTTGCGACAAACAACAACGACACCAACACCATTACTACAAATGCGTCAATTTTTTATAAAGCTGCAAAAATCATAAGATACATAGAGAGTGTTGTGTTGAGCGATGTAATCATAACACCATTTTTGTCGCACACTAACATTTTTAATGAAATATGCTATCGTCCATTTGTAGACGACATATTGTTTGGTGACAACAGCATCAACATAACATGGTGGGCGTTAAAATTGAACGGAACACGTGGCAAAGGTTATTTGGTGAACGGAAAAAAGTTGTACATACAATTGGACGACATGCAAATGTTTGTGTTTGATTTGTGTCTGTTATCAAATGATGATAACGCGCAAACAAAGTGGTGTCACAATCGAGTAATTGGTTTGCAAATAGAAATGGTGAACGACAAAACTTTTTATGTGACAGACATTTTAAATGTGTACAAGTACAAGTATAACAATAAAAATCAATACGATATCGGGTCGTGCGTCACTATCAGTTTGTGCGATGCGATAACATTCATGAACATTTTTGCAAAGCACGTGTACAAATGCGATCACAAATACATGTTGCGATTCCAATCGTTCGAAACGCACAAACAAAACGTGAACATGACACGCGAATTGAACGATGGATACGTCGGTGTCAACGAAAACGGTGGTCTTGTAAAAATAAAAGCTCAACGCACATATGAAATGAAATACGTTGGAAACGGAATGTTTGTGTCTTCATTTGGACAGTTTAAGTGTTCATCCTTGTCGTCGTTGTCGTCACCGTTGTCTACTTGTGTTATTTTAGAAACACTTTTGTGTGAATCAAAAATTTATGAAGTTGTAATCAATATTAAAGACAACACTGTGTCAGTAATCAAAGAAAGACCTGACAGATTGATACCTAATTAATTAATTAATTTTTTATTTTTTATAATAAAAAATAAGAATGTTATTTAATAATAATTGTACAAATGATGATGGTGGTGAAAACGAAACACGTTTATATTATCGTTATGAAAATGACAAAGAACTCGAAAGCAATTGTTTAATTTTTAATGTTTAACAAAGACTTGTACATTGTCCAGTTCATTCGTTGAAACATATTAAATTCATCATTATTATATTGTATTGGTCTGTAGTTGTTGACATGATTGTGAAATTCCATGGATTTGTATAATAAATGATTTTTTAACAACACATTTTTGTGACTTTGATTTCGTGTCAACTCATCAGTGAATTGTAAAGCCTCTCCCATTTTTTCGCGATACAACGCCACTTGAACACGTTCAAACTCATACGGAAACGTGTCTACAGTTAAAAAATGTTTGGCACATATGGGACAAAACAGTATTATGAACATGTTGTAAAAAATCCATTTAAAGTTTGTGAGACAAGTCATCACAGCATCGTAAGTGTGCATGTGACGATTTGACACAATGTCGTCCGCAATGAGACACATCAAATGAATACTATCCCATATAGTGGTAAAACTAAACACGAATTTGTTATTGTTTGGTGTAAATTCTTGTGCCACATTGAGTTGTGTCAATTTTTCTATGTACATATCTTGAAAAGTGTTTATGGGTATGTCGGAGCCTAAAAGCGCTGCCCAATTCACCAAACTATCGATTGTTGCATTGATGTTTTTATTTGCATAATTGTCAGAGTTGTTGTTGGTAATTATTGTGTACAAACAATTGTACAAAAAAATTACTTCATTCGTTAATGTGGATTTTAATTCTTCCATGGGCGCCATGCGTGTCAAATCTAACATTCTGTAAACGAATAAGGAAAAACTCTCGATGTATCTACTAACAATTGGAGTTACGGTTAACATGCTTATTCAATAATCTTTTAAGAACCAATTGCAAATGTAGGAAGATAAATTAATAATAATTTATTAAGAATGACTTTAAATTTGTACACTTATAAACCGTTAAACAACACATTGTGTAACGATGATATGTTAGACAAATTTAATTTTCATATCCAAGGTAAATTGGAGTCATTGCAAGACGACACAAAAAGTAAATTTGCATGTTTCTTAGAATTGAAACGTGAACAAAATTCACTGTTAAAAAAATTGAACAAAGATTTGTTGCATCACAACAACGGCAACTATTACGCAAATCATGTGTTGTTGGACGTATTGAACATGTACAAAGAGTATGTGGAAATGTTTGCAGACGAGGAGAGCGCATTCGATTTGGAGATTGTTGCCCTTTGCAAAGACACTGTGTTTGTGTTGTTTGAATTATTCAACAATGTAAACAATATTGTGGTCTTTGTTAAATCATACGCTAACCAACATAATATTCTCACTAAACTTTTGAATGAATTAAAAATGAAACATTTGGTAACAATAATAAAAACGGTCGATGTGTAATAATTTATTTATTTATTTTCTTTACAACATTTATTTTTTTTGTAAAAAATATTACAACATTTACATAGTTAAGTAGTAAATACATACACAAACACAAAATTGATTAATAAGGTTTTTTTGAAAATGTTTGGATCCATAATACTTCTTTTAATTGTGGGTGCAGTGTTGTATTTGTTATGGGTTAACAATAAATTGAACGCCAATTCTTTGAACGAAAGTTTCGGTCAATCGAGCGATTCCGTACAATTCGATCCAGACGGCAGAGCGAATGTGCGATTCGGCAGTGTCGGCAACGTAAAGACCAAAAACATTCGAATAGCCTACGGTCACAATGATCAGTGCAAATTGACGATATTCGAAACGCCCGTTAGTCACGATCAAATCATCGAAATCGGAGACCGTGCAGGCGCCAACGACATACTATTAGGCATGACAACATCCAACATCATTGTAGACACAGAGCGTATCTCTAACAATATTACTATCAAAAAGTTTAAAAATCTCTTTATAGTGTTCAAGAGTGTAAACTACACAGAAATTGACAACAACAATTTGATGGTGCGTTACGAAGCAGACAATATGGTGTATGCACTGATTGACGCGAGCAACAGTACACTGCCTGAACTGCTAAAAGATGTCAGCTATCCAATATGTGTGATAATTAACAATTCGAGTGCTCAGCTCGTGCTAAAGGAATGGGGTTACACACAACTCAATGACTCTGGCACTGTGTTTATAAAAAATGAAACAAGTTTCAGGATTAGAGATTAATAGTATAATATACACATGTTTTTATTAAAATAAAAATAACAATTAATAATATATTAAACAATATTAATTACATATATCAAATAAATAGTAGTAATAAAAAAAAGGATTATGTACAATAATTTTTTTTGCATATTACCAATATTCGTTTACATTTGCTTTAAGAGTAGGTGTGACTTTGTTAAAATAACGTTCGTCTAAAGCAATATACAAATTGTTATAGGTCCTGGTTTCGACATCATAATGTTCTTTGTCGTACATGGATTTAAAATCGGATTTTAGAATTTCTATAGAAACCTGTTTTCGTCTTTCGGGATGTAACATCTCTTTTACATAGTATTCCGCCAAACGCATGATGTCAATTAATTTTTCGTCATTAAATTCGGGCGCATAGTAGTCTACTTTAATTTTTAACGTGTACACCATGGCATCTTTTCGATTGTTAAACACCTTTAAACATGTCATGTTGTATTTGTATGTATCATCAGCTTTCAACATGTCTTTGTAGTAAATTAAACCGTCCAAGGGATTCGAATTGTACATTAACGCGTTTGCCAACAATGATTTTACGCATTCTTTAAGTTTTGTTTTAATGTCACGCTCCAACGGATATTTTCTGTTTATAAAATGATAATACAAACTGCCACAAAACGGTATTGATTCAAATTCGTGATCAAAATACATTTGACCCAAACGTTTACTCGCGCCGTCGTCAAACATGTCGGTCAAAAAAATTTTGTCTTTTTCATTGTTGTTACATATTAAAACTTTGTATGTCCCGTAATATTTTTCCATGAGACCGTACAAACATCGTGCTTGATCAATTTTTGTGCTATCAATATTGGTTTTAATAAATGTGTTTGTGAATTCTTTCGCTTCGTTCATGACATACAATTGTGATTCTAAAGCTTTGACACGTTCGTTTTTTTCAGACGAATCGTTTTTGTAGCGCTCTTTTGTGTGTATATAATACACTATGTAATCGCCTAGTATGTCATAAAACGAAGATTTGCCAATGTTGGGTTTTGACGACAACACCAAACACAACTTTTCGTTGTCCATCGGTATGGCGAGCGAAGCACAAAAATTGATTAACACTTTTGTGTTGACAACATGAAAATTGGTCAACAAACGATAATACACAAAACCAAACAGAATGTTTTTTAATTCCTCATTGTTGGTGTGCTCCAACAAAAATATTCTCATGTAAAATTTCATCAACCACACAATCAACGTGTCGTTGTGCTTGTGTTCGATTAAATTGTCCGTCCAAACGTTATATTGATTTATTAAATTCAAAAATTTGTAATACAGTTGTGCTGTATTTTTGACTAAACGTTTAGGTTCATATTTATTTTTTGTAACATTATTGTTGTTTTCAACATCATTTATTTCTTCAATAGTGTTTTGTACAATTTTTAAAATATCCAATTTTTTGTTGTATTCAATTTTTAATAAAGATTTGTGTAAAACCTCACACACTCGCTTTTTATTTTCGTATACACAATCTAAATTAATGTTGTCATAATTGTGATCCTCCAAATAATCTAAAAAGTCTTGTTTGGTTGGCAACAACAATGCCCAAGCGAGAGTTTCGACATTGGTCGTGGGCCACAATAAATGTACCAATATGACCACTTGTAAGCACATAACGTCCAAAACAAAACCGCTCGGTTTGATTATGTTGTTTAAAGGCACATGTAAATTGAGACGTATCATTATAATGATCAAATCGCAAACAGGCAAATACAATATAAATTTAATCACATCACTCCATTGATCGTGAAATTTTGTTTGATGTTGCCACATTTTTGGTAGCGATACACAATCACGCAAATTTTCGGTCAACACGTAAAATTTGTCTAGTATAAATTTTGCGTGATAAATTTTTAACAATGACAAATCACAATTTATTGATTGATACATTTGTTTGTAAATGTGTTTATCCAAAAATTGTTGATCTTTTGAAATAAAATTTTTTTTCATTGTTGACAAAACTACAAACGGACATGGCTCCAAGTATTTTTTTCGACACACATCGAATAAACCTTCTTGTGTCATGTAAAAATTTAAGGTTTTGTTAAAAATAATCTCTGACACGTTAATTTCTGGTGCGGCAGCGTATTGCACGGCGAGAACATTATCTTTTTTTTTATTGTAATGTTGATAAATTGTGCCGTTGAATATATAATCGTTACCGCCGATTTTTAGTTTTTTGTAAAATCCCATACTTTTGATTCCTATGTCACAATCCGATTCTTTGATAGACGACGACGTGATAGCCCACGAATTGGTTTTTGATTGAATATTTAAATGAAGCACAAAATAACACGCGATTGATTCTAAAAACCTTTCGATCCCTTGCGACGGTAATACAAAAAAGTTTAAACTATCAAAAAACCATGCTGCTGCTTCTTTCGATGAAACATAAATTAAGTATTGTGTGTACAAATATTCTGTGTCGTCCACTTTGTCACACATTACTTTTACAAAATACAAAATATCTTCGTGGCTCAATTTTTGATATGTGATATTCAAAACGGTTTTGGTGTATTGCCAAAAACTAATCACCAAAATGTAAAAAGTAGTAAAACTCGATTCGACCACATAATATTTCAGTAAATCTTTTTCGTCCAATAGCAATGTGCAAAAATGTTGCATCAATTCGTTTGTCGTTTTGTAAAGCTGGTTGATGATATCACAAAATTGTTTTTCGTACACCGAACACGGAGTCACGTGTTGTAGCGTGCTCGACAGCGGTGTATTTTCAATTAAATCTTCGTTAAAAACATCATCATTAATTACACTTTCGTCAATATCCATATTGTCATGCAATGTCGACTGTTGGTGTTGTGACCATCTCAAATTGTTTAACACAATTTTTTCGCCTGTCACAAAATGATAATCATCGCCAAAAACACACTCGTGTATCTCGTTGTTGTTTAACAAATAATCCATCCATTGCTTTGTGTTTTTTGTAATAACATAATCACCGGAAAAAAAAATCTTATATTCCGATTCCGATTGAGATTGTGATTGTTCATGTTGTTGATGTTTTGTAAGCGTACATATTTTTTTAATAGGATTTTTGTTTGTATTGGAAAACACTAGAATGGTACCTTTATATATTTTGCAAGAAATGTCAATGTTGTTAGAACTGTTGGTGAGCAAGTTGTAATCACCCAATGTTGTGTTTTTGCATAACGGTATTTTATTTGATATTTTGTAGTTCAAATTCATGTACAAATACATTGACCATGCAAAATAGTTGACACTCAATCCCGACCACACGACGTATGCACCCATTCTTTTGGGTTTGTGCATTCTTTTGGTGAAGTTGTCGAAAAAATGCAATACTTTTGACGCTTGCATTCCTTGATCCATCAAACGTACATAGTCTTCGTGTAACATAAACGGTACAATTTTTGTGTTGTACAAATTTGCCACCAAACACCAATCGTGCGGATTGTTGATGGCTCTGAACATGTCAATCAAAAAATCTACATCTTTACAACGACGACGAACAATAGTTTTTCCATTCGTCAAATACCAATAATCATATGACCACCTTTCTACTTCGGTCACTTTTTCGTAAGAAGCGACTATGTTGTTGAGAGACATAATTCTATTATTATTGGTGATGGTGTCAATAGTTGCTATTTTAATTTTGATATTCTTCTAATAATCCTGTCACTAATGTCAAAAATAAAATTTTGAAAGCGACTCGAGTTATTGTGGGTCCATATATTCATATTATGGAACGTAACAACGACAGATTATTCGTTATAGAGCCAAATCAAACTGTTTTGTACAACACCATGGGCAAACTTTATTATTATTTCGAAGGCGCCACCAGCCGAAGTTTGTGTCCCAACCAAGAGTCTCCAGTGGTCCGCATCGCGCCCGTTGATATTAATGCAATAAATATAAACGGAATATTTAATATTACTTGCTCACCGACCACATCTTTAGGACTATATAACTACTTTAAATCTAACAGTCTCCAATGGAGCATACCTCTATTTAAATATCAACACACAATAATCGATACGATTAATTATTTAATACACAATGGTTACGTCCATTTATATTAGTGTTAGTGTCATAATTGATAATAAAACGAACAATTTGTTTGTGCCAATGATGCCAATCGTTGATTGGCAAAGGACACGTGTTTAAATTTACAAAATTATCATAATTGATGTTGTTGTCGTACAAATCGTCCACCAATGTGATGGTTTTAAAAAACACGATATCGTGTTTTTGTAAATACCACAATATCACGCGTGGTGATTTTGGTATGTGCTTTTTTGTTGAACCTGTTGTCGTTGTGACAATATCATAATCCAAATAAAATGGTGTGCTTTTATACATAACATTGTAACGATAATCTATTTCTTTGTCGTGCTCATACACACCGGCGCGTCGTCCCTCCGATAGTATTATATCAAAGTATTTGTTTAATCCCACTTTGTTCAAACTGTGCACAACGTGCTCCCTATCGCCATAACTCCACAAACAGAGCACACAATTGAACGACGACTTTAATTCGTCCAACGCTTTGTAAATCGTGCTATCTCTGATTTGCACGTTCTCCTCTTCCGTTATCAGTGTGCTGTCCATGTCGAAAACTATTACGTGCGGCGGATCAAAATATAAACTTTTTGTGTTGGCAATTTGTGCAATTTCGTTTACGTCATACACCAACCACTCTTTGAGCATGTTATACGTGGCGGGACGTGCGTACAACGTAAACAAATGTCCAATGTACGACAAACTAAAAGTAGATTTAAATTTTTGACGAAACTCTTTCATTTCGTCGTTTGCTTTTAAAAATTTCTTTTTGTATCGTTTCGACACTGTTGTTATCATATTATTATTTGTATCAATATTATATTCATCATTATAATAATTGTATATAACAAATTCAAAACTGTCAACAACATAGGGATTAATTAAAAGTAGATCTGTATATTTGTTCACTATTAAAATATGTCTTTTGACCAAAGACCAAGTGTTGTGCAAAACAATCCACGACATCTTTTTGAGGTGTTCAACAATTTTCGTGAAAAAAATGACTACAACGGATTGGTTGATTATCTTATAACCAATTATCCACAAAATGTTAAAAATCGCACATTCAATTTTTACAACACAGGACACACGTTTCACGTTCTCTATGCGTATGTGCCCTCTGCTTCGAGCAAAGAAAGAAAACAAATTAGATTAGATTGTATCGAAAAGCTTTTACAAAACACCACAAACGATTTTAGATTGTACAAAGACCTAATGAGTTTGATGACCGAAGAACACGAGTGTCCGTGTGAATTAATTTCGTCTCGTTTGCACGACAACATTGTGTACAATGAAAAACTTAAAACTAAACATTTCGACACTAAACCGTGCAAGTTAAAAAAAGAACCTATCGATGCGATACTGTTCAAATACTCGATAAACTGGAAAAATGTGTTGATTAAAAAACGCGCATCGTCATTGAAGCCTTGCAAAAAACGAAATAATGTTCAACACACTGATGGTAATGATAATGACGTAAAAAATAATAATAACGACTATGATTATATAATATCATTAGATGACATTAAACCATTGTTGTCGTCGTCGTCGTCGTCGTCATTAACACCCCTCGCTGGACAAACTATTGTACAACAATGTGCACACGTGTACATAATTGAGGAAAAACAATTACGTGCCGGAGACGAGATTGTGTCGTTTGTGAAATATTGTAAAATTTGTGGAGCAAAATAAAAAATATTTATTTTAAACAACATGATTTTATTTATTTTTTCTTATATTTTTTTAATAATTATTAAAAACTAGTTATTGATACAATATCACATGTATTGATTAACATGGTGACGAGAATAGCTTCGTCTGCGACGGTACGGTGAGCGTGATCTAGATCTAGACCTTGATCGTGCACGCGATCTGTACGATCTCGTCGACGGTGAGCGTGATCTTGAACGAGAACGGGATCGCGGACGTCCTGGGCGTCTTCTGTATGGCATTATTGTAAATTTACCTTATTTGTTGTATATTGTTCGTCGTTTGTTATTTTGTGTAGTAAGTGTTTTGTCGATGGTTTGTGTTCGTTTTCTGCCGTTAACATCTCCCACGACCAATTTATCAACAACATTATTGCGTGAATTTTCACGTACACGCTCCAATACCACAAATCGTTTGTTGTAATCTTTTATGTCGAATTTAATATTTTCGGCAGCACTCTGCTCCACGGCATTAATAAAAATGTTGTTAATACTATTGTAAACCATGCGATACATGTTGCAATTGCGTTCCATTTCGGCGGCAACACTCTCAATGTTGGTCAACGTGCTGCTGCGAAACAGAGCATTTTTATTACCGCCGCTTATACAATGTGTGGGTTTTAGAGTCACAAGTAATTTAAACTTATCTGCAAAAGCTTTGCTGGGCTGCACTTCGTTGTCGTATACATTCAAATCCGAAATATATTCTCGTACGCGCACATTTGGATATTTACACAATTCGTTGTTAAGCGCATATTGTAAATTGGTCAACATCAACACCAGCGATTCGTTATCCAAACGATAATTGGTCATAGTTGTCAGGTCACGCAAATTGTCCAACACAAAAGATTTTGTGTTCGCATCAACAGTTGGTATACAAGTTTTTGGCGTTTTAAACAACAATTGTTCCATTAGCTTAAACAACGGTTGTAATTTGGGTTTTTGTGAAATGAACAAATATAATTTTACAATATCTTTAACGGTAAACACGGTGGACGACACAGAAGCAGAAACGAAATATGTTGCAATTTTTTCCGCATAACTGTGGTATTGTTTCATGTCCAACACAATGGTGGATGGTGTAGTAACGTTTCCTGCACTTGTGTTGTTCAACAACAATCGTCTATAAAATGATGGAGATTGATTTGTCGTCGTTGCGGTCATCATAGGATCCGTTGGGTTTTGTAAATATTGTGAATACATAACACCACCTTGTGTCACAATTAATTGATCCGCCGTTTCGGCCGCTTCGTTGATTAAATCGCCCAATGTTGTAACATCTATGGTGATGACGTTCGTGTTGTTGCCCAATAAAGGAAAAAATTTTTCCCAAAACGGATACGTCATTTGTCCGTCTTCCATGATATTTTTTAATTTTTCTATAGTTAAAAATAATCTAGTTTTTGCACTACTCATTGTGTTGTGCAACAAAAAAAATTGTGCTCGTACTTATTAATATTCCATTTGTTGTTCCTCTTGTTGTAGTGTTGTTTGTTGTTCTTGCTGTTGTGGTATATTTTGTATAGTAAATTTGTTATTAATAATTGCGTAAACTACATCTAACACTTCTACAGCATCGTCAGCGCCTCTTATCACCAATTCGTCTTCGTTGTTTTCCAAACCTTTAATGATACGTTTCAAACCGCGCGTTTTAGGCACAAGTGTGTTCAGTATGTTTATTTTGCCCGACGACTGGTCCGCTTTGATGTGTCTACCCACACCTTGCGCCAGCAACGCGTCATACAACGCTTCGTTGTTGACGTTAACGTTGGGCGGTGAAACGTTTGTTGTCAAGTCGTTGCGTCTGCTGAACAAACTATCTTCCATTTTTGCAATTGAAAAAATTTGTCGTATCACCTTAATATGACCGATTGTTGTAGCAAACGACTCACATCATTTTTCAAATTATATTTGTTAAACAATTTCACAACACACTCTTTAGATGCGACAAAATTGTTTGTCAACTCTGAACACAAATCATTTTTGATGTCAATCAATTTGTGTATAACACACTCGAACTCGTCTTGTGTATAATCTTTGAACAATACACGACAAATGTTGCGCAATTCCAATTCACCTGGGGACGAGACAACAATAAATTTTGCGCCTTTAGCGATGGCACGTTCGTCGTTGCGTTTTTTCGCCTCCAAATAAATACGCAAATAAAAACCGATAAATATTTTGTGCACCAATTTTCCCACTTGTTTGTTGCTGAAATTCTTTTCCATAAATTGACGCAAAGGCGTGTACGTTTTGGTGTAGTAATTTGTGTTGTTCAAATTTAACAACAAATATTCTACGTTTTGCACGCCTGACACGTATTCACAACAAGTTTTTATTAATGGATTACACTTTTTAAAATTCCAATATTGTGGTGTTGCTTTGTCACTCAAAAGATTGTAGAAAAATTGCAACAATGTATTGGTGACAATATTGTCTACATTAAACACCTCTTCGTCTACTTCGCTCATGTTAGTTTTGAATAGGGCAAAAAACAACAGTGGCACACCAAGCATGGGTTTGAAAAAAATATCCCAACCGTTTTGCAAACTGCTGTCAAGCAGTGTTAAACCGTGCGACATATAATTTGCACGACAATACAAGCATTGTAATTTTTTTAACACAACACACTTGTCACAAAAAGCCACATCTACAGTCGGCGAACAATTGTAGAAATTGCGCACACTCTTCATGATCAATTGGAAACAAGGCACCTGTCCAATAAAATCGTTATCTATGAACAGCTTGAACATTTGCTTGACTTCAGGTTCGCTGTTTGTCTTTTGTTCGTAATCTTTTTTTATTACATCAATCACATATTTGTATTGTGAAAAAAATGTTAATTTGTCAAAATTAAACAAATGCTGTTGTTGAAAGAATTCGGCCAACAAAAAAGTGAGCGTGTCGATTTCGTATACATTTAACGAACACGTGAATGTGACATGTTTGGTTTCCAATTGTTCACAAAGTTTGTAAAACTTTAAATTGTATTGTATGTCGTATTGTTGCACATTTTTGTTGTTGTCTTCGTCATCCATTGCCCCTTATAAAAATATTGTGCGTGTACACACACACACACACAAATATGTTGATATTGGATCCAAATGTTGAACGTGTCACGCAACTATTGAACACCATACCCGACAACGCATTGTATCATGCACCATCTAAAGCGATCATGTTAAAATCACTCAAAAATTTGTGGTGTAGCAGAGGTTCACACAATTATAAATTTTTGCAACATTTTATCAATCAATTACAACCGAACGAATTAAACGATTTTACACAACAAGTGTTTGTAAAAAATATTGATGACAATAGCAATACTAATGTAAATGTATTACAACAAAAACAACAACAAGCGACGTGGTGGTTGTCACAAAAAAAAAGATTGGACGACAGTTTTTGGATAGTGGACAACACGAACGTGTACAAAGAACACAGATCTCGTGTGCCATTTGACGAGATAACAATTTCATTGTTAAACATTCACGACATCATTGACGCGTTTGGTATGTATTGTGTCGCGTCGACTTGCGATCTCATGAAACGCATTAGCGTTGAAGTGTTCCATGAAAATTGCGTGTCGGACGAGACATCGTTCAAAAGCGTTGTGACTTCCGTGGTGCGTCGACGATACAAGAGCTTGTTTTCGTTGCCGCCTTTGCGTGATGACATCTGTTATAGATTCACAAAAAACTGTCAAACACTTGTACAACAAATACGTAACGTTGTATAAATACATTTGTGTGTTGGAACAAGACTTAAAACCGCCCGCATATCGACGCAAAGATAACGATAATAGTTTACGCAAAATTTATCCTATTGTACCTACGTATATTGCGACGGATTACGATATTATCAACGAATATTGTCATAAAATATATAAAAGCAGATATTTTCTTTTAAAAATTAACAGTCAACAACAATCTCAATTGTAATAAAGTCAACGACATGACATCCGCTCCCAATGTTGTCATTACCGAAATGGTGGACGAGGGTCATCAAGAAGAGGACAATAAATCTTTAATACCGAAAATTGTCACCATGCAAGAGGTCGAACTGTACAATCAAACATACCTTAAACGATGGGACACTCTAATGGTGGAGAAATGCAACAACAAAATTGAAAAAGACCGAAACCAGTACATGAGCATGTTGCGTTTGGTGGGTGTTCACAATAAACAATTTTTGGATCGCATCACAGAAACAAAAAGATTTCCGGTGCTGTCGGTGTTGAAGCAATATTTAAAAGAAGACGAACACGGTCTTTGTGATTATGATCAAAAGTATTTGCAAATTTTGAAACTAGAAGGCAAAGCGAACTCGAACAAAATTAAATATTTATTCGGCTTAAGAACCATCGGTAAACCTAAAAAATCCCATTTTTGGTGTAACATCAACGTGAGAATTTGCAAAGGAGAATTTGGTGAATTTATGGCATACAATGTGACCGACGAAATACATCTGGTCATGTGTATGGAGCAAATAATGGGCAAATATTTGTGTCAAGTTGAAAAACGACAAGATAGCAATTTGGCCATAAATATTGACAACAATAACATACTCAATATACCAAAAGATTTCAACGATAGAAAATCTTTCATGCAATTATTTTTTTTAATTGACGAAAAAGACAACTACAAAAATGTGGAGAATAACAGTGTGGAGTATCCTGTTGTGATTAAACAAATGCCAGACGTGATGTTCAATAGATTGTTCAGCATTCCAGAAAATCAAAAAACTGGTGAATTTCGCGAGTTTATTTGTATGATGTCGTTTTATGGTGTCGAAGAAACTGTCAAAAAAATATCTAAATTTGATAACATACTCGAGTATAATATGTTGTATCAACCACAATTATTTTTTTATATTGACAAAAATTAAGTATTATCATTATTAAAGTTGTTGTGTGTAAAAAACATATCATGTCAATTTTAATCAATACCATTATCCCTTCGTTGTCGTCATCGTCGTCGTCTTTAAATCCTATTTTTTATAGAGTGTATTTGGACGACAATATTATGTATCCATTGTATGTAACCAAAATTTTGTTGCAATGTACATTAGGAAAACGGGTAATAAATGACATAGACTGGATTAAAAGTAGAAAACATTGTTTATTTGTAAAAAAAAAGTACACAGTTAAACTATTACACAATATTACATTTTTTTATCCAAACGGTTTAATGTTTAAAACTCTTAAAATTAATAATGAAACAGAAGAAGAAGAAGAACACGAATAATAAACAATAAAATGTACACTATTCACGAGAACCACATTCTACTAATTCCTTTGGTAAACATTTTTGTAATTCAATATCATAATTGTGTTGTGGTGGACACGTGTACAAATGATTGTTACTACAATCTATGTATTGGTTACAATTGCGAAACGGTTCTATTGTGGGTAACATATTATAAATATTTTCACAACTAATAAAAGACGCATTGTATCTGTTTTTGCAGTTTGTCAAATAATAATGCCGACAATCGTGTGTGTTTACAATATCGAATCTTTGGTCATGAGGACAACTCATTAAAATACCTAATCTATTGTAATATTGTTGACAATTTTCAATGTCTGGTGTGTTGCGGTTATTGTACCAGTCTCCAATAGTTTCACGTTGTTTATGTTGTCTATTTAACATAATAATAGATAATATTATAAAAAAAATAATGTAACTTGTACAGATAGTTTTAACATTATTATAATTTTGATTTATGTATGTACTTAATTTACACAATTGTCACAAAAAACCGGACGAACTTTGCGCAAATACCACTCGTCGTCAATTAATTGATAAGCGTTATCTACAGGGGAGGCGCATATAAAACATCGTGTATACGCGTCTAGACGCATTCTCAATTTAGGAGACATTAATCGAGCAACAACACAATAATTATGAAAAGAAACAACAATTATTTATTGACAATAAAAAACAACGATGAAGAAAATGCTGACGAGTCTTGTGCTGCAAAAAAACAGAGGACAAACGAGGATAAAGCTTATTATAATATACAAGAAGAATCCAAAAACACTACGTGTCTAAAGGTGATGGTAACCAATGAGGAATTATTTAATTTTAACATACACCTTGTGGACAACGAAGAAAAAAAAGAATTATTTTATGAATTGAAAAAAGACATTTTAAAATATTTGTGGACCAATTGTAAAAAAACCATTAAAATTGGAAAATGTTATGAGATAATTGTAAATTTTGTTTAATAAACCCTAGTGGTTGTTATAGGATGGTTCGTCGTCGCGTCCAACACGCAACAACATCAAGAAAATGGAAAACGAATATAAAATGTATTGTATTTTTGTTATAATCGTAATTATGTATATTATTGTTTTGACACAAAAAAAATTTTAAAATGGAAATGATGATGATAATGATGTAATAAAAATTTTTACTACTTGTACAATTTGTGTATTTTATTTCACACAACAAATATTCACACGTTTAGATTGTATATATAAAGAGGACATGGCGTTGCTGAGTTTTTGGGTTACAAAAACACAAAAGATGCTATGGAAGACTACGTGGGAGGGCGTCGCGATTCGCGACCCCCTTGTGACGTCACAACAAATATTCACACACGTATAGACTGTATATATAAGAGCTGATCTCAAAAAATCAGTAGGTTGAATCTCAGTGAATCTCAGACAACAATCAATCAAAATGTCTCTAATAAAAAAATCGTGCAACATTGATGGAGTGATTTGCGAGGTGTGGATTGTACAAATAAACCACGACAAATTTATGTACGGTGGACATGGCGTTGCTAAGTTTTTGGGGTACTCAAAACCGTGGAATGCGTTAAAACAACACGTAAAGCCGCAGTGGAGTAAAAAATGGGACGAAATAAAGGGTACCCTGTTTCAAGGTACCCTTGTGACGTCATCAAACGATAATCATTTACCAACGAATTGGCAACCTAACACAGTTTTTATCAGTGAGGCGGGCGTGTACGCTCTTATCATGCGTTCGAAACTACCTGCTGCTGAGGAATTTCAACGTTGGTTGTTTGAAGAGGTTTTGCCTGAATTGAGAAAAACGGGAAAATACAACATTCAAAACAAACAACAAACATCCACAGAAATTGTTAATTATGACAAAAAATTGGCTGACGCACAAATTGAAACATTGCAATTAAAACTACAACTTTCTGAAGCAAACATTACAATATCAGAAATTAAACGCAACTATGAACATCAAATGGCAGAGTACAAAGAGCGTGAATACAAAATGCAGCTTCAAATGAATGATTTGGTCAACGCGGCAAACATGACAATGACTCAGTTTGCTGTCAACGCTTTATTGGCTAAAGACAACATTGAAGAAAACCACCAGCTGAGGCAGACTTTGACGGACATCAGCAGCAGAGTGGTGCCCGAATTGAAAGAACAACCACACAAGGAGGAGTATATCACCGGTTATGAACGCATGGTGAACGGCAAACGTCGCATTCGCATGTGTCGCAGTCAACTGCACGAAATTGAACAACAAGACAAAGTGATCCAACGCTACCGAGAAAACGAGGGGACCTCGAAAGCCAAGCGTTCCAAGCCGTCCAAGCGGTACGCGTGGCTACGCGATTCGGAAAAGTTTCTTCAACTCAAGTGTCCCAATCCGGTTATGGTGTGGTTGAAAGTGCGCGCTGACCAACCGCACATGTTTTACGGCCTGCGTTACACCAACAAATTAAAAACAGAAATGGAGGTGTTGAACGAACAAGAACTTTGTATCAAATACAAAAACGACATGTTGATGTGTAAACAAAACAAAAATATACACTCAAAAATAATTGAAGAATTCAAGGCTTTAAATTTTATTGACGAAAATGATTGTGTGGCCAAATGTCTTACGCCCAGTGTAGACGCAAAGGAACGCATAAACACCACTGTGGAGAGTATCGTCGAAAACATGTCTAAAGAGTTGGTGCCATCCACACCGCAGCGCAGCCATTTGAATGCTAGCGAAATGTACACAGCCGAACAAGTGGTGCAAACGATGAACAACTGCCAAAATTATTTTGTTAAAAACGTATTCAACATTAATTTTGTAACCGCGCCTGCTCAAAATAAAGCTATCGAATGATATATAATGTACCTAATTTTTTTTATTTATATAAAAAATTAAAATAATATTGTAAAACGTGTTTTTATTAATTGAAACCACCATCGAATTTTTATTAGTTTTACACAAAGCGCAAAAATTTTTTGTGTAAAGTTTTACGTAAAAATTTGTAAAATGTTTTGTAAAGTATTTTTACGTAAAGCGTTTTTACGTAAAACGTTTCAGAATGATTTTATTTTAATCTCAAAGCTTATCAGCGCACAATTTATCAGAACGCAAAACTTTTTACGTAAAGCGTAAACCTATTAGCACGCAAAACTTTTTACGTAAAGCGTAAACCATCACGCAAAACATTTTACGTAAAACGTCTTTGAGTATTTTATTTTTATTGGTTATCAATATTTGATGTACATTTTACGTAAAAACTTTTGTGTATTACAAACGCTTTACGTAAATTGAGCGAATTCATTCAATTGAGCGAATTTAAATTCAAAGGGGACATTGTTTTAATACCCCTTTTTATTACGTTTGAAATAGAGTCGAAATTTGCTCATCACAAAATTTTGACTAAATTTTAATTAAACGAATAATGACACAAGATGAAGTATGTTTGTTTGTACATGTTAATGTAGATTTTGTGTTTAATTTTTTGTTATAAAAGAAACAATAAATATATGTAGGTATATACATAATAATAATAGAATGATGTGTCGTGTTTTATTTTTTATATTTTTAATTGATATATTGGTAAAACAACACCAACCCTATTGGTGTGCTTCGAGTGTGTCGAGCATCAAAGTTAAAAACATCATAGCCGATTTGGATTTTTGCATCACCAACAGCAACAATGAATTGACGGTGGGACGGGCAAATCATTGCGAAAAAATTTTGTTCAACATACACAATTTTGAAAAGAATCTAATTGTCATGTTCAAGCACACAATCAACAAAGCGTGTCAATATTTGTGCATAGACAAGTGTGGCAAATTGTATTATAGCACGGTTATATCGCGTGAAGATTGTGTGTTGACAACGGCGGCTTTTGAAAATATCGACACACTGTCGGTGCACAGAGGATCATATTCGGATTTCTTGGCAGTCACCAACAACTATTACATAACACCGATGAGCTTTAAAAAAGGCGATACTCTCAATCGATTTTACGAATACATAGAATTGGAGTACAGAACAATCGACAATACTACCACGTGTGAAGTGACACTTTCGCCCACGCGATCGTCGCGTGAATGCCAAGACAGCACACCGCCTCGCATGAACACAACATATTTGTCAAGAAAAAATTATTTAGATTACACATGGTTGCATCGAGCGCTTATTTATTTGGGCCTAAAAAAATATGTTGTGCCAACCACCAACACTCTTTCTTTTTTAGAATACAATTTTACAACAACAACGTTGTTGTAAAATAATTTTTTTATACACTAGAATAATGTTCAAAAGTGTTGAGTGTTTGTATTAAATTTTGATATTGATCCTGCCTAACGGCTCGGTACGCATTCACAACATACACACTTCGCGTTCGGTGATCAGGCGGTGGTTTTGTGACTTGAACAGCGCGAATGTCTACTAAAAATGCGACGGGCACCGAGGCGGGGTCTTCGTACAACTCGGGTCGTTGGTACACACATATTTGATGCATTGTACCCACACCGCCGCCGTATTGTCTCTCTTGTAAATACTGATAACAAGTTGAGCGAAAAGCTATTTGGATTCTGTAATTAGGTATGCATCTAAAAAAATCGATTCCGTCGTCGTGACCGGAACACTGTCCGTATGCCGTGTTGGGACACGAATTGACCCACGGGTCGTTTATATCAATCCAGTTTCTTTCATAAAAAGAAAAACGCCAATAGCCTTGGTACACATCGTACATGTAATTGTGCCACGCCGACGGCACAAAAACAGAGTTGATTTCAAATTTCAAAAAAAAGCGTGTGTCGATCATGCCGCCTGCTGTGTGTCCCGTCAAATTGGGGTACATAATAGGATGATAATTTGGATACACATCTTCCATGTTAACTTGAAGCACAATATCTGCATCGGACTTTAAACTATTACGACCCCAGAACACTTTTAAATCACGTCTAATGTTGTCGGTTGAGGGATTGTCTAATATTGGTTTTAAGCAATAATTAGGCACGACGGGATCGTTTTCGTTGTAACGCGTCAACAACATCGACACGGGACTGTATATGGGAAACAATCCGTCAAGTGCGGAACATTGACACATCACCAGACCTTTGCCGTCAAAACCACCTTGTTGATCGTACAACAATCGACCACTTGTCACCACACCCGTCACCGGATCCACGGAACACGGGTCTGGTAAACACACATTGGCACCTATTTGACGACGATATGTGGGATCAAAAGCGGGATGTTCGGCTTGAAGAAATCCGTCGTGACACGGAGGTCTAGCAAAAAATTGAGGATCGAGCATGACGTCGCGCATCACGCGCGGCCTACAGTATGGTGTGTTTGTTTCGCTTATTTCCGCAACGTAGCCCGCTTCGCAGTCGCACACCAAAGGTGTTGCGTTAATGTTTGCGATCACACCGTGTGGTTTGCACCCAACAGGAAACGTACAATCGTCGTACACGTTAAGCTGTGTCACCAAGCCGGGTCTGTCGCAGTGACACACCAAGGCAAAATTATCGTTATCGTCCACTTGACGGATCACCCACGTGCCGGTGTTAGGATTACAACTACGTGCGCTCTTGTTGTCTAAAGCCAAACACAATTTTTGGCCCGGTGTGATAACGACCTCTTTATTATCATCGCCGAACAGCTCCAACACGACAGTATCGTGGAATTCATGACACGATGCTAACGTCTCTGCACACAATTGACAATCTTCGTTGCTGTTACACGGTGTCAATTCCCGGTGACACGACAATTTGTTCTCGTCTATCACAATTTCTTTTGGTGGATTCAAAATTGGTATATTGCTGTTGTCGTACAAATACAAATTTCTGCTCGGATTTGTTGTGATGTTAAAATTTTGCACATTGATTGTGTGTACAAAAACAAAAAAACAGATTAACAATACTATTGTTATAATTAACAATATACTGTCCATGGCATTTTCTTATACAACAGAGCAATTGGAAAAGATTTGGTACAATATGGCGTACCGTCAAGATCGACATTGGGCATTTCTCACCGCACAGAATATATGGGTTCACACGGACAACAAAAAAAGATTTACCAGTTTTAATTCTTTTCAAAAGTATGTGTGGGACTTACAAGTTCAAGATATTCACGTAAAATATCTAATCGACAATACGTCACGCGAATGGATAATAGACGTGGATCACGCAGACCAAGACCCGCGACGAGTAAATTTGAAAAATATGATCGCTCACGCAACATTTGGTCCTTTCTTTGGACCGAACATTACGCGTATCGTGTTCTCGGGCAACAGAGGTCTACACATATGGTTAAACGCGGAGGAGTTTTGCATGAAAATGACCAGAGACATAAGAGAGTACTATTACGACATGATGCTGAAACCGCCCACAATTATATCAAACATTATGATCAAACCGAATTCGTTGTATTATCATTTTTTGCAGTCGTTCAACAATTTGTGGATAAAACGCGAAATAGTATCGCTTTATCCCGATATCAATTTCAACGACACACAAAAACTTATTATGGAATTTTTTCCGTACGTCGACAAACAAGTGTTTGTGTCGACAAAACAAATACGTGCACCGTACAGTTACAATAGCAAAGGAAAAAAATTTAGTTGCGATCATGTGTTGTTACACAAATAGATTGATTGTGTTTATCAAACCGCGCATTGGTAACAAAACACAATTACATTATGTCACGGGTGAAACAAAGGAAGAATTCAATATTTGCAAAAATTTGTATGTTAATTTAGAAATTGTTTTTGATAACAATGAATTATTGTCGTCGTCACACTCACCGCAAGAAATAATTGATATATTTAATAAAAACTTGTCACAAATAGAATATGTGACTAACAATTGTGTCATTGTGAATGATTATTACGAAAATGTAAAACAAACAATAATAAATGTTATCAACAATATAATAATATAATGTAGTAACTATTGTTCCTTCTATCTATCAACCACATAGCTATTTACCTACACTGAGTACACTTTATCCTTTTATATTTTGTAAAAGTTCATGTTTAAAAATATTCAACGAAGTGTTTATGTCATTCAATATATTGTTGTTTTCTAAATTTTGTAAAGATTGTTTAATGTCAATTAACAATTTGTTGTTTTCTTTTTCCTTCTCTTCCTCATTTTGTTGTTCGCCCACAAACAAATCTCGTATCAATCGTCTCAATTGTATGTAAGCGGGGGAATTGTTCTCCGGCAATGCGTTCATATATTTGCAAATAGCAATTGCATGAATAAATTTGGCCGTGTTCGTTTCCATTCTATACGACGTGTGTGTCGAGTTCCACAATTGGTTGGCAGAAATGCGCGTGAAAGGTGACAATAAATTTGACACACCGTTAATTTCTGCGTAACCGTTGATCACTTTGCTTTCGTCATTACTTACTATGAACACATCAATAGGACCGGAATTGTAATCAAACGACATTTTCCTTATTTAACATCTTAATAACACATAAAATTATATTTTTCACTTTCTACAAACCATGTTAAATCTATTTCAAAAAAATTACAATCTTTATTATTATTATTTATAATAGTAGAAAAATTAGTAGTAGTAGTAGTAGTAGTAATAGTATCAGTATACAAAGATACAACATTATAAATGTAATTAAAAAACAGATCGTAATTGCTGTATTTGTATGTAGACAATTGTCTATTTTCCATGTACGCAATATACTTTTTGAGATTCATTAATTCGATTCTGCGCACCAATTCTTGAGAGCGAAACTTGTGTTTCAACAGATCCACAGCGTAGACAGTATTACTTTTGCGTCGCAAACGTATGTTGTACGTGTTGGGTCGCTTGTTCAAATAGTACAAAGTGCCCGCCAAGATTGCGATAAACATGACATATTTATACATCTTTGTGTTGTCTTCCCATTCCAACACAAACGGATCTTTGTACACGTGCACTTTGTCAAACACCAGTCCGGTTTCTTCGATAAATTCACGCAAAGCCGTTTCGTAATCTTTTTCGCCTATGTCGTGTCTACCGCGAGGAATGCTCAATTTTTCCACAAAAGGAATGTGTTTGTTGTACTTAAGATTTCGATTCACGTTTTCGTTGTACGATTTGTTTGCTTGCAATATCACCGCTCGTCGGTTGTTATCGGTAATTAACAACAGACCGGCGTGTTTTATCTTTTTGACCATATCGGTCGAGCCTTATTAATCATACGCGCACACTTTAATTGATTTTTTTATTAATCAAAACAATTCTCGAAGGATCGTGTGTGCCTGTGGGAATACGTTTGCCCTTTATGAAATCCACTTTCAAATCCATATCGTTGTGCATAGTTTTGTTACAATTAGCTGCGCGTTTTAAAGCATTACAGCGTCTAGAATTCAACTCTAGCGGGTGCATCAAAGGTGATTTTTCCAAAGTGAACGTGTTCAAACACCCGCCGTTTAGCATTTCCAACATAATTATCGTGTACACAAAATATAAAGTTTCGTAGTCTTCGTACACAAAAACAAATTTATTTTTTAAACAATAATAATAGAATTTCATAGAATTGTACACGTAAAACAGTTTGTGTTGTGTGTACAAATAGTTTTCTGTGTCGGTCACAAACACGACATTAATAAATTTGTGCAAAATCAATTGTGACAATTGTTTGAGCACACAACTGCTAGGCTTTTTTGTCACAATTAAACAAGTGTTATGTAGAACGGTATTGAGCACCACGCGATAGTGTCGACTCAACAATTTTATCACACAATCACTGTTGTTAGTGTCCAATTCCAACACGATATACGTGACAGAGCATTTGTAACGTTTTGTTATGTCCGCCACGTTGCTAATGGACATGATCAATTTTTCAAAATCTTCGCACTGCCAACCGCGACCTATGAAATTTTTATTGTTATTGATGTGATGTTTAAAATCTAAACCACTCTGTATGAGATTCGTGGTCAATCGTATGCTTAATTGTTGACCGAGTGTGTAGTTGTCTTCGTAACTGCGCTCCCAAATACAATTCTCTATAAATTGCACGAGTTGCGAGTGATTCGGTAACTCGATGATTTTTTTTAATCTATCAAAATCTCCTTTGAACCAACGATCTTTGAGCAAAAGCGACAACCGCGGCATTGATTTACACAAAGCAAAACACTCCAAGTCCTCGGGTGTGCACGTGTGTACGTTGTTTGCGTCGAAACATATTAAATCGCATTCGTAACACACAAACCCTTCTTTGAACACCAAACGTTCGTCTTTGATCATGTACTTGTCTCGTGGACCGTTTTTGTAAACACCATGACAATACAACCAATACGCTTTCAGATCTGACATTATGTAGCGTGTACACAAAGGTAAATATTGAGTGTGCACAGTGTATAAAGATACGAATAATGTTGTATTAGATTCATTTTGAGATTTCATAATTATTGTACTAAATAAAAAAAACATTAATGTGATGAGTGTCCAGAAAATATATAAGGATTATTGTCAATTTATTCACATGGCCACTTTAAAAGAATTGTTTCAAGAAACATTAAAAACACAAAAAGACATTGCTGTGTTGTACAATCGAGTTGTGGGTGTTGAAAATGAATTGAAAGAAACATTACAAACTAAAGGCTACACAATAAACAACATCACAAATCGATTAGAAAATCTACACGACAAATTAGACAATGTTTTGTTAAAATTAAATGGTGTACACGATGCAACTACAATTACAACAACAACACTACCACAACCATCAGACAAATTTTTAAAAAAAGAGTTGAACACAGCATTACCACAACTATCAGACGAATCTTTGAAAAAAGAGTTGAACATTGATGATGTTGTCAATTGTGGTGGTGGTGGTGTTTGTAATAATGTTACACAACAAGATGATAATGACAAAATTTCCACTGTTACATCATCTGTTCCCGAACCTACAACAATATTAACATGTCCTGTCACAAAAGAACCAATTACAACAGAACCAACTACAACAACAGAACCAACTACAACAACAAAACCTACTAATAATACACCAGTGACAACTGAATTAACTACACCCATTAGTACTACTCCTTCTATTAATACTACACCAAATAACACACCTACAACATTGACAACAAGTGATGGAAAAGAAAAGAAAAAAATAACCAAAAACATAATTTAATAAAATTTTTATTGAAATTGAATTTTTATCAGTATTATTTACGCAAAAAATTTTTGTGTAAAAAATTTACGTAAAGACGTTTTACGTAAAAATTTTACGTCGTTCGTAAAATTAAAATTTTTATTGAAAGTCAAATTCTTATCAGTATTATTTACGCAAAAAATTTTTACGTAAAACGTTTTACGTAAATACATATTTACACAAAAAATTTTTACGTAAAGCGTCTTTACATAAAAGTTTTACGTCGTTCGTATAAATTAAAATTTTTATTGGAAGTCGAATTTTTATCAATATTATTTACGCAAAGAATTCTTTTTTACGTAAAACGTCTTTACGTAAACGATTAGTGATTACACCTAAAATGTTATCTATCAAATTTACGCCAAACTATTCTGTTTCTAGTTTCACGCCATAAACGAGTGGTCGGTTCGTCTAAACCGTTTCCACTCAACGGCACCACACCATTCAACACCACCACAAACGCAAAGTCTGTGTTTTGGTTAAACAAATCAGGTGGACACAAATGTTTGTGTGGTGTGTACTCGCTGACCAATGTGTCTAACGACAAACAATTGACACGAAATTGATACGAATTTTCCGTGGTGTTTAGACGATTTGTAACACCAGCGCATCGGCTGGACGAGTCGTGTTGATCTATGTGCTCCACACGAGTTGTGTTCACATCGCCACAATCACACTCGCCTGTTTCGAATATGGGTTTTACGTCTCTATGTACCCATTGCACCGAGGTGCAAACGTTAGGCAAACACTCGATAGTGTTCAGTGGATTGTTGAACATACGGTTGTGGCGTATGTCCAAGGCGTCACACCGCACCTCGAACCTAGGCTTTTCGCTACCGTCGACATCGGACACAACAATGTCCTGCCACGATGTCCTAAATGTGTTTCTGGTGATGTCGACAGGGCGTTGCAACAGATTGTCGTACAACACAATTTTGTCCAATTCCTCCGGTAGTATTTGGTCGGAATGTTGTCTACCTGCCATTTGTATCATGTTACTTTCGCCCGCGAAATATCTAGGATCTTCTGCGATACACGTCCACTGATTGACACTGTGTACAATTAGGGATGTTTCCGTGTTACAATTGCGTGGCACGGAATTCATGGTACAATAACCGCCACTCATCAACCGAGACCCGTTGATTATGAACACGTCTGTGGGTCGCACAAAGAAATACACAGCTCGTTCGTCGTTACACACGGCAGTACAATCGAACACACCCTCGTCGGTGGTGGTCACCATTATTGGTAGGGAGAAACAATTGCTGCTGCCCTCGAGTGTGTCAAAATTGTTGTACCACCTAAAAGTGGGCAAAATATGCAAAGGTGCATAACGACGACGACGCACGCTCTCTCTAAACTCCTCGTTGTTCAACAGCTCGTTGCGCTCCAATTTTTCGTCGTACACATTTTTGTGTGCGACATACAACGGCTTGTACAAAAGTAGCACGCACAAAACAAAGATAATACTTATCAACAAAAACATTATCTTATTTCAAAATATAAATTCAATTATATTGTATCAATATCGTTAGTTTAAAAGGAATAATTGTAGTCAGCAAGTGTAAAATTTATTAAACATGACATCATCGGTTTGTTCAATATCAGTAACAGGATTAAAACTTAGTGATTTTTTGGATGTTGATACATCAAAAAAATTCAACAAATCAATTTATTGTTCATCGCAAGGTAAACAATTTATAAATAGATTATTCCACATAGTGAATGTTATAAATACTGATAATTTTTATTACACTCCTTTGGGTTTTGAATACAACAATAAAAATAGTTTTTTTCTACGCGATGTTGAGCCTGATTATGATTACACCGAAGATGACGAATTAATATACATAAAATATATAGAAAAAAAAAGAGAACCTATAATAATATACCATTATATTGGTAGCCCCATAATGGATGGTGAATGTTATGAAGAAATTAAAAACTTGGATGAAATAGATTTACGAAAATATAATGTGAAAAAAACAAATGAAGAAAACTGGCCTCATATTAAATTGGAATTTTGGCAAGTTATAGCTTTGTTGAACTGTTGTAACGTGAGCACTTTAAAAGAGCTAAAATGGTGCGGTTACAGGGCTTTATTGACAGTTTTGATTTATAATTCCAAAAAATACTACAGCGACGCAGCGAATCAATGGTGGTTAACACGAGACAACTTTCACATGTTCACTGTTTACAGTATAAAAAAATCTGAAGTGATGCTAACGGATAACATCGATCACATAATAGGTTTTTCGTCTACAAATCAAGGTGTAATACTAATGAATGAGTTGCCTTACTATTTTTTGCCACATTCTTATTTTAAAGAATCGCAAAATTTTAGAATAATATATAAATATGTATTGTATTTATGGTATAGATTTTGTGATTATTACAAATTTGAAAATCGTTTTTTTCAACAAATAGATTTTATAAATGATGTAATTGTGTCGCGTTGCGAAAAATTGACCAAATTGATTTGTTACGAAAACCAAACAAAACTGTTGTATACTATTGATTCACCGCATGAATATATACCATTGTTAAAACATTTAGAAAAAACAATAGACTATCCATATTATTGTATTGATTTTTCCATATCTTTATTGTCAAAAGTAAATAGTATTATTACTGCTTGGAACAACATACACAATTACACACATGATAATAAATTAATGTTTAAATATATTTGTGAAAATCAATATAAAAAATTGTAATTTATGTAACGTTTGATAATGTTTATCAGTCTGTTCGGGTGATATGTTTATCAAGAATGATTTAATATATAAATTTGAATTTATTGTATTTATTTAGTCAGTTTACATTTCGATTTCAACAAATAGATAGGTATACCAGCAAAAATGAAGCTCAATGATTATTTGGACACTGACATATCGAAACAACTCGATAAATCAATTTATTGTTTACCAGAGAGTATTTATTTTATTGACAGATTATATCATCTAGTGACTATTATAAATGAAGGTAGTTTTTTATACACCAGAAAAGGTTTTGAATACAAAGAAAGGCATTTATTTTGTTTGAGTTTTGCTCCCCGCGATAGTTCTTCTGAAGATGATGAATTTTTATACAGAAAACACGTAAGAAATGAAAGAAGACCTAGAGTAAGATATGAATGGTCTTCAGACGGAGAGGATTGTGTAGAAGTTATAGATGAAATAGATTTAAGAAGATTTGCCGTAACCGGAACAAATGCAGAAAACTGGCCATGCGAGGTTAAATTGCAATTTTGGCAAGTAATAGCTTTGCTAAATTGTTGTAATGTAACCACTTTAAAAGAGCTAAAATGGTGCGGCTACAGGGCTTTATTGACAGTTTTGATTTATAATTCCAATAAATACCACAGTGACGAGACGAATCAATGGTGGTATTGTCGCCAAAATATTAAAGTGTTCACTGTTTCCAGTATAGAACTATGTGATGTGTTACCAATAATGGATTTAAACCTTGATCATATTATAGGCATGGGGGGAATTTCATGCATGAATAATTTACCAGAGTTTCTTTTGCCGTGTTCATATTTTAGACAATCTTTAGATTTTCAAAATGTTTACACGTATGTGGTGTATTTGTGGTATAGAAATTGTGATTATGAAAATCGTTTCTTTTGTGTCACTAATCCAAAAAAACAACTGATTGTAACACGTTGTTACGAATTGACTAAAATGTTTTGTTATGAAAATGAAAAAAAAGTGTTTATTAATCCACGCAAATATAATTCGCTAATAATATTTTTAAAAAAAACGATTGATCATTACTTAGATTACGCTTTTGGTTATTATTTAATTGAAATAATTCCTAATAAGATTAAGTTGAAAATAAGAAATATTGTTAAAACTTGGGATCTTAAATACAAACATGAAACTAGTGTTTCTATATTTAAATATATTTGTAAAAACCAATATAAAAAATTGTAATATTTTTTAATGTATTTTACCTATAGGATTGTGTAACGTGTGTTTTTTTATAAAAATATATTATATTACTGATTATATTTAATGTGATATTATTTGTGTACACACTTCCTTTCCGATTATTATGCTTTTAACATTTTGTGTGATTATAAACATATTGTTAACAACATTTTTGATACAAGAAACACAACAGCAAGAACAACAAAATGATTTGGTTCAAATCACCCCTATTACCAACACAGGATTTCATTATGAGTTTAAAAGCAATTTGGGTTTTGTCATTAACACATGGACATTTTTGTTAAATGTCGATTACAACATTTTAAAAGGCAGACTGGAAGCTTTGCAATATTTATCTGATAAAATAATTAACGATAACACACTATCAAATTGTACTTTGGATTTTTCGTTTAAAGAAGAGTTACAACATGTGATAAATAGACGTATAGCTAATTTGATGGACGTGCATGACAGTATACGATATCTTTTAGTGCACAAACATCACGCCATCCGCAAAAAAAGAAGACAAAAACGTAGCTGGTTTTCTGGTACTTTTAATTTTGTGGGTCGATTCTTCAAAAACATGATAGGCATAATGGACGATAGGGACGCTGAGCTGTTGTATAATGTGGCCAATCGAGTCAACGGTACGGATCATCGCATCAAAATACTCTCGGAGGAGAGCATGTTGATCTCACAACAGCTGCAGAGCGTCGAATCTAATCTAATGAATCTGGTAGGGTGTATGTTTTTGGAACGTCAATTAACATATATGAAAAACAATTTGGACGACATAGAGTCGACATACAATAGAATCGTTTCTAGTATTCAATCTGCCTTGTTTAGCAAACGCTTATCCACGCAAATATTGAGTCCAAAAGTGTTGTTGAAACAAATGGAAGACATAGACAAATTAAACGTGTTGGACAAAGAGACAGAGTGGGTGGTGTCGCCCACTTTTGATGAAATTCACAACATTCTTCAACTGGTACAGTGCAATGTGTTTATCAATCCACGTGACGAGATAATGTTTATTGTACAAGTGCCGCGCATCGACAAATCCAAGTATTTATTGTACAAAACAATCTCGCTGCCCGATTGTGACGAGTTTAACGTTTGCAAGTTTATCGCTCCGCAAAGTCCGTACATTGGTTTCGAGACGCGAAACAATCATGTCACCACGTCCAAGCATTATGTGCGTTTAGACGACACGAGTACGTGTTCGCAAGTGCTTGACAATATGACTTTATGTTTTGGTTCGATAACGAGCAAACAAATAGAATATTCAAAGCATTGTGACGTGAGACTTTTTAAAAAATTAGAAGTAAACAATTGCGAAGTGCACGCGACACGCTTTGCCGACGAGATATTTTACAATTTGAACAATGTCAACAAATGGTTGTACATGGTGTTGACAAAAAATCCCGTTCACGCGGAGCTCAATTGTGGCAGTGGCAAATACGACCAACGCGTGACTTTGCACGGCATGGGAATCATCACGTTGATGGGTTATTGTAAATTGCGCACGTCCAGATCTATACTAATCAGTAAACGCGTGCCCCATTACGAAGATGAGGAGCCGTTCACTGTGATTCATTTTAATTTTAGCAATTTTCAAATACCTAAAAATTACAAATTTGCCAAACAACAATTGAAAGATTTAAATTTTGGCACAATTAATGAGGTCACAAAAAGTTTGGAACGTCTGTGGTCCGACGAGCAAAACGACACAACAATCGTGGTGCTCGATACCGGAGACAACTCCTTGGCCAACTGGTACGAACCGGGATTGTCGTGGTTCGGTCATTTGTTTGGCAATTGGTGGTGGGAGTTAAAAATGTTGTTTTATATAATTATCATAGGAATTATAATTTCTGTAATAGTTTCTATTAAACGTTTAATTTTTTAAAAAAAAATTAAAGGGGAAAGAAATGAGGAAGAGGAGGTAGGAGGGAAAGCAAACGTGAAACGAATACACACTTATCAGCTTTACGTAAATATTAGTGATACGTATAGTCACAATCAGTGCTTATCATACAGTATATATTGCGGTTCGCGTTTATACTCGGCTTCAGTCCAATCAATTGTGTAGGAAATAAACAATGACGAACAACAACGACAACGAATTGGTGAAAACACACGATGGTGTTTTGTATTCATCAATTGACCACAATAATAGTTTGTCTTCGTTGGATTTGAGTAATTTCGACACTTTGGAAAAACCACTTGATAACGAAAACAGTGAAACAGCCTTCGCTGTTAAGAGCATAGTGTTACCAGTCGATAATAACGAAACACAAAGTGCTGTAGACAAAATTTGTGAAGAGACAAGAACGATAACAGAATTAACACCGCACCAGATTTTAGATGACACGTTAAAGTGTATTGACGTCAACACCGAAAACGTGACACAATTATATAAAAGGCCCGACAACAATCAAATAACTGAAGAACAGCAGCAGCAACAAAAGCATCAGGATTACCAATTCTATCATCATCCACAACAACAACAACAACAGCAGCAACAACAACAGCAAATTTTTTGTCAACAATATTGCTATCAAGAAATTCAACTGCAACAAGAACGATATAATAATTTGAATGAAAATTATGAAAAATTACAATTGAATTATAATCAATTGCGTCGAAAACACGAAATGTTAAAGAGTGATTTTACTAAAGAGCAACAACAACGTGCAAAAATTCAAAGTGTGAACAAAAAGAAAATTGCCGAAAAACGTGCGCAAGTTGAAAAATTAATGGACGAGAAATTTAAACGATGTCGGCAAGAAATTTTGCGAGAACTTAATATGGACGATGCTAACGACAACGACGACAACAATTATGAGAATAAAGAACAAATTTTTAATTTAGAACAAGCGCTGAAACAATCGAAACAGTGTGTCAAGGAATTGAACACGAAATTGAACAAAGCCATTAACACTATACAATATTACGAGAGTAAATGTCGTAAAAATAAATTACAAAAGCAGCCTGTTGCACATTCATCGCCAAATTCATCATCATCTTTCAACTAATATTATGTATCATTATTGTTAATTAGGTTTAATTAGGTTAAGGTTTTTCTTGTATTTTTAAAATAATAAACTTTTGTAACAAAAATATTTTTTATTTCCAATCTAACAAAGCTTCTAATGCGCTAATGACACCTTTTAAAAATCTATTAAAATTAATTTCTAAATAAATAACATCAGCAACATTATTACTATTATCGTTTTGGTAATTTTTTAAATAATCAAAATATAAAATAACACTTTGGTTTAAAGATTTACATAATTTTTGTGATAATGATTCTTCTATTTCTACCTCCTTATTCTCATTTTTAGATTCTACTTGATTGTTGTCGTCTTCTAATTGTTGTTGTTGCTGTTGTTGTTGTTGCATAGGTGGCTTGATGTTGACAATTTTGTATCTAAACAATAGATATTTGCGTGTTAGATCAATTCTTTTTTTAATTTTTTGAACACTTTTTGTGTCGTTAAAATTTTTAATGTATGGTGGTAATTTTTGAAACACAAATTGCTCCAGCATCATGTGATAGAGATCGTTGTCGGCATTGATTGAGAACAAATCGCTGACAGTGTAATATTTCACACCATCACGAATAGCGTGTGGTGAAATATTGTCTACACAATAGCCGTTGTCAATCAAACATGTTGCGTCCAAGCCGATGTCGTTGTTTTCCACATCCTCTAATACACACCAATCAAACACGTAAATGTCGTTGTATTCTAATTTGTGTATCACATCGGACGTGGTCATTTTCTCTTATCTTTACATAGTTTTATTTTTGCATAAAAAAAGATTATGCAATAAGTAGTATGTCACCTTTGATAGGCGTGATTTTAATTTTGTTCATTGTTGCCATATTGATAGTGTACATGTACAATTGGTTGTTACGTGAAAAAGAATACGATAACACTATCGATAAAGGAATTCGTGTGGTGTTCGATAGACACAACATTTTAAACTGTGATACAATACTCGTACCTTGCGTGAACAACACACAGTGTCGCGATAATTGCCAAAACGGCACAATGACGCATTGTAGCGAGACAGGCTATTGCGCTCGCGGTTCAAGCGTAATCATGCAACAAGAGGACGAATGCGACGCGAGTCTCGGCATGTTTAGAGTTTTCACGACAATAGGCAATTTGGGCACACAAACAATCTGTTTAAGTTTGTACAGAGACGTGATAGACGATAACGCTCAACTCAGGTCGTATGTGTGTGAAAACGGATCGATGAGCATAGATTTGGTCAACGAGCCGTTCGACGCACATAATTGTCAATGTGACATGGGTTTTACACGTTTTTTGTATAACAGTGGTTCGTTTACACGAACAATACCCGTGTGCATACCTAATGAGTTGGTCAATATTTATTCACGCATATACAGACGTTAATCAATCAGTCAAATTAAACAAAAATTGAAAACCAGACGTGATCGTGTATTGTCCGTTTGATGTTTGTCCATTTATTAATGTACTCGTGTCCACTATTTGCATAAACGCTTTTATATCATCTAATGTATGTTCCGACATGGTGGTGGTTTCGTTAACAAAACTGACACTCAATTGCATGTTCTCTTGCAAAGCCACCAACGGATACATAAATAGGACTTTCACGTTACTCACTGTTACGGATATTACGTTGGTATTTAGAAGAAACACCCTCAAATTGTCCGTGTCTCCCTCAACGTTAAGTTTGTAAGACGCCACGGCGGTTTTAGAGTGTAACGCCACATTGCCCAACACCTGCTCGACAATCTCCACAGTGTTGTTTTGCACGCGTGTGGTTAGCGATGGCACATTCATACCGGTTATTGGTACCCTGTAACACACCACGCCATTGTAAACAGTGCCATCGCTGTTGTTGCCGTTCGCTTCGCGCTGTTGTGCAAACGAAGGATCCGGTGTGACTATGGACGTGTCTCGAGCCAATACCACAATACGACCGTTGGACGTACCCAAAGCCCCTTCGCGTACACCCATGTCGTAAAACAATTGATACATGCCTTCATTATAGTACAGGGTGCACGAAACAAATTCCATTTCCTCCAATTGTGCAAAACGTGAACGTGAAAGCATTGCACCACAGTTGCTAGTATTCACAATAGCCGTTTCGCCAACGGCGGGTCGGAACGATTGTGTGGAAGTGGTGGTTGACGGCACGCGCAACACTCCGTTTGGCGTCAAGCACAACACACCAGATTCAAACAATACACTGTTTCGTGTGTAATTGATCACGGGTTTGTTACGATTCCACAATCGTCTGTTCATGGCCCACAGAGGTGCGTGCGTGTTGTTGGTGGGGTCGGCTTCGTAATACGCAAGACGCGTCGTTGTGCCCACCACACAACCGTAATATTTTTCCGATAGTTTTGTCAAAACTTTCGAATAATCGGACACGTGCACTGCCAACGGGTAGTCAACGAAGAAACCTATCACGTTGGAAAACATGGTGCCGTTGCGTGACATCACGGCCGGATTGACCATGCCTTCGGGACTTGCCACGCGCATGATCGATTGATCCAAACCCTTTTTGTTCAACACATTCTCTCCAAAATAGTAAATATAATAATTGAATGTGAAAAAAGAGTTGATCAAATATCCATAGGCACGCACGTCTATATGATCTATGTAAATATAATCTCTAGCCAAGCCGTTGCCCTCGTCCACGAGTGGAAATTTAATTATCAAAAGCACATCTTGCACGGACGGCTCTTGATTAATAACATTCAATTGTACTAATCTTAACATTTGTCCGTACACATACGGCACACCCATTCTCATGGCGTTGCCCGCCGTACGAACCCATCCCATAGAGGTGGTGGCCGTGGGCAAATATAGCCCCAAATAGCGTATAGTGAGTTGAGCACACGTGTTAAAGTGCTCTGTGTCACACAACACAGCGGTCACATTCATGAAAACCTCTGGCATGGTAATGGTAAAATGGTACCAATCCGCTATGGGTCCCCATGGTGCGTTTTGATGTGGCGGAACGTCGGGCAGATTCCTACCTAACAATCGTAGACCCATAGTTAAATTTTGAGCGAGTGCTGCACTTTTGTGCAGGTCATCGGTGGGTGTGTTGTAACGCACACAATACCCTATCATAGTGTGACACATAGTGCCAAAGTCGGCCGTGCTTGTCCACGGTTGCAGGTTGTCGAACACGGTGGTGTTATTGAATGAACGCGTTGGGTTGACAATTTTTTCCGCTTTCTGATTAAATTGTAAGGCTAATGTGTCTTTAAAAAACTTGTGAAACATATCCAATTCTGCGCTAGCCGGTTGAGGCGGAAGTTCTTCTTCTTCTTCAGGAATTGGTGGGTTTGTAATCGGCGGATTCGTAATCGGCGGATTCGTAATCGGCGGATTAGGAGGAGATGGGTCGGGTTGCGGTGGATTAGGTTGAACAGGAGGGGGACTCGGATTTGTAGGCGGTTCATTAGGTGGTACAGGATTAACAGGCGGTGGTGTCGTGGTCGTATCGTTTTCGCAATCACATTCGCACGGTTGGCATTTGCAACAATTCCATACGCTGTTGATATTTTGAACAATTAACACGACCAACGCAACTATGACAAAAATTAAAGCAAACATTACTGCTCGTTCGCTGATAACAAATTCTATCCATGTCGGATTATAATCGTTATCGTTATCTTCCATATTTAAGTAGTTATAGCTTAGTATGTATATTAAGTTTTATAAAAATGCACGAAGACATATTGGTGTTGTTGAAGAGTTACAACAACAAATACAACAAATTAGATGACGCGTATCATGAATTGCGACAACAATACGACATCACACAATATGAGTTGCGATGTGTGAAAAAAATTTTGCAAGAAATATGCACAACAGTCGCACCACATCGTTTACAATACATACAACATTTGTTGGACACGCACGACAAAAACTACAAAATGTTGTACGAAGAGCGTAACACCAACATACCGTTGGCGCAAATTCGTTTTAAAAATAATTTAACAGTCGATCAAAACGGCAAAAGTATGTACGTTTGGGATGTGTTGTGACGTGAAAAATATTAATTAATAAACTTGTGACATCTTTTTTTTCGTCATGATTATGAAACTTCGTCATGATTATGAAACTAATTATAATAGTGTTTTGTGTAAAAATAATAATAATATGTGATGCGTATACAATTGACAAATACTATTGGCGCAATCGTCACAACATTACATACAGTTTGTTCACAAACACTGTGCCTAAATATTTAAATGTGACTCAAATAAAAAATGAAACACACAACGCGTTGAGTGTATGGCACGCTGCAAAGACGTACGACACCAACGAAAACATTTTGCGTTTTGTGTACACACACGATAACGATGTGCACGCCAATATAAAAATTAAATTTGCCGTATACGATCATGACGATTCGTTTAATTTTGATGGACGCGATGGAATATTAGCACACGCTTTTCCACCGCCTTTAATTTTTTTTAACGACACCGATGCCACAAAAATAACTAGCCCCGTTAGTGGTGAAGTTCATTTCGACGGTGACGAATTGTGGTTGACGCAAAACGATGCAAATCCATCGCCCAACGGCACTTCGTTTATGTACACACTGGTGCACGAAATCGGTCACGCGTTAGGTTTGTTTCATTCTAGTCAAGAGGAATCGATAATGTATCCATTTTACAAATTTCAAATGGTAAACAAAACTATCAGTTTGCAAAAAGACGACATAAACGGTCTCGATCAATTGTATATTGGTCAACGACACCAACATCAAACAACAACATCAACATCTGTGATTGTGGAGGAAGAGTTACCCTCGTGGTTGTATGACGTGACAACCAATTATATAGACGAATCATGCAACGGTCCACCGAAAAAACTGTCGATAATTCGCGACGAGTATTACGTGTTTGCAAACGATATTTTTTGGCGTTATTCAGATTACAATTTGACACAATTAATGGGCAAATATAAATTGGACAAAAGTTGGTGGTCGGAAATGTGTCGCGTCGATTGTGCCACAACACGACAAGACAAAATAATATTGGTTAACAACCGTTTGTGGTTTGTGTACAACACGACAGTGTTGGACACGGTTCACGTTATGTCGCATTATTTCAACACATTGTTTGAAGAAAACGATTTGTTGTACGGTGTGCACAATCACACAGATTTGTACATTATCGACGAACACTACAACATTATGCACATTGGTCGAGTGCATGATAAATTTCACAACATATTTAAAATAGATTGGGTTGTGTTTGTGAACGACCACGAAGCTCATGTGGGCATCGGAAACGGTCGACTAATCACGCAAAAAATGTACACAAACGCCACGATAGGTCATGTGTTTAAAATTGTCGATAACGACTACAACGATGTGGTCAATGTTGGTGCTGCGATAAAACCGTGGCATCAATGTGGTCTTTTTTAACAATTGTAACTACATTATGTACATATAAACTTGAGATGATGTGTGAAAAAATATTTAGTGCTCGTTTGAGTGTCATGACCACCACTGGTCGTCAATCATCTGAATCATCAACAATGTGTTTCGAATTGGAAAATGAAATTGTACAATTGAACAAACAATTGGACGTGTACAAATTGGCCGTGGAATCGCTGAAGCATGATATGGATTTAATGAAACAAGAACGAAAACAAATGCTAGCCGAGCACCAACAGCACAATCAAATAGTTAGCATGTTGTCCGACCAACTCACAAAGACCGACAACGATTTGCAAGAATCGCAAGAAATGTGCACGAACAACAAAAAGAATTACATTAACATCAAAAACGAATTGTTGAATCAAATTAAAATAAATAAAATTTTAAAACGAAAAATCAAAATATGGAAAAGACAATTATGTGTTTTGGACGAAAATTAAAAACCGCTTTTTAATCTCAAATTTTTTTTGTAAATAATAATAAGTATGTATAGGTATGTAACACTATTATACACCAAATAAAATCTCATTTTCTCTCTCAATTTTTATGTATTTTATTTTTTTCTTGTGTAAATATTCCACAACCAAATCTTGCATACCCTCGAGTAGTATATTTATGGTGCGATCGTTTGGTTTATGATGTTGACACTGCATGCGCATTAACCAATCGTTGAACGAGTCTAAAACAATATCGACACATTTATCCATATTTCTTAATTAAGTGGCAACAACATAATGAAACGATCTGTAGCTAGTTGGGTGGTGGAAAAGCATCAATGTTCAGAAAAAGAAAAACGGTTGCGAAATTTACTGTTGGCCAACGGTGGTTTGCCTTTGGACGACGGTGGTTTGACGTCACGAATAAATTTAAATGCTTTAGACACAGAGGAACTTTTAATTAAAGTATTGAATCATAAACATCAATTATTACAACAAAAACAAATTTTACAACAAAAACAAGATGATGATGATGGTGGTGGTACAGAAAACAGTATTGTAGACGTTAATCGTGAATCGAGACGTTTGTTCACAAAGAGACCTCGCTTCACCGATATAAAATCGGTTAGAGAGTTTATTTTGCAAATGGGCAGAACCATAATTGCGTGCAATCCCAGCCTTCAATATCTTGGTGAAGATTTCAATTATATAGCGTACAATTATGGTTTGGCTCAAGACACACCGGTCGCAGAAAACGAACGCATCAGGCGCGAAATGCGTGATTATGAAGTATTGAACGAAACATTGAACGCACAATTAACACAAAGCAATATGCAATTGACAAACGCTGAAACTACTAATAGAAATCTTCAAGACACTATTGCGTCTTTAAACAAAGATTTAGGTACACAACAAGAATATATTAATTTTTTAGAAAGAACACAAACAGAATACAACACAATTAGCACAAACAAAGAACAAGATTACAAAGATAGATTAAAAGCTGTCGAAGATCGGTTTAATGATAAAATTTCTGCAGAAAAACGTGTACAAGACGAATGGTATAGTATTGTGAGAACACAATACACCTCTTTGTATGATCTTTACAAAAATTTAAAAAATAAATATAACACACTTGTGCGCGATTACAATACACAACAAGACAAATGTGCGACGTCCATAAATAGACGTGAAGCATACATAAGAGAACAAATTGAGCGTGCACAATCGTCATGGTTGCAGTTGTTGCGACAACACAATATTAATGTGTCGTTGCCTGAAATACGTTTACCTGAACAGTATAATGCGTCTGACACTGGTGTTGTTGAAACCGTTTCCGACGTAGCACAGTCGTCACCATCAAACGCCATACCATCAATTTCGAGTGTGAGAAAAAACGTTAGACAAAGCGATATTGAAGTGGTGTTTGAAGAATCACAAAAACCTTTGCAGCCATTGCCGAATGTGTCCGATTTAGCGCAACCTGTGAAACATCAACAGCTACATTTGATGCGACAACGACCGATTGTGATATTACAAACACCACAAATCGAAATCTCTTCCGATCCATTTCAAAACGTTAATTTAGAAGCGTTACAATATTTTTACGAATCATTCGGTTGTGCACAACAAAACGGTTTGCGTGCATGTGTAAATGATGTGTTGAAAAAGTTGAGCAATAACGAAAAATTCGTGAACGATTTGAAAAATAAATTGCGCGAATGTCAAAATGATTACGAAAGTCTACAAAAATTTGTGAGCGATTTAAAAAATAAATTGCGCGAATGTCAAAATGATTACGAAAGTCTACAAGATGAATACAATAAATTAATGTCAATTAGCGCAAGCGAACGACGAGATTTACAAGATAAACTCAACAATGCAGAGTTGAATATGAATTGGGATTACACCGAAATTCAAGACACATTCAACAAAAAATTACAAGCAGCCGAAACTGACATCACCGTTGATCATGCGATGTACGAAGAAGTCAAATTGTTGCTCATGCACATCTCAGAAATAAACAATGTGCCACTCGTGTTGGAGAACAACGACAAAATTACGCTATACAACATCACTGTTGCTATAAGAACATTACAAATTTTACCCAAATTTGTTGAAAGTTTGTTGCAAACTCTTAACACTTGTTACAATTTAGATGTAAATCTACAAATAGTTTTATCGAATCCTAAAAAATATTTATTATCAATATCAACAGCGTGTGCAAAACACTACGATGACGAAGAAATATATGATTCGCCAACGCGAGATAACGAAGAAGAATCGTTGGTGTCATCACCATCATCGATTTCAACGGCAATTACACCACCACCACCACCACCACCACCACCACAATTACCACAAGCATTACCACCAAATGTACCCACACCATCAACATCAACCGTGACCGATGTTAAAACAAAAAAACGAATCGTACCAACACGCATCGACTTTGAAGATGATTTTAAAAAAAAACCAATGTATAAAAGCATTTTAGAAAAATATAGCAAACAGTCAACTGCGGATGAGAAACAAGTTATGATAGAACGATCACCAACATTTCCAAAATACCAACTAAGAAATCTAAAAAGACATAAAAGAATGAAGGGTAAAATGCAGTACACGACCTCAACCGATGAAGAGGAAACACCTGCGAATGTTACAGACAAAAAATATTTAAAACGCAAAATAACTATGACACTACCTGAAGAACGTAGGCGAAAATTTAATTTAGACGACGAGGACGACGACGATGACAATGTTACACAAAAAACCACCGATGAAGAAGCATATATGGTTGACACAAATTGATGCACGATATTATGTAAAATTCAATATTGGTTTAACAAACATAGTTTGTGATGATTGTAATAGTGGCTGTGGTGATGGTTGTGATAATGTCGTAGGTGCTTTTTTTAACATTATCAATTTTTTATTTTGTGGTTTTATAATTGGTGTGGTGTCATTATTGATGTCGGAAGATGATGTTAACAAATTTAAAGTGCTACCGTTCATGTTTGTCATGTCGGAAACGGCATCATACAAAATTTTTGTCATAATTGACTTGGCATATGCCACCATGTAGTGGTCGTCCGATTTGGGATTCTCCATTTCCTCAATGCATTCGTAATAATGTTTCAACATGTCTTTGGGTGAGGATTTCATGTCGGGATCTATTTTCTCCAAGCGTTTGCTTGTGGTCACAAAAAACGCTTTGTGATTAGGGAACACGTTTTGACATTTGTTTACAATAAGATTGAGCGCTATCAAAAAAGTGCCTCGATTAAAATTTTTGTACTCCACACTCTCCTCCACATACTTTGTTTGCAATATTAACTTTTTTATATTGTTAAAATTTGTTACATTTGGACAATTTGTGTATTCTAGGTGAGCTTGTCTCATTATTGCCATTTCCTTTTCCGGTAACATATTGGCTGATTCTATCAAATTTTTACATTTGTCCGCTATCAACTGTTTTGCAAACTCTTTAGCGTCAACTGTTGTTTCCATCTTAATTAATAAAAATGTATGTCATGATTGGATTGACACTATTGTGTGTCATTGTGTTGTACATATTAAAATTAAACAAAAATCAAGAAACAGAAAGACTATTGTATGAACATAAATTTATTCCTGTACCATTAAAAAAGTATGTCAATAAAAAGAGATAATGATATAATGTGGTATTATTTTATTTATACCTAATGTATGTACATTATTATATTTTTATTTTTTTTTAAAAATAGAACAAAACTCTTCGGTACAGATGCATATCCAATCGTCGCCGCCACGCAAACGCAAAACCAAATGCAAAGTGCTCTCTTTTTGGATGTTGTAATCGGACAAGCTGCGTTCGTCGTCCAATTGTTTTCCGGCAAAAATTAACCGTTGCTGCTCCATCGGAACACCTTCTTTGTCGGCTATTTTTTGTTTGACCGATTGTACATCGTCGGTGCTTTCGACATCAATTGTAATACATTTCCCAGTAAGAGTTTTCACAAAAATTTGCATTTTACTATTGTGTTGATGCACTAAAGCGACTTATCATATATATATACTGAATAATTAAGGTTTGTCGCATCAAATTGTCGTAACGTAAGATGTCGTCATCTTGTGGTAAAAACATTAAAGTGTACATTAGCGATTATTTTGTTGAGTTTCCATACAATCGTATACCTTCACCGGTCGTCCAACAACAACAACAAATATTGACAATATTTGTGCCCACGTATGCCGATGAAAAAGTTATTTTAAAAAATCCACTCATAAATTTGGGCTATCAAAAAGTGAACGTTTTAAAGTATGTGTCGAATTTTAATGAAACCGACGATGAGCAGATACGCAACGGTGTTGTGGTGTATTGGAATGCCATCACTCAAATACGCACGACAGGTGTCGGTGACACACTGGTGTTCAATGTGGTGTTGAGCGACAATTTGTACGCTTGTAGCGATATTATTATCGACACCAAAATGCGCACCGTGCAATGTCCTTTACAAGTTGACTATTCGCCAAAAATGACACTACTCAAAGGCGAGTGCGCCGGTGATTCGGAAGAGTTACGCAAAGCCAAATCAAACGATCACACGGAATTTTGTGTTTATTTTGACAAAGAAACACCCATGGGAATAAAAATTTTAAACACCAAACGTTTTCTGTTAATTTTGAGTATGTTTCGTGAGACGCGTGCAAAAGTTCACATATATTTGAGTCACAACGAATTGGCCACCATACACAAAGAATTGTCGTGGGAATCGACGAGACGACGCCTAAGAGGCGGCACGCCAAGTCAATGCACAATTATCGACATACCTAGTTACAAATACGTGATGGACGCATTAGAGTTGATCGGTGTGCATTCAAACGACAAATCTTCTTTACACAAACTCATAGACATATACAATCCGTTGATCTTGAAATACAATTTGGTGCCTGCTGTGTTGGTAGAATTGAACAACATAAATGGTGTGGAGAAACATGTTCGTTTGTATTGTAAATACGAAGGTTTTGCGATCACAAACGCCGGTCCTGTTCCTTTGAATATGCCCACGCAAAATCCCAAACCGTTTGTGCACAAATCCACAATTGTCACACCACCTAGTGAATCGTTTTACAAAGAAATAGGCACACGACGTGCTTATCTTCATTCACCTATATATAATTATTTTTTATAATCGTATATCACGGATTATAAGTATGATTGTAGAAAATTTTGATCAATTGGACACATTGTTGTATGAAAATGAAACCCTAATTAAACAAGTCATCATGTTTATTGCATCAGCTACGTTAATTTTTTTATTAGCCACTATGGTTAACTTAATGTTTAACATTTATAATATTGATGATGATTATTATTATGATTATTAAAAAAATAATAAACCAGTTATATTTTAATAAAAATTATTTATTGTTGTACATATAATCACTATCGTCATCGTTCACCATTTCCTTGGTGATCACGTTAGGTGATGGTAAATGTGAATAATCTATTACCATTTTGTCTTCTTCTTCATCATCATTGTCGTCATTGTTAATGTTGTTGTTGTTGTTTGATTTAGATATGGAATTGTATTTGCGTTTTAAAGATATTGATGGTACTTCTTGTTGGTTAGACAAAGTTTTGGTGACAACCCATTCCTCATTTGTAGACGGTACAGTGGTGAGATACAAATCGTTTTTGTTCAAAAACATTTTTAAAGCGGTTGTTCTTTCCACACACAAATTGTAATCAAAACCTGTTCTCGTCAAACGTTCAAGCTCGTATGTGAATACTTGTTTAATTCGTTCACGTTGTGCGTCATCGAGTTTTGCGTACAACGCTCGTATATCATTATTGTCTGGATTGTTTAAAATGTGTTCAATATCACCAAAATGATTGTTCGTGTTGTTCGTGTTGTTGTTGTACGCCGCCACGACCACACCAAGAGCCGATTGCACAATCATTTTGCGCACCAGCCTCTCCTCGTCGTCGCTGGGCAAACGTTCCCTGGGTGTTTCGTCCAACACATACCACTGTTTCGGCTGTTGTTGATTATGGTTCACAGCAGACTTTAAATATTTTCCTTTTACAAAACACTCCAACCAAAGCATCAAGTCGTGAAATTGATTGCCATACTTTGGGTCGTCACGCATCAAATTCCACACGTTCATGTTTTTTTTCACTTTTATGTTGGCTTTGCTCAAAAAGGAAGTGTAGATTATAAACGAATTCACCACATAATCACCAATTTTTTTCGTTTTTGTTGGAAGCTGCGGTGACAATGGCGGTGACAATGGCGACATTGATGACGATGATGATGCTGCTGCAACGTTCACGTTATTTTGTCCAAGTTGTAAACCATCACCACTATTAGGATTTGTTATGTCAGCGTTGATACTGATATTGAGTTTCACGTTAATAGTTTTATCTTGTAACAATTGACAAAACTGTTTGTTAGTAAAAATGTTCATCAACTCGTTTCTATTTTGTACATTTTTAATGTCAATTGCATAGCTGTTTTTGTTACTGTTGTTGTTGTGTTGTTGTGTGGTGCCTTTCATTGTTCACACAATACAAATATTCCTCTTGTATTGACACGGGTAGATTGAATAAATAATTTAAACGCTTAATGTGTGGTGCTATTGTAGCGTCCACGTCAAGAGTCGATTTTCTAATAAAAATCTCGTTTGCGTGTGCTGAAATAAATGTGAAAATGCACGCAAACTTGGGGTCTTCCACGTGCGACGTCACATGTGTCGTGTCGTGTGTGGCTTTTTTGTAATTGATCACTTCACGTACTATGGCGTAAACTTGACTTTTAGTCAAAGGCATACACGGTTTTGACATTTTGTGTGTGTGTGTGTTGTAAAGTCTAAATTGTTTTAGACAAAATTTTGTTATCAATAAACACGTTAACTACACTTTTTACACCTATAACACCACACCCTAAGCGACCACCAGCATTGCCTGTAATTTTGCTAAAATCATTATCGCCTCTACCGTAATCGTCCATCATCGCGTGCACTACTAAACTTCTTCCCAAAATGTTGTACGGTCCGAACAAAGTTATCATGTCGTCAATGATGTCCACATGAGTTATTGTGTTTTGTCCGTGCGAGTAAACGTTACCCAAATCACCCATGTGACGAATTGCATCCTTAGGACCACCGTGATCTTGGTGAAACGGATTGAAATGCTCACCGGCCGACGTGCAACCGTTGGTCACATCGCCAAATTCGTGAATATGAAATCCGTGGTAGCCTTTTGGCAAATTGTGCATGTCACCGGTAACATAGGTGAAAAATGTTGGATGCTCTTGACGAAACTCTATTACTCCAGTTACGTCTCCACTCAAAACACACACAGCCTTCATCTTATAAACAAGCAAGATAATAACCAATGTGACATTTGAATCTAATTAGCTGAAAAAAATGTTATCTCAACCTAATTGATAATAATTGTCGCGTGTCACGTCGTGTTGTTTTGGGTCACAGTTGTTCAATTACATGATATGATAAACAAATTGTATTTTTTTTTGCGTAAAATGTTTTTGCGCAAATTATGATAAAAATCTAAAAATAAAAAATTCACAAACGACGTGAAACTTTTTGCAAACCACAAACTTCAATTATATACGTAAAACGTTTGTGTGAAATTTTTTGCAAACCGTAAAAAATTTAACGTAAATACTGATAAGAATTCGGCTTTCAATAAAAATTTTAGATTCACAAACGACATGAAACTTTTGCGCAAAAACGCTTTACGTGAAACATCTTTACGTAAAACTTTTACGCAAAGAATCTTTGCGCTTTGTGTTGTGAATTGTTTGCGTAAAACTTTTACACAAAGATTTTTTGCGTGAATACTGATAGAATTGAGATTTCAATAAAATTATTTCACAAACGACAAAATTTGTGAAAGACATAATTTTACGAATTTGTCAAATCGGGGTTTTACGTAAAAGTTTGGTTGTGTCGCATTAGTTGTGTGTAATATTGTAAAGACGGTAACACTAATAATAGACCTATCAAAACTACAAGTATTGTGAGCAATGTTTCAAGATATTTTTTTTCCATAACATCTAACATGTTTATATGGTAAATGTAGTAAAACAAAACAGACACACTCGTGAAAACACCTATACCTATTAACATGTTATTGAAAGGAGTGGCGTTTGTGACAATGGCGTCGTGTCGTGCGCAAAACCATCGAAAATACGCCCACGTGTCGTTCGTGGCCAAACTAGCACCTAACAAATCTTGTTCGTCAAAATTGTCTTCTGATATCGCGTCGCCTTGTTGTTGCAAATCTATCATTTGACCGTTGCTGTTCACGTCCAAAGCGGCCAAATAGTCGATTATGTGCATCATGCTCTCTACAAAATAATCCTCTTCGTCGTCGTTCATCAACAAGTTGGTGAAGTGTATTGGCAAAAACTCAATGGCGTCCCTGGTGGGGCTTTCGAGAGATTCGTAATAAGAGGACAAAAACGAATTGGACAGGTCGTCCAAGAAACCGCGAGGAAACATGTTGTTGTATCCAAACGGATCCCATATCATCAACACCAAATCGGCCAATAAAAAAAACAACAGGGCGATGTTGACCAGCGAAGCGGCGGCGGTGACTGCTTTGCTCAATGCTTTGGCGACGGTGCCTATTGTGGAGATGAGTGCGCGATTCAACGCGTGCACCATGGCCGCTTTGTATGTTTCTCCAAGGAGTGCGACGGTCACTCGTCTGCTTTGCATCAAAAGCATTCTGCGCAACGAAGGCATCAACACTTTGTTCAATTGTTGCATCATATTCACAACAACACTCTCCAACACATCGAACCCTAGATCGAACAGAATGCTCATGATGAGTGCGTGATCGTCCAAAAAGTTTACAATTACACTCTCCAATGATGAATCGGTGGTTTTTGTGTCAAAATATTTATCGTTTAATTTTTTTGTAAACCTTTCATCTTTTGTATAATCATATTTTTTTTTAGAAGAAAAAAAATAATTAGTAGTAAATCCTTTATTAGCCACGTAAGTTATTATGTCGTTCGCATTGCGCAACATGTCACCAAAATCGTTTGACAAAAATTTTTTTTCGATGTTTGCGTCGTGCGTGGTGTCGCGCACCAACAGCCATTCGTGTAGCATGTCGTCACCTTCGGGTTCGGGCGGTGGTGGCAACACGGCCGATGGGCGTTCGTAGTTAAAGTTTCGTAGATCGTCAAACACGTTGTTGCCTAACAGTTTAAACGTGTTGTATATGGAGTCGCCCAATATGAACGACACAAACGTCTCGAACCATGTGCGAGAACATGAATTGTTGTCGGTGAAATGTCGACCAAACCGTCGACAATACGCTTCGTTGAACCTGCCTACTATTCTTTCGGGAAACAGGGGATTCGAATCATATTGTACGTCAAAACCGGGAACATCATCTATACCGCTAACTACGTGCTTGGATGTGCGAAGATATGGTGTGTTCATCCAAGCTTTGGTGAACGTGTCCACCAATATGCATTTGTTGTTTTGAGTGTATCGTAATTCGACACTTTGTATGTTATTGTCGCGAGAAGCGAGAGCTGGGTCTAAGTGAAAACATGCGGGCTGATTGTATTGTACGCTCGTGTTGCTAGTTTGCGTGTAACCACCTATCGGTGTGTTTACAAAATCTATCACACCGGTTGCCGTGTAGGGATAACACGACATTGCATCGCAGCCTTCTCGTGAAAAAGTGACGTGCGTCACTATTCCACTAGTTTGTCGCAACATAGGCGGCACGTAATAGTCCTCGTTGTGTGCCCATCTTATCGTGTAATCTATCAGAATGTGCGGCAATCGCGCACGCCATTGAACAATCAACGAGAGCTGTTCACGATTTGTCAAATATTTGACAGCATTGACTAAATCAACAGATGTAGGCGTTGCCATTCTTAATAGGTAGGAGGATAATCAAAACACATTTTTTTAGATATATACATATATATTTTTTATTATAAAATATTATATAAAATACATATAGAAAAAATATTACACAATTCACATACACAATGAGTAGTTAAGAAAGAACGTCCCGTCAAATTAGATTACAAATTAACAATCTTCACTTAGATGGTGAATATGTCGGGAATAAACAGTGAAAATTATCAATTAGTAGTTTTTTTCATACACACACATACATATCCACACAAGTCTACATACAAAACCGTGAAAAATTAACCGTCGAGAGCCGTATAGTTTTACAAGAACTGAATGTTATGCTATTAGTTAATACTACATCTAAATTACATAATTTTTTTACGAGTAGCCGCTCCTATTTTTTTTGAATCCAAATAATTGTCACACCTTTCAATTATTATGTTTCAAAAAATTGTACGAAGATAATAGTACCTACTTACCTACACTATTCTACCTAATAATAAGCGTTTTATGCACCCCAAAGTTTGTCCTAATGTTAAAATAAAAAATGTTGATTAATGGAAATACAATATTGGATTAATTCTGCCGATCTTCCTATTTACTTAACATTAAATAATTACTAACACACACCTAATTTTTTTTATAGTTTTGTTACATATTTTTTTTAGTTTTTTTGTAAGATTTATAACATAGGTAGTATTTTTAATTTTTTTTGTAATTTATATTATATATAATTTTATAATTTTTTTTAAAAACTTAAAAATAATTACACTAGAGGTAGACACAGTTGTATAGTTAAAACAAGAACTCTAAGTATTAGTATCACGTTACATACCTACTTATTTAGTATTACCTACAAACCACTTAGATTTATTGTAATATGCTATTACCCGAATGTTCCGTTTCATGCGACACACACAGACACAGGTTACTGCACATGTTACTTAACTTAATGCAAATAGATATACTTATTTTTTTAATAACAATTTAAAAAATTACCTTATACCCAGTTACTAGTTTCTTTTGAGTTACAAAATTGAAAACTTATTATTACGTTATTATTTAAGTACATTACAAAAAAAATAAAAAATAATCTAAGCAATATTATACACTTTTGGATAAACATCAAATGCAAAAGTTATGTCAATAATTGCTAAAGTTTTACCCTTCTTTCCGCGCGCCCAGTTGTAAGAGCACGCCGTCACGTTTTCCGTTTCAAAACCCACCGGCTGGGCGTGGGCATGGTAATCGGTCTCGTCTGCTTGCGTGTTGTTTCTGCTGCTCGGACCATCAGCTACTACCATGTTGTTGAAGTTCATAAATCTCGCGGTGGCCGACGTCAACGGTGGAATTGGATTTTCTATCCATTCTGTGATTTCGATTTGCATTTTATTCGTTTGATTTTTGGCTTTGTGTTGTTGTTCAATGGTCAGCCGATCGTTAAGCAATTCCAGATTGCCCAAACGAAACTCTCGTATGATTTTTTGATCTTCCTCATAAAACCCTTCGAACACCGGATCCCGTTCTACTAATTCCAAAATTTTTTGATTAAATTTAAATGTGTTTAAAGTTTTTTTGTTAGTCACACATTTTATTTTCAAAACAGGAAATTCTTTTTTGTCAAACAAACACACCATTTCAATGCGTTTGCAATCATTTTGCGTTCTGTACGAATACTCGACGGGATCTATTTTTTTATTGTCCAAATAAACGGTAGTTATATAATTCATGATGTTTACAGTTGTCGCGATGCGTGTGCTCTATTCAACGAATAATGATGAGCTGTGATGAATGCAAATCGAGTCACACATATTTATACTGCACCAAAAATAGGACGTCGCAGTTGAATGATGCTTATTTGTTGATTGCCTTGATGTAAAACTAATTGTGTGTCGAATTTTTTTGTGTGATAGAGAATCGCTCCATTGGCATCATAGTATGACGGTAACAGCGAATGAACGTATCTCACCAAATCTTCTTTCATGTCGAATTGTTTGTCTGCGTACACGAATTTTTTCGTTTTCTCACGCACCACCAGGCAAAGGTTTGACAGATGACAATTGAACAAACGAAAGCCGTCTTGAATGGCGTAACAATATGTCTTGGATGATTGTTGCACACCGTAGGTGACAATGCCCACAAGTTGTTTGTGAATGTTGTATATGGGTGTGTGGATGGGCCATTCTTTTATGGTGTACACCAATCTCTTTTCTGTTATGATGGTGTCGTGTCCATCGTACGCCCAATCTATCGCGGTGTTTTCGCTCACCACGAAATTCTCGTTCTCCACAACGACTACATTTTGCACGATGTGCGCGAGCAGCGTGTTACTGTAGTACCCGCAGTAGTGGAGATGCGTCGCCTTATAACGAGACGACCCCTTGACACCGAACGGTATTATCTCGATATTCATATCGCATTCTATTTCGGAAAGAATGATAATTTATATAGTATGTGGGGTAGGTATTTATTATTAATAATTTATTTCAAAAATTTGTCTACTGCCTCAATAAAGTTTTCGTCTTCAGATTCAATGATATCAATGTCGTCGTCGTCGTCGTCGTCGTTTATGTAGATGTTGAACACGTTTTTATTTGTTGTTGAAGTACTCGGTTTGTTAAACACGTTTTCGCTTGTTGAAGTGCTCGGTTTATTGAACTGCTTTAGTGTTTTTAATAACTTAGCTTTTTGTTCTTTGGCTTTCTGTAATCTTTTTAACTTCAACACACGCTGTTTGGACTCTAATAAATAAAGCCCACAATTTACACAATATTTAAAACTATCGTGCAAAATATGATGACACCGGATGCATTTAAACAATACTGTTTTGCAAATTACACACTCTATCAGATCAGAGTTTATAAACTTGAATTGAGGCGAGTTACAGTTTGAACAATTGATCATTTTTTTAACACAACACAAAATTTTAATTACGTAAAGAGTAATATACACAACTTAAAGATAAACCTTAATGTATTTGAATTCATTACAGCTTGACTATTTATACTGCTTTGTAATCATAAAAAAGAATTAGACCTAATCTTATCATGTTATTTGCAACACAAAACTGTCGATAAACTACTTAAGATAAACTCGTATCAATTAAAGTCACGCAAAACGACTTAAGGTGATTATCAGCTTAGTGACACATCGTCGTGGGTTTATTCATGATTGATTGTGATGTTTACGTAAACTGATAATAATCACGCCATGTCGCTAAGCTCATGCGCGTGTAAGATAATAGTTGCACAATATTTTACAAATATGTTACAATATTTCATCATAATTAATTTACACAAAATATGTCAAACAGTTTACGTAATTCCCAAATCTTTGCAAAAAGTTTTACGTAAAGAATTTTACGTGAAAGGTTTCACGTAAAAAGTTTTACGTAAAAAATTTTACGTCAAACGCAAAATCGATTTTTTATTTTTCTCTAAATTTTTATCAGTTTAATCTTTGCAAATTTTACGTAAAGAATTTTACGTAAAGGTTTTACGTAAAAAGTTTTACGTAAAGAATTTTACGTGAAACGCAAAATCGATTTTTATTTTTCTCCTAAGGTTTCACGTAAAAAGTTTTACGTAAAGAATTTTACGTAAAGGTTTTACGTCAAACGCAAAATCGATTTTTTATTTTTCTCTAAATTTTTATCAGTTTAATCTTTGCAAAAAGTTTCACGTAAAAAGTTTTACGTAAATAAAGAGTTTACGTAAAAAGTTTTACGTCAAACGCAAAATCGATTTATTATTTTTCTCTTAATTTTTATCAGTTTAATCTTTGCAAAAAGTTTTACGTGAAATCAGTGTTTCACGCAAACCCAATGTACACAAAGATTCTTTACACAAAGTTGTTGCGCCAAAATTTTGAGTAATATGCAAAGTTTACAATTTATCAGTAAAACAAAGATTCTTTGTGTAAAGTTTTTGCGTAAAATTTTACGTAAAACTTTTATCAATGTCAATTGTCAAATTAGAGTACCTACAATTGTACCTATGCAAAGATTCTTTGCGTAAAAATTTTTTGCGTAAAATTTTTATCAGTGGGTACAATCTTTACACAAAAAGTTTTACGTAAAATGATGTGTGAGGAAGTAAAAATAAGTATGCAAATAATTAAAAGTTACGATAATTTATTTATTCTACAATAGTATACAATTTAGTGGGTGAAAATAAAAGTAATAGCCTAACAATATGATTATTGCATTTACACAACAAACTATACAAAGACATTAAAACTTTTTCGCTCTCCGTGACATAATACAAATTTATGAGTCTATACATTTTATTGACGTACGGTCTAATTGCACAATGATCTTTTTTGTGCAATTGTAAAGCTAAAATTAAAAACATTTTTTTTTCTTTAAAAACTAAATCCATGCGATTGAAACAAGTATATTAATTGATTGACACATTTGCTATCTTTTTTATAATATAGTTTCAAAGCATTAAAAATACATGAATTGTTACAATTTGTACATTGAAAATTTTTAATTACATAATAGTTAAATATTAAACGATCGTTATATCTATTTTTTCTTTTGCGTTCGCACAACCTTTTAAATGCAACTCTACTTTTGGTGGTATTGTTTTCTTTTTTTTAAACAATAATTCGTCGAATGTTTTCGTCAATTGATTCAAATCGTACTTTAAATAGTTTACAAAACATGCATCTGTGATTTTATATTTTTGTAAAGGGTGGTTTTGTGAAGCTGCCGCCGCTGCTGCTGTTGCTGCTGCATATTCGTCAAACTCGATTGCACTCTCTTTCATTTTAATTAAAGTGTTACCGGTCACCATAAAATATCTACCTCCAGGTAGAAAGGCCATGTGGGCATTAATTTGCCATCGTTTTATAAAGCTATCCACTTTGTATGTGGTGTTCGGATCTATGGGCATCATTTCACGATAAATCTCCATTGTTACCAAAGACCGGTTTCCTTGAAGTTGTTTTCAATGAAATACTGTTGAATAATTTCACAAATTAATCGGTATTCGCTGTCGTCGTATGTCACACTGCGAAGATTGTGTTTTTGGGCGCAACGCGACAAAACCAATTTTTTCAAGTGGTCCCAATGATATTTCAAATGGTCAGCCGTCATATGTTCGGGAGCGCGCATACAAAATCCGATGAATTCTTTTTGCTGTTTAAGTTTGTTGCGCAAATAATTCACGTTTCCGTATTTGCATGTAAAAAAATTTGTGTTGTTATGATGTGTTTTCAACAACACCATAGCTTTAAAGGGTCCGTTGTTGCTTCGTCGTTTGGTGTTAGTTAATAACACTTCTGTGTTGCATCGTTGAGTTCTTTTTTTTGCAACACCTACACGCAAAAAAGATGACGACGATGACACAGACCGAACTGGTGATACAGAACGCGCGCGTCGCATTATATTAACATTCATATTTTTATCTGTAGTGATGTCATTGTCGTTATCGCTGCTGCTGTTGCTGCTGCTGCTGCTGCTGCTGGTGCTGGTACTAATATTTCTGTCGCGATGGTTAATAATGTTGACAGCTTTGTTGGGTTTGGGTACGACAACTTTGGAAAGTGACAATTTTTTTCGTTTGAAGATACCACTATCAGCGGAACCGAGCAGTGTGGGTGTGGGCCTTTTCTTGGGTGGTGTGGTGGGTATCTTGTTGACATCAAACGGTGACGGCGGTCTTGGTGCCAAACTAGGAGTGGGTGGTTCAAAATCATCAAAAGCCAACGGTGAAAAAGGTTTTGAAAAAACCATATCGTCATCGTTCAAAAAAGGTTTTAATAAAACCTCTTCAATGGGGTTTTCGATGGGATTTTCCAGTGGATCTTCATTATTGGCAGCAGAGCTCGGCTCGGTGGTTTTTTTGAAAAGATCGGTGTACACGTGTGTTTGATTCATTTCGTCGTTATACATGTTGTCAAACTCGTGTATGTTGTACAAAGGTGTGTCGGATGTCGTCGTGTGTTGTTTGTCTTTAGAAGAACTGTTTGTTAATTTTTTTTGAACCCCTTGCATCAAATCGTTCAATATAGACGTAACCATATGATAGTTTCCTTTTTCTAACGCTTTATACGCTTTGATGCACTTGTACATAAAATGAATTGGTGTACCGGTACAATCTTTTGGACAATCAAATACATTATTATTTACCTGGTCCACTAGTTCTTTTAAATCTCCTGCAGTAGTAGCAGTAGTGGTGGTAGTGGTGACAGGAGTAGCAGGAGTAGTAAGAGTAATAAAACTCATATCTATACCACTCATATCTACAGTGACAGGTGTGGTTGTTAACAAGTCGAACTCGGAATAATCCATAATATAATATTGTGAAGCTCTTTTTTAACCACTAACAGATAAATGTAACGTGAAAATTTTTTTACGCAAATCTAATCACACAAACAAAAACATATCACGTAAAATTCTTTGCGTAAATATTTACGTAAAGCTTTACACAATTTATGTACTGTACTTACGTATCACTATTTTTTTTCTAAACGAAAAAAGTATGCGTTTACACAAAGCTCGCCGTTTAACCGATTCAGCGCAGATCGCGTACTTTTTAACCAACAAAGTCTGCAGTGCATTCGAACGAAATATTGAATGCACTAATACGTCTTTTTTTCGTACAGAAAAAAATTGGTATTTCCTAACACTTAGCGCCCACCCACCTAGCTATTGTATGTATGTATGTATGTATGTATGTATGTATGTGTACACTACAACAACACGCACGCTAATACACACGTCGCACCACAAACTGAAGTTTATGAAGACATGAACTAGGACTTGATATCGATTATCTCAAAATATTATCATAACCTCGATTTATCTAATCGCCTAAAAAACAAATTTATCTTAATATTTTAATAACCTTATCAAGCCGGATTCAGATATCTAGACTAATTAACCTTATTTTTATCTATAAAAAACAACTTTATCAGTTATCAATAACCTCATAAATAATCTATCTAATTAAAGCCGGCCTAGTGTCAAATGATATTAAGATTGTGATTATCTAAAAAAAACAAGTTTATCAATAACCTTTGTACCTAAATTTGAATTCGTATCGGCTTATAATTATCATACCTGATAAACCCAAAAAAACAAGTTTATCTTACACACGTTGTCTGTTCGTGTTCCTTGGTGCAACGGTACTTAATAATACAAATTGATCTACAAAATATGATTTATATTATGCCGCTGTGGGCTCGTTTAAAAGATTCAAAATGGCATCTTCTTTGGTGCTAATGTTGCACAAAAATCTATCGATTCTTAAGTCCACTATGACGTCTGTCAAGAAAACGTTGGCGAACGCATCCACATAGTCTGACAGGTGGTGATGTTGGTTATTATTGATACAATTATTATTGTCCAAATTGAACACATTTTTGTTGTATAATCTTGCGACTAATATGGCCACTCCTAATGAAGTAATCATACTTTTGGTGGGGCCGTATCTGGTGCAATTACTGTCGTTGGGTTGTACCAATTGACCAAGAGTGGTTTTTTCACTGTTGGGCACTGCCAATAAATTTTGAGGACTCAATTTCAATATACGCAACACTTCGTCCACACCAACCCACAGGATCATTTCATCAGTGTAAACCATGGGCACATTTACATCATCGAACGTTTTAACGAATAAGCACACAGACATATTTTTATTATCTCTTATGATTATTACGATAATGATTATTTGGTAGTGTCAGCAGTGGTCTCGACCGTGACACCGGTGGCAACGGGTGTTGACGTGGATGCGGGTGGTTTAATTTCTACACTTTTAAGTAGTTTCTCAAAGTTGTCAGCATACTCGTTGAATCGTTTCACTTCTTTTTGTAAAATCACTAAAGTGTTAGCCACTTCGCTTGTTAAAGACGAGGATGAGGCAGGTGCACTGGATGACGTAACACTTTTGGTAGTGACACTATCCGTGGGTAGTGGTAATGTGGGAATCGTTGGCACAGGATATGTCGTTGTGTCCCATGTGGTGGCACCCCATTGTGCTAATGCGCCTGTAATGAACGCGTTCAATGTAGTGATGATATTGTTCAGCAAAGTGTCCAAGTTGCCCACGTCACCGATCAGATTGGCCACGTCTGCGCTGAGATTGTTAACAGTGGTGTTGAGTGTGTTGATCAGAGATGTCAGTGCGGGCAAACCTGACAAACTGTTGATGATGGTTTGCAACAAGTTCGTGTTGATTTGAATCAATGCGACAAGCTCTGCATTATTATTGGGACCCGGTGTTGGACACACACCACCACCGCTTGTGTGTCCCGGTGGAATCATACACAAAGGGTTGGTGGCGCTGCAGGCGCTGGAGTCGGCAATGTAACCGGCGATCGTGTCGAACATACGCTTGAACGAAGACCAATTGGATAGTTTGGTTTTACCAAAATATACAGCAAAACCCACTTCGGTGGTGAAGAGTTTGTTCGGCGGAAATGTCGCATCACCGCTCGCCAAATCTTGCCAAAGTTTGGTTTCACTTCTTGGAAACTCGTCGGCGTGCGTGCGACTGTGGCCGAGAATCGTCAACAATTCTGTCACACCCACATAGGGTTTGTCACCAGCCACTCCACTGTAAAAGACCGGTACGTCTGTGCCGTCTACGCGCGTAGAAAATACGAGTCTGGTGGACATTGTTTGGTTTTATTATTTTATCTTATTCATTTGGTTGGCAGTGCGTCCGTAGTTAATAATTACAACACAACTTTATATATTATGTACCTTTTCATGTATTTAATAATAATTGTTGTTGTTGTTGTTGTTGTTGTTGTTGTTGTTGTTGGTTGGCAGTACACCCGTCATCGGAAATTAAGTTGCAATCACCTGTTAATGGATTAAACTCAAAATTTGTTGTACATCGTACCAAAATTGGCATCTGTCCTATATTATAACACATTTGAAAATAGCTACACAATGTCGGATGGGGTAATCTTCCCATTTCGGGGCATTTTGGTAATTGTTTGGCATAACATCCTCGATAAGTGATATTTACACAAGTTTTTGACACAGGATCAAATTCGTGATCTGGATCTCGGCATTGTAACAAAATTGGTAATTCACCTTTTGTGCATGAATAAAAATAATTACACTTAAACGGATGTGGTAATTTACCGGATTTGGTACATACAACGTCAACTGTTACCGCTTCCACTTGATTTTGTGTTTTTTTTGTATTGTATAATAATAAAATTATAATAAAGGTGATAATTAACATCAACACGACACAATCGCGATTTGTATACGTCATGTTCTTAAAAATTTGTCTTTGATAAGACAAATTAAAAAAAATGGCCACCATTCCAGCTGAATCTAAAGCGTTTATAAAACCATTTGAAGGCACCGATGTGACATGTTTAATTTTGGACGTGGTCGCCTGGTTCGGTGCGGATGAAATAGTATCAATTATCAATCAAAACCTGTGTCATCACATAAAGAGTTTGCCGTCCACGCTGAAAGCGACTTGGAAACAATTGGAACCGCAGGTGCAAAGTGAAAAGCAATTCATTAACAGCTTAGGTGTACGCCTATTGATTGCTAAAACTTTGCACGGTGATGTGCCACCGCTGCCGCCGCCCATTTGTTCATCCGCATCACCATCACAACCTTCGTGTGCATCATATTACAACAATATGCCCATAAACACAACATCATCGTTACAAGCACGTGTGTCAGGAGCAACAGCTCCCGCCGTGGCTCAAATTACTCCACCGATCACGTGTTATGAGTTAGCACACACTTTGCACAAACTGGGCAATATTTTCATTAACGAAGCTATCTTCGATAGCCGTGCGTATCCATTGTATGAGGAAATAAACATAAAAACAAACAGAATTTATAATATTTTATTGCAAAGAGATTTATTAAACACTTCCCCTATTTCTAGTGTAACACCATTATTGTCAAATGTTGAAGTATTATCATAATCTATTTACAATTTCTTCAAAATAAAATTTGTAAATTTTATTCAAACTTTTTTCACTAAATCTTGTTGGTTCATTATTATTTTCTAATTTTTTAAATTTTTTATAATGATTTATTTTCATTGAACATATTCTATGTACATATCGCAATTCGTTCAATTGATTTAGCAGAGATTTACAATTGTGATAGTAGTAGTAGTAATCACGATCATCCATTTAGTCTGTTGGTGATAATGGTGTTGGTGTATTAATCGGTCGTGGTGCCAAACCGGCTCCTTTAAATATTAAAAATCCAATAAAAATTAAAAACAAACCACCTATAATCACAATAACTACAATAAGAAAATTGTCTGACACACTAGTCAGACTGTTGGAGCTGGCGGTGATCACACCGGTATCGCCTAACAACCAATCGAGGCCCAAGTCTGCTATGAGATCGCCCAGATCATACGGCTCCACGCATTGTATAGTTTGATTCGGATCCAAGGTGCTTATGTCCAAATATTGCAAACTATCCGGATCTGCGTTTGTATCGGAACCCCTGCACACACTTCCTTCTTGTAGCAAATTAAATCCGTTGCAAAAAGTGCGTGCTTCGTTGTAGCTCATCAGCGGGTCCACGTTGGTAGCGTCCAACGGGTCCAACACACACAAATGTGATTGTATCTCATTAAACGGCACACCACACGTTCTGTAACGCAACACGCAACTTTCGATAGTGTTAAAGTTGTCGGCACCGTTGTTCCCTCTGTAGTACCAACTACCGCCCGTTCTATTTATAGCTTCCACGAGCGAACCCACTAAATCGGCTATATTTATAATTAAATAAGCGCTGACCCCTACAATGGTTATCGCGCCGGCACCGTACAAATAATCTCGCAAACGAGGGTTCGTTTGTAATGCCGCTTCTACGCCAGCTCTGTCGCGCACCGTCGTTTCCGGGTGGGCTCGTTTCACGTTATTTTTGCGCATTTGCAAACTGTGCACAGCAGAATCGGGCACGTTATCAGCACGTCGCAAATTTCGCAAACCGTTCATCTGATTGTTCGTGGTGTTGGGAAACAGTTGACGAATGCCTGTCACGTCGTTGTTACGCAAAACACTATTGATTTGTGCGTTACTAACAAACTCACCGTTAATGTTGTAACCGGGCTTTACGCCATTACCACTCGGTAGACCCATGGCGGTGGGGTTGTTCAAGTTTATCCCGCTGGGTGTTTGATTGCGTATCAATGTGGCGTGATCGGTCAAAAAACTGTTTGTATTAGGGTACACTTTATTTGTGCGACGCAAACCGGTAAAAAAAGAGGTCATTCTTCTTAATTTAAGTAATAAGCCACCATGGACATAAACGACGAAGACTTGTTACCTTTGGTGTTTATTCACATGTATTTTGATTTAAACAAAAAAGACATGATAGAAGATGTTGTAAATTACATAGGCAACAATGAAAACACACAAACCATTTTAGATTATTTAACGGAAATGAAATTAAAGCATATGGTGGGCGATGCTACGCCAGACACGTTTAATTATATTATGCCACAATTCAAATACGTGTGCAGTGGTGATTATCAATTGGAGATTATTAAAGTCGACTATGGTAATGTGTATTTACAAAAAGGTGCCGTGGTGTACGCCACCAATTTGTTCGTGCCGAACATAACGAACGCCATGAATTATATACTTCAAAGTTTGCCAGACTTGGTTAAGCACAACGAGGGTATTGCGTCGGTGGGGGAAAAATTTTATATTGTCAATGGCAATGAGGGTGTGTTGTTCGCTCGACCCTATCTAGATTGGATGGGCATGAAAATATGTAACGGTACACCTAAATCGGACGACAATCTGTATTATCGTTTGTATTTGGTGGGCGAGAATTTAACAAAAAGTGTTATTGACAAAAAACTCGAGTACACACCAATAAAAGGAAGTGTGCTAAAAAATTATCACAAAGGCACACCATTGTCACGATTCGACAACGAAAGATACGTGCTCAACGAAAAACGTTTCACCACCAACAATTGTGACATAGTTTTTGACGCGTTCGAGGAAGAATTTGACACAAAACGAGCACGTGTTCATTTTGTGCAAAGAGATTACATATACGATGCGACCAATTACCCTTTGCAATTATTACAAGAGTTGCAAAAAAATTGGGTTTCGCACACGGCTCTTTACAAAATAATTAACAGGTTCAACACGCAAAACTCTTTGCCCGATTTGAACGATGCTTTAGTGATAGACAGATATGGTATTAACAATTACAGAAAAATGATTGTAGTGAACAATCAGTATGTTGTTATGCCATACACAAATAATGCACCATCATCTGATGTTGAGTATTTGTTTGTGACTAAAGACATATTACAATTCAGACACACGCTTAACGCAGCTTACGTTCCCGTGTTGGGTGTGGTGATATTGGCCAAACATGTTTTTTTTGGTGCGCGACAAGTGCTGGATTTCGAGCCGCATCAAGACCTCACAACTTTTGTAAAACGCAAAATTCAGATAAACGATGGCGACATTTATTATCACGTGGCGGGCACTTATTTTTTGGAAGAGACTTTTTTCACGGTCAATAGTGTGCCCATATACATATTGGTTCGTGTGGAAGACAATTTAATTATAAGGCATAATTTAATAACCAACTCACGTAAATTGCAAAATTTAAAACATAGTTGGGTGTTTAATACTATCACTAGTTTATTTGTAAGAAAATATTAAATGGATACATTCAGAGGCACAGCAGGAAACGACACCAGTGTCACTAGACGCATCGCGGGTTTAGAGCCCAATTTATTGATGACCATTTTGGTGGTGTTGGTTATTGTCATACTTTTGGTACTTTTGTTTAACATGAGCAGCGGCAGCGACAGTTCTGGTAGCAACACGGGCACAGGTCCTGCCACAGGATTCTTCAATCCATTAAACGCTGCTATGAGAAACAACACGGTACGCACCACGACCGCCGCACCAGTTGTCACCACAACCACGCGTGCCGTTTAAGAAATTAAATATTAGAATTTTTACGTAAAGAATCTTTACGTAAAGGGGGGACTGTTTTGGACCCCCCTTTACGTAAAACGTTCGGTTCTTGCTCAAAAGTGTCTTTCGTTTAGAGTAATTTTTTATTTCGATAATACGTAAAACTTTTTACGTAAAACGTAAAGCATCACTAGAATTCAAATGGGTTTTGGACAAATAAAAATATATATATATATATATATATGTAGATTACAAAATAATTTATTTATACCAATTTTTAATAAATTCATCTATAATAAATATTTTTTTATCATCATGATGATAATATCTAAGATAATTTTCAAAGTTTTCTATTACAATAGTCATATTCTCTTCGATGGTATACTTTGTAGTGTTTATTGTATACCAATCAGTAATATCTTGCGAAGATTGCATTACTTTATAAAATGTTGATTGAAGCGTTTCTGATGATGGCAAAGAATTTTCAAAAAACAAACTGACATGCGGCACTATGTTCAGGTTTTCGTTCACGACCGCTTCGTCCATGCACACGTCGTTTGTCAAAGAACGCGCGATGCTCGTGAAAATATATTCGTCTAGTATCACCAAATGATTGGGGCTTTTTAGCTTTTTTTTATTTCCTCTTGTATATTTTTACGCATAATAGAATACACCATCATAGATGTTTTATATGGCAAGTTTTGTGTTTCGATATACATTCTGGCGATACCATGAAACACGTCCGAACTCTGTGGATCAGGAAACTTGTACAATGAGTTGTTTTGCCACTTCCTTTGAGACCTTCAAAAGCTACACATAAACCTCGCAGTAAGTCATAGCCCTGCTGCTGCTCTCGCTTATTGTTAATATTAATTGGTTTGGACATGATTGATCACTAATAACATAGCTTGATATCGTACCAATTATATAATGTTTACACAAAGATAACACAAAGATAAAATAATACTACGTGACATTTTTCACGTACACAATAAATACCGATCATGTGATAGATAACACAAAGATTATGGATTACTTGATTAGATAGTGTCATGCACTGACCATGTGATAGATAATAATTTATTATAAATTCGAATACATATTGAATGTGTGATTAATTGTGTCCTCACCGCGTCGCATCAACACATCAAGCAGCATGTCTTCTGGTAGCAGCAACAACAACGTTGAAGAAATACCCGATTGGTTACATCAACATCACAAACAGGTTGAACAACAAAAAGAGCAACAGCACAATAAAGAAGAAGAATTGGACATGGTGTTGTCTCCTTCGATAATGGATCTGGACGTGAACATTGATTATGTCAAACCGGAAATTTACCTATGCGAGAAGACAGGTAAACCTATCATAAAAGAGGGATATTATGTAAAAAAATGCAAATCAAAAATGTGCACTATTGTTTATGGAAAATTGTTCGAAGACATGTACAACAATCAATACATTCATTCAAATTTTATTATGAAAGCAATTGATTGTGCTTTCAAAGAACAAACGGAACTTAAATTGATAAGAACTTTCAAAGGTTATGTTTATACTGTTTTTTTGTTTCAAGACAATAATTTTTTGTTGTTAGGAAAAACAAATAGTGAAGAGTGTGTGCAAAAATGTCACAGATTGAATATCACAAATTCTGCAGAAACGACTAAAAATCCATGGGAATACGAAAATTTTAATGATTTTTACAACAACGGTTCATTCAATGAACCTTATCGTAAAATTGTTGTACATGCGATACAGTACATGTTAAATTCGGGCAGTAAATATGAATATTGCAAGTTTAAATTTTTTGTGAGAAAAAGCTATGAGGCTTATATTCAAATTGCGTTGGGCACCATACCATCCGACATAGAATTGTGGCATCAAAACAGTATATTGGCCGTTAAAAAAAAAATAAATACACACGACATGAAAAACAGGTTGGTGTGTATGAATTGTTTTACGAGAAGCGAATTGAACGCACAAGAATGTTCGTTTTGTGTTAGAAATAAGAAAAATAATGACACTAATAATACAGGACCAAATGTTCAACCAGGACCGAGTGTTCAACCAGGACCGAGTGTTGTTTTAAACGCCAAACCTGATGTCGATATTGATTTGTCTAAATTGTGTAGACCTGTGGTCCAATTTGGTGTGATAAATAAAAATTTAAAAGAACCACCCATGCGTAACAATAATAGATTTTTAATAAAAACACCATACACTCAATATATTCATGATTTTGATTTTGAAGTCATTTATTTAGGTTTTCGAATTAAATTGATAAAAAACCGATTGGATCAAAATCTTTTTGGAGATTATTTGGTGTGTTGTGATTTGTACGATTTTAAATTTGAATTATGTGACAATTATAAGAATAAATTTAAAGTAATACACTTTGTACATAAATATGTCGATTGCGCTGGTGTAGATAAAGGTGCTGCTGTAATTATTAAATCGACAACTCCTGCCGGAAGTATTGTAGAAGCCGATCAATTGTTAGGTTATTTAAGTTTGTGTTTTAACAAAAAACACATCGAGACCAATCAATTGTTAAATTACTTTTATGATAATAATGATTATGATGATGATAATGAGCCACCTTTGGCAAAAAGATTTAAAAACGATTACGAAGAAAAAGAGATAATGTTAAAAAATGATAATTACGAATACGAATTTGATCAAGATACAATTGAAGATTATTGTCGCCTTCATAAACATGGAAACTATATTAATTATACAGAAAAATCAATAAAAAGTGATTATACCATACAAATTGATAAAAATCATGTGTGTAAAAATGTGTTGAATGACAATTTAGAAAATTTTCGAGAGATTGAGAATGAGAATAAAATTGAATATACATTGAAATTACATAACGAATACAACAACAGTAACATTATATCCATGTGTTTGTTGACTAGCAAAATGGATAAGAAATGTGTGGTTTTAGTTGTAATCAAATTATATAACCGAGGATTCAATAATGTGGAAATTCAACGACACTTTATTAATTTGTCATCTATTGAAACTGCAGAATTTAGTCTCATTAAAGGAATATACATTTATGATTCTCGAGAAGACATATGTGCATTAACACATAATGTTTTAGGTTTAAACGTTTCATTGTATGATTTTACATACACACATGACAATATTATGTGTCCAACAAATTGTATTGAGTAATTTGGATTATGTAAACATGTGTAAATATTTTATACTCAGCAAATTGTATTGGTTAATTTAGATTATGTAAACGTGTATTAATAAATTTTTTAAACAAACTTGTATGTTTTATTTATTAATAACTAAATAGGTATGAAATGAAGGTATAAGAAAATACATGATGGAATCATCTTGGTTTGTTTTTAATTTTTCCACACTTTTATTTATAATATTTATAATAATAAAAGTAATTATTTATTATAACATTAAAAATTTACAAAAACAAACTTGGTTCTTAAAACAAATATGCGACAATAATTTTTATGGTAAAGTAATCGATCCGTTCGATTGTAACTCTTATTACGAATGTCCAATTGGTACTAAATATTATTGCCCTTCCAATATGGAATTTGATGCTGATAATGGCACTTGCACACCACTTGATCCTAACAACCCACACAGTTGTAATAATGTTACCACTAGGCGCTTACTATTACAATAATATAGACATTTGTGTGTGTGTGTATGTGTAGTATGATTAAGTGGATATGGTAAACATCCGTTTACGTCTATATAAAATGGTGGTAACAGTAAATTCACAATCAGTGTGTAGTCGAACTCGTCGTGTCAGTTTTAATTAGCCTGAGCGCATTGTTGGTGACAATAGCTGCTGGTGTGGTTATCATCAAACTATGTAAGTTGACTTTATTGGTTAGTTTATTATTGAATGTGCGCAACAAATCTTGAGGCACGTAGCCACTGAGCACACAACACATTTTGTCAAAAGTCTCGTTGCCTATGGTTATTTTTAAAATAGATCTAGTGGACGGCGACTCTTCGCCACGTTTAACTCCCAACACATACCAATACTCGTGGTGATAAGATGTCACAACTTTTATCACGTTACATTTTGTATGATTAAATATGTCCACAATCAAATAGGGTGTACGAAACATGCTCAATACGTAATTGTTTTGGTCGTTAATTTCTTGCACGGTCGGGTTGCCGTTGAACAAACAGTTTATCGGTTTGTTGTCATCAAGACCGCTCACGGGTTTGGTGCGTGTTAAAATTGGTTGGGTGTTGATTATTTTGTAACCATGCTGAATCACAGAATTGTATGTGTTCGGTGTTTGAAACAACACGTTCACTTCGTTCATTGATGTTGCTTTACCAATTTGAAACATTTTTGTTTTTTTACAGAAAAAAAATTACGACAATGAATGTAATTCAAACGACTGTGACAAAAAGAATATCTTCAGATGAAGACGACGACAGTGTTATAATGGACATCAACGAGTCGCCGTGTACATCGACAATGGCGGCGGCTAATGGCAATATTTTTAATGCCGCCGATATAATGGAGAATATTAAATGGATGAAACATTTTAAAACCACAACATATCACATGTTTTTGTGTCATCGCAACGGTTTGATGTACGTAAAAAACGAACGTTTTTCATCAGACGTGTACATACACACATACTACAAATTGTACGGAAACGCGTACGAGCTAACTTTGAAAGACTGTAAATTTTACATCACAAGCGACCTCATCGCATCGTGGATGCACATCCACAAAGATTGGCTACCGCCTAATCCTGTCACGAAAGATTTTGAGTATCCACTTGTTGCGCAAATGATGCTTATGAATTTGATTGACGGCCACTCGTTACAACATCACATCATTGAAGCGATGATCAACACACTCTTTGTCGGTGTGACGAATGAAGATATACAATCGATAAAAAATAAATTATCTGACCACACGAACACCACAAAAATCGAGGACATCAAACAAAACTACAGCTGGAAGAGTGAAAACAGGAAAATAAAAAATCTTTTTAACGCTCAATGTGTTTCATCAAATGATAGTAATAACAATTTGATTAATATGTTTGACATATTGTACAGAGATGTGAATGTTTTGTTCAAGTTTAGACGAAACGTTTATTTGTATTACGACAGCTACATAAGCGACTTTAAAAATAATGTGTTGCAATTGAAAAGAAGCGTGACCGGGTACACGGATCCGGTGAGCAACTTAAAATTGGTCGTCAAAGACATGGCCCTTTTAATGTATTCCAATACAACACCAGCAATGTTGGAGTTCAAGAACGTCGAGGGTGATCACATCGATGCGGAACACTTTCTTGTGTTGTCCAAACAGAATCCACACGGTGATGTCATTTTGAATATGAAACTACAACACACCAACACGGTCAAGTTTCGATTGTGTTGTTTCAAAATAGATGACGTTCACGTGTGGATCAACAGCATGGTGTACAACACACCGAACAAATTGTGTTTGGAGAATATAATTAATAAACACAAATGGGGTAAACATTATATAATTGGCTTTTCGTACATGTACAATGCATATCTAAGTAAAATGTATTCTGATGTCATTAAACTAGTTATACGATACATACTGTCCAGTAGACAAATTGATTTAATACAAACAGACATTGCCAGTTGTCCAAAATTAACGTATTCATACATAGGTTTCGCGTGAATCACCAGCTCCATAATTGTCGTCTTTTTTTTTCAACTCGTCTTTGTACGCTGTGATGACACTTGTCAACATTTCTTTTGTGTTACACAATACAATGGTTTTTGTTTGTGTGTTCATCATTTGTTTGTAATTGTACATAATATTTTCTATTAAACATTTAATGTCATCGTCTAATTGTGATTTTTTTATATAAACTAACATATCTTGCAAACGATTCCATTCGACTTGTTCTTCGTAATTCAATATGTTATCCATGTTTTTTACACACGAATGTGTGTATTACAATTTTGATGATTTGTTACAAATAATGTTACAATTTGATTTTCAACAAATTGATAAAAAAATTCTGTTGCAACAACACGACTACTACAAACATAATGATAATGATGATGATGTAGAAGAAATAAAACAAAAAGAGCACATTTATTTGATAGTGTTACAGCCAAACAAATTGGTGTATTGTAAAAAAAAAGACACGAGTGTAACTATTAGAAATTTAACATACCACGAATGTTATCTATCTTTGCAAGGAGTAATAAAAATTGTAGAACGCAACATGTTTGTGAAAAGTGTGTCATTGTTTCACGTCGCATTGTTTACGTACACACACAGTGTGATGCCTAAACATCCGTGGTTTATGTTTTACACAAATTATTTGCGCACCATTGTCAACAGTTCGTTCAAATTGTATTTTAAAATTTTGGAACAATACATTTTGAACGGTCGACCGAATGTTAATAGGATAGGCTGTTTGATAGACAACAAAATTTCGCTTGCCAATCAACTAAAACCTAATGACGATTGTGTCTCTTTGTTGTCGGCAAGTGAAATTTACGATAGTGTTAGTGCTCTAATGTTACGAGCAATGTCTTAATTTTGTGTTATTTTTTTTGTAAATAAAAAAGTATTAAAACATAAAATCTTTTATTTCTCATTACACCTTCATATTATTTATACTCATCACAACCCTAAATAGGTAGGTAAATAGGTACACAAACACCGATAACAAAATTTTTTACGTAAAGATTTTTGCAAAGCGTTTTATCAATTTGCAAAAGTTTACGTAAAAAGTTTTTACAAAAAATTAAACTAACAACAAATTATTGTGACTCTTATCAGTTTGTAAAAGTCTTTACGTAAAAATTTTGTTTGCAAAATCAAACGAGTCTTTACGTAAAGTTTTATCTGCTCGTGAAATGTTTTACACAAAGCTAACTTATCGCTTTGCAAAATGTTTTACAAATTTCTTATCAGCTTGTAAAGCGTTTATGCAAAAACATTTCATGTGAAAAAATTTACACAAAACATTTTACAAATTATTTAAAAATGGATGCTTTATTATTTTATCATAGGAATTGAGTCTTAGGTTGATGTCGAAAGATAACATTTTTGTCACAAAATCCATAGCAATCGGTGTAATGTTTTCGATTGGTGGCAACGGTTGTGCTATCAACGGTAGCATTTCATGAGGTTCCACTTCGTTTGTGTAATCGTCCGTGTTGTAGGGGAACTGTGACGATAGAATTTCGTAGCTCACCACACCGATCGCCCACCAATCAAACAGACACGCGTACGGTTGTTTGGCAATTTTCTCAGGACAATAGTATAATGTTGTGCCGTCGTAAACACACGGTGTGCCAATGTTTTGTGTCAATCCATAATCGCAAATGTGTAAACGTTTGCGTTTTGTGTCGTACAACAAATTTTCCAATTTTATGTCGTTGTGCACAATTTGTCTTTTGTGAAGATCGTGTATAGCGTTCACCAAAGATAATATAATTTTTTGACACGTGGCCTCGTCAAAATGATAGTTTTTGCGATTAATCAAATTGTACAAATCTCCGTCTGGTATGTAGTTAAAGATCATCGCCGCTTCGCCGCGTTTGTTGTATGCGAAACTGTACAATTTTAAGAAATGCGGGTTGTGTTGCATGAGAACAGGCACGACAAACTCCAACGGATTTAGCGCTCGTTTAATAATTTTACACACGTAGTGTTTTTGATCTCCTTTTATTTTACATATAAACACGTTTTGATAAGACACATCATTGTCACCGAGTTTTTTTACAATTTCAACATTTTTAAAGTCTTGCACAAAACGCCAAATGGATCTGTTCATGTTTATGAAAGAAGCTAATTTCAAGACAAACGCACGCGAAACACTGCTGCGTATGAAATGGAATACCAGTTTAAAAAATAAATTGTTATCGTTACACAAAAATATAAACGTAGACGATGACAACAACGACGACGACGACGACGACAACAAATCACAAACCCTTGATTTAACAATAGACGAAACGATAGAATTTCTCGAAAGTGTTTATATAATGATGATTAAAATTCTCAAGTCTACGTCCTCGACATGTCAAAAACAACAACAACCACCACCATCATTGTTAGTTGGTAATGTGTTACCAATACAGACGTCGGTGACTCAATCATCGTCGTTACATCCCAATGCTACACCGACGATTATTCAACAACAACAAACTACAAATGTGACATCACCACCGCCGGCGGCGGCTTCCATTAAATTGGTGTGTGGTGGTGATGATAAAATTATTGATACAAATTAGTATGCTGGTCCGGTGAAGAGGGGTACGTCGGGCGCGAATTCTTTAATCTTGAACAGCAGCGACACTTCGATCATAATTTCCTCAACCTCTCCCGATGTGGTACCAACGTACACGAGAGGACGGTAGAAGTAGGGCCAGAGTACTTCGTCGAAGAAGCTCTCGAAGCATTCGTTGTAAACGTTCTGCAAACACGTCAATGGGAACGGGAAACCTTTCTTTGTTAGGTTGATGTGTGCAATGTTGTCGGGTCCGACGTAGAACGGATCTTGTTGACGGATCACGTTGTGTGGCACGTAATCGGGGCTGGCACACAGAGCGTATTGCATTGTGAACTTGTAACAACGGTCGGGCTCCATTTTTCTCAGCTGAAGTTCAAACCACAAGTCCATGATTTCCTGGTCGGTGGTGATGGGGAATTCCTCGGAGATGAATCGACTCCAAGACGTGCGCAGGAATTCTTTTCCGCTCCAGTTGCACACCAGCTTCATGGTGTCGGGCTGGACCCGTCTGATTTCCTTGAACAGAGTGATGCGAACGTTCTTGCCGGGTCCCCTGAACGGATCTTCGGTTACCATATATTGATTGGCCACATCGATAACCGGTTCATACTCGGCATCATGAACCAAATTTTTTTTATGACGTACGTCATTGAGGACGGCACCCAGTGACTTGAGGTTGTGGTTGTCGATTACACAAGTGGTGCCGTTGTGGCGGCTGTGACGTAGTGATTTAGAATAGTAGCCCAT